AAAATAATAACAGAAGATTTAGATAAATTACTAGAGACAAAATAAACAAAATAAACAAAATAAACTAACTATATGTCAAGCAAACTAATCGCTATCGTAGGTCCCTCAGGTACTGGTAAATCCACATCTGTAAGGACTCTAGACCCAAAAGAAACATTTATTATTAATGTAGCAAGGAAAGAATTGCCTTTCAAAGGAGCAGAAAAGCTTTACAATCTCGAATCTAAAAATTACATGGAGGTAGATGACATCAATCAAATCACCGCATTGTTACAACAGATTAGCGAGAAAGCTCCTCACATCAAAAACATCATCATGGATGATGCTATCTACTCTATGTCTTTTCTTATGATGAAGAAAGCCAATGAGATCGGTTTTGGTAAGTTTGTTACCCTTGCAAAAGATGTAACTAATATGCTTACTAGTGCTCGTAAGCTTCGTAATGACCTTAAAGTATTCTACATCACTCACTCAGAGAACATTGAAGATGATGGACATATCGTAGGTCAAAAGATTAAGACAATAGGCAAAGCATTGGATAACCAAATCGTACTAGAAGGATTGTTTACTATCTGTCTTTATACTCACGTAGGTGAAGATAAAGATGAGAAAGCAACTTATCACTTTGTAACCAATCGTTTTAAGAATTACCCTGCTAAAAGTCCTATGGATATGTTTGCAGAAACTCTTATCCCTAACGACCTACAAACAGTATGTGATACAATAGATAGTTATTATGCAGAAGAAGTACCAGTACCAGTAAAAAGCAAAAGATAAAAAATAAAACAAAATCAAATTAGAAAATTATGAAATTCGATCAATTAGAAACCAGAGAGCCTTCATCAGGCAAGAAAATGTACACAGGATTTGCTCCTATCCAAGTTGTAAGTGTTAACCCTACAGCTAAAGAACTTGCAAAAATCCTAGGTATTGAAGAGGACAAAGTTAAAGAACCTACTTATGAGTCAGAGAACGGAATGCGTTTAGACTTCTGGTATGTAAATCACCCAGACTTTAAAACAGATTTGCGTGGTAAGTTTACTTTGTGGGTAAACAATGACACCCGTATGTCTCAAGCAGGCAAGAAACAATTCATTGACAACTACACTAAGACTGCGTGGGCTGAGAATCTTGCTACTTTAAGTGAGTATCAAGCATCTATTGACCCTTCTCGTAGTTTAGATATGAAGAGTGTTCGTGAAGCTAAGGGCGGTGAAGAAACAGTTTATTCTTTACTTAAGGCTTATGGTAACATCTCTCCAAAGGAAAAGCCTTTTGTTCTTGACAACTGGGCTTCTATTGCTAAAGGTAAAGGCAATGAGTTAGTAGACTTCTTTGCTCACTTCAATAAAGCCAACATGGGTGTTAAAGTTCTTCTAGGAATTAAAGACGAAAAATATCAAGACGTATGCACTAAGATATTTGTTAACGTACAAGGTAAAATTACCGAGTATGTATCTAAGCAAATTACTGGTGAGTATGGCTTTAAGAGTTTCTACGGAAGTTTTACTTTCAAAGAATACACTGAGAATAATGCTCCTGACGCAAACGAAACTGAAACTCCTTTCAAAGAGTCAGAACCTATGATGAGTTGGGATAATAGTGAAGTAGCAACTAGTCCTGTTAGCACAGATATCAACGATATCTTCTAAAATTAAAAGTAATCTGTTCTCTTTTTTAGAAAAGGGGTTACTTTTGTGACCCCTTTTTTATTGAAGGAGGGTTAAAAACAACACTTATGGATCTCTCAAGCATTGAAATAAGACCTAATGTAAAGACGTTATACGCTTTACTAGGGCAAGAAAACCTAATGTCTTTTTACTTCGGTGAGAAAATAGACTTGAGAAATAAATATAAGAATCCATTCAGATCTGACAAGCATGCTACCTGTTTCTTTAGGTGGAGTCAAGGAGGTAATCTGTATTTTGTAGATTATGCTACGGAGAAAGTACACTACAATGCAATTGACATAGCTCAAATGCGTACTAACTACGAGTATCCAGACATTTTATATAAAATAGAATCAGATTTCCAACTTAAGAACTTTAGTTTAGAAGATAGACTTAGACTAGAGATGGAAGTATCCACTCTTAAAAGTGCTAAGCCAGCAGAGGTAAAGCCTGCATCCATCAAAGTTACAGTTACAAAATTTACACAGAAAGACTTAGAGTACTGGCTTCAATTTGGAGTAACAGAAAAGATTCTTAAGTTCTATGACGTAAGAAAAGTAGACAAAGCTTGGATAGCAGATAACATCTGGTACATTAGTAATACATTTGACCCCTGTTATCGGTATAAGGAAAAAGATAAGTTTAAACTATATCGTCCCTATGCAGAGAAGAAAGTTAAATTCAGAACTAATTTCTTTGGAGGTATGCTAGAGGGTTATACTCAGCTACCACACAAGGGAACTATTCTAATCATTACTAAGGGAACTAAAGATGTTATGACCTTACACTCTATTGGAGTGAATGCTGTTGCTGTTAGAAGCGAAACTACACCTATATCAGAGAATGCTTACGAGTTACTTAAAGCAAGATTTGATAATATGTATGTATGGTTTGACGCTGATAGAACAGGAGAAGAAGGAGCAAAGAAGATTTCAGAAACGTATGGCATTCCTGTACTATACCACCACGGGAGTTTAGGAAAAGACATAAGTGACATTTACAAGAACCACGGAAGAGAAAAATTAATAAAGATATGCCAAGAATTAAAGATATTATAAACGAAGCTTTAGAAATTGCTTTTGACAAGTTAGAAGTAGAAGCACTAGTACGATATAATATTATGTTATTAGTTTTAAAGAAAACTAAAAACAAACAGTATTATAGTAAAGTAATAAATAACATTAATCCAGAAGAGCTAAGATTAAAACGCAAGTTGGCAATGATAAAAGCACACGAACTTAAAGTAAATTTAGATAAGTTTTCAGAGTTTGAGTTGGGAGTAATGCATATTGTTTGTGATATAAATGCAATGACTGTAAAGGATTTTACAATAAATAGCCGTAAACGTGAGCTAACAGAAGCAAGGTTTCATTTTGCAGCTGTACTCTTAATACACTTTAACTATACTTACAAGAAGGTAGGTACTTTGTTAGGAAGAGATCACTCTACGATTATACATTCTATGAAACAACATTTAAACTTTTCTAGTTCTATTAAAAGTTACAAAACAAGATACAATCAAATCATAAACATGATGGAAGAAACGTATCCAGGACTTATGAGTACTACTCTTAATCCTAATATTATTGTTAGAAGGACTCCGCTCAAAAGAAGTAAGCTAATCAATAAAGATGCAAAAATTAATTGATATTCCAGACGATTGGTATCATCACTTAAAAGACACAATAGAAAGTCCTTACTTTAATACCTTAGGAAGATTCATTGCTAATGAGAGAAAGACTAAAACTATCTTTCCTTACAAGGATGAAGTCTTTAAGGCTTTTAACTTAACTCCTTTTCAGAAAGTAAGGGTTGTTATCTTAGGAATGGATTGATAAAACTTGCATAAAAATTAATTTGTGTTATATTTGTAGGTATGGGAACTCTACCAACAAACACTACTTGGAAACAAAAAATAACAGAACTAAACTCAAAAGGACTTACTAACCTAGAAATATCAAAAATCCTAAGTACTACCCCACAACACATACAAAAACTATCAAGTCGTTATAAAATCAAGGCAAATAAGACTAGATATATAAAGGTTGACTTTGAGTTACGACAGTTTTTGTTAGGCAGTTTTTTAGGAGATGGTTGTTTTGCTATGAGTGCGAAACAAAGTAAAAACGCTAGATTAGTAATTGGTCACGGAGAAAAACAAACAGACTACAATATGTGGAAGTTAAATTTCTTACACTCAAAAGACATAATTACAAGTATACGAAACTGTACTTCAAAAGATGTAAGAGTTAAAAAAGGATTTTATACTAACAACATATTAAGTACAGAGGCAAATACTATATTCAACAGTTATTGTAGTCAGTATACTCCTAAAAAAAGTATCAACTATGATTTTCTAAAGGATTTAGATGCATTTGGCCTTGCTGTATGGTTTATGGATGATGGGTTTGCAACTAAAAACTCTTTCCAAATTAGTAGTTGTAGTTTTTTAGATGAAGAAATTGCAATATTGCAAATAATATTAAAGGAAAACTTTGATATTAATACAAACAAGAATGCAATGAATGAAATCTATATAGTAGCAGAGTCTAGAGAAAGATTCCTTTCCCTAGTAACTCCATATGTTATTCCAAGTTTAAAGTACAAATTAATTCCTTATGCAAATAGGGTCCATGTAAAACAGGGAGAATTGCTGGAACATCCTAACAAGGACAATCAGCAGCCGAGCTTAGATAGAAATGTCTTTGAAGGTTCAACGACTAACAACCGAGTCCAAACAGATAATGCTGAGGACAGTAATGTTGACACGAGCACCCTGCAACAGACAATAAATATTAAGTCTAGAGGACTTACCATCTATCCTGGTGGTATAGTTTCTGGAGGACTTAAGTCTGTTGATGATATAGTCTGAACTATGCAGTAATGTATAGATGTATAGGATAAAGAGCCTATACGATAACAATATGCCTTATCCAGGTAGAAATGTAGGGGAACCTATTGCTCATGGATTAGCTTTCTCTCCTAGAAAAAAAACTTATGTGACTCCGTCTTTAAGAATGATCTACAAACGAATCAAAGAAGACATTTATCCTGATGAACTAAGCTTCCCCACTGATATGAATATAGAATCATGGGCTAAGCAAGGAGTTCTTATGCTAAATGCTGCTTTGACTATCGAAGAAGGTAAGTCAGGTTCTCATCTAGAGCCTTGGAAACAGTTTACAGAAGCTGTATTCAAAACACTAAACGAGAGTACTACAGGACTTATATTCTGTTTTTGGGGAAAGGACGCTTTAAAGTTTGCTCCCCTTATCAACGATGATGTACACCACGTACTAGTAGCATCACATCCTGTTTCTGCTGTATACAAAGGTGGAGTTTGGGAGTGTGATCACTTTAAAAGAATTAACCAAATACTAATGGCCAGTAATCCAGACGATATAGACTGGCTAGAAAACTTAAAATAAAACAAAGAAATGAATTGGCAAGACTATGAGTCCTTAGGACATTTAGAATTAAAAGGAAAATTAGTAGAGTATCTATCTAATAGAACTAAAATAATAAAAGAAATGGAGCAAAGCAGTGAGTATGAGTACTGTGAGATCCAAGGAAGAATTAAAGAATTAGACGAATTAATAGACTTTATCGAAAACATTAAAAAAATAAAACCATGAATAAACAACAATTGCTAGAATCATCTAGAACGAATTGGACTGTAACAAAGAAACCTTTGTTTGGTCCTGATGGAGAAATTACTCCTGCTTACGGGGTATTCCGTGAAGACAACAATAATTGTCTTGGTGTAGTAGGATCGAAATATGTTCCTACTCAGAATGAAGAAATCCTTGATATGCTTTTAGAAGCTGCTGCCAGAGTTAATATTTCTGGGGAAAGAGGTGGGTTTCTGGGGAATGGACAAAAGGTCTATTATCAGTTTCCTTTAACAGATGTACAGATTGGAGGATCCTTTAACAAAAGATTCCTAACAGCTCTTACTTCACATGATGGTAGTGCTCCTATGGGCTTTGGAACAACTAACGTAACTGTAGTATGCTCTAATACTTTTTATATGGCTCTTAGAGACTCTCAACGTGTAAGACATACTAAGAATTCTCATGAGCGTTTAGGTCTTATTATCTCTCAGTTGCAAAACTCTCTTACACAAGAAGAACAGTTTATCGAAAAGCTAGTAGAACTTAGTAAGATTTACATCCCTGAAGCAGTTACAGATGAATTTATCATTAACATTATAGGAGGAGACGGTGAAGCATCTAGGGGTAAAAATCGTATTAACGACTTTAGAACAGCTTTAACTACCGAATATGAAACACACGAAAACACAGCTTACGCTTTGTTTAACGCTACTACTCGTTTCACTAACTATATGATGGGACACAAGAGTATTGAAGCTAAGCGTGAGTCTCTAATTCACGGAACTGCCTACAACATTAACAACAGAGGCTTAGAATTAATTTCTGAAACCTACACCCCTCTCTACACACCTGAGTTATCTTTGTAACTGTCTCTTGCATGCCAAATAAGATTAGGGGGTCACAAGATCCCCTTTTCTTTATTATATTTGTATAATATGTTAAAGAGAACAGCAACAAAAAAGATTCCAGTTAAAGGAATACCTGAACCTAAGGAAATTCAAAAGCCTTGTTCAGACTGTGGGAAGGTAAAAGCCATAGCCAACAAAACAAAGAGGTTATGTGCTACGTGTGTAATGAAGGAGAAGAAAGAAAAGCAGAAAGTTCGTAAAGAGATTAAACGTAAGTTAGAGAAAGAAACTATCAGTCAAAGTAAACTAGACCAGATAACTTCTTGGTTAGTTAGAGGAGCAAATATTAATAAATGCCATGCTTGTGAAATCACACTAGATCCTAAAGGTTTACAGTGTGGACACTTTGTAGGCAGAACTAAGGTTGCTACTCGTTACCACTTAAGTAATTTAGCCCCATTATGTTTAAAATGTAATATGTATACTCCTCACCACGTGTGGAACTTAGGTAAGTCTTTAAACAAGATATGGGGAACTGATACTACTGAAGACATGCTACAGCTTTCTAACAAAATATTAAAATTAAGTAACTACGATAGAAAACTTATCTATGACGTTTATAGAACTTGCCTTACAGATATCGAACAAGGAAACTATAGCCAAGATCAGAAGTATCAAAAGTTACACCAAGCACTGAAGGATTATAACAAGATAGTGGAACCCTTATTAAAATGATTTATCTAGTAACAAAACAAAACATTTCCCTACCTGATATAACTCTCTGCACAGTACAAGAATCTTTAGATTACCTTAAAGACCTAGAATGGGTTGCTATAGATACAGAAACCTCAGGGTTTGATGCATATACCTGTAAACTATACACGCTTCAGCTAGGTGACAATGACAATCAGTTTGTAGTTGACTTGACTACGATTGATATCAATGACTACAAACAGCTCTTAGAGACTCAAGGAGTCATAGGTCATAACTTAAAGTTTGATTTAAAGTTCTTATATCATCAGAGAATTGTACCAACTAAGGTATACGATACCTTTTTAGGCGAAAAAACATCTCGTTTGGGTATAGAAAGTCATAGGTGTTCTTTAGCTGCTTGTGTAAAACTACATTGTGGAGTTATATTAGACAAGGAAGAAAGGAAACACATTACAGGCAACCTAACAGAAGGCTTTGTAAAGTATTCTGCTTATGACGTAAAATACCTACATGCTATTAAAGATGCTCAAGAAGTAATTCTATTTGCTGCAGGATCCAAAGTATCAATCGAGTTAGATAATCGCTTTGTTTTAGTTTTAGCTTACATAGAGTATTGTGGTATGAAGCTAGACGTAGATAAGTGGACTAACAAGATTCACAAAGTACAAACTCAAGCAGATGAAGCTACTAGAAGATTAAATGAGTTTATCTTTACTAACGAGATGAATAAGTTTATTAACTATCAGTTAGATTTATTCTCTGGAGGAAACAAAGTCAAGATTAATTGGAACTCACCTTCTCAGGTAGTGCAGTTCTTTGAGACTATAGGAGTAAATACTACTGTAATTGACAAAGGAGTTAAGAAGCATACAATAGAAGCAAACCATTTAGTAAAGTTTCAAGACAAATACCCTATCATTAAGATTTATCTTTCGTTTAAAGAAGCCCAAAAAGACATAGGCACCTATGGTTATAACTGGATTGAGCAAATCAACCCTATAAGCGGTAGAATACACACTCAATTCAAACAGTTAATGAACACAGGTCGCTTATCTAGTGGAGGTAAGTCAGGAACAACCAAGAACTTTAACTTCCAAAACATTCCCTCAGATGAAGAAACACGTAGTTGTTTTGTAGCAGAAGAAGGAAACATCCTAGTAGGCTGTGACTATACAGGTCAAGAACAGATTGTACTAGTAAATAAATGTTTGGATGATAACTTACTTGAGTTCTATGATAAAGATTTGGGTGACATGCACGCTTTTATTGCCTCTAAGATGTATGAAGAGTTGGATGGAATGGATTTAAACGAGATTAAAAAGAAACACAAAGAGAAAAGACAGGCTGCTAAGGTAGCTGGCTTTGCAATTAACTATGGAGGGTCAGGAATAGGTATAGCAGAACAATTAGGACTAAGCGTAGAACAAGGCAATAAAATTTATGAATCCTATTTTCTAGCATTTCCTGGGCTTAAAGCATACTTTGACGAAACTAAGAAGTTCGGAATTGAGAATGGTTATGTATTAATTTCTCCTGTTACAGGCAAGAGATCCTACGTAGATTATTACGATGAGTTTTTACAAGTTAAAAACGAACTAGATAAAGACTTCTGGGAAAGATATAAAAAGATCAAGAATTCAAACACTCCTACAGCAGTTGCTATGAAAGAGAAAGTTTCTAAATTCTTTAGCAAAAGGGGAGACATAGAAAGAATGTCCCTTAACTATGGAATACAAGGAGAATCTGCAGAGATAACTAAACTAGCATGTGTTTACTTTTGGTCAAGGTATCTAGTACCTAATGATCTTTTATTTAAAGTTAAGATTGTTAACGTAATTCATGACGAGATTCTGGTAGAAACACCAGAAACAATTGCGCAACAGGTTGCTGCACAATTAGAAAAATCAATGGTAGATTCAGGAGCTAAGTTTTGTACAAGAGTATTACTTAAAGCAGATCCTTGTATATCGCCTTATTGGAGTAAATAATGAAAGATGAAGAAATTAAGGAGGTAAGAAGAACTTATCTCCTAGCGAGAGCATTAAACACACAGTACCAGTTCATTCGTGAGTTTGTTAATCCTGATTTAAAGAAAGCGATTAATGAAGCTAAGGCAAAGAATGCCCACTTTATTAAGATTCTAGACGGTTATCTAGAAAAGAAAGATTTAAATCAAATTGCAGAGGACGAAGAACTGGCATTTTTACTATTAGAAGAATTAGAAAAACAAAAACAAAACTAAAACAAAAACTAAAATTAAAAATTATGGGATCAACCACATTTTATAACAGAACAGTAGCTCCTAATATGAAAGAAGCTTATAATCAATTAGTAGAAGATGCTATTGATGAGTACGGTAACGATGCTTACAATGGAACTATTAGCACAACCAATGGTTTTGTTGACGTTACTGAGAAATTTAAAAATTCAAAAAAGAAACTAAATGACTTTATTGAATCAGCAGAAGATGTTATGGACAAAAGAGATTGTTGGGGTATCTGTACAGAAGAACCTAGATTAAACACCAACAAGATTAAAAGCCAAGTAGAAATAATTCCTCAAGTAGGTACGTGTGTTTGGGAAAGTAGATACGAAGTACATGGACAAGGAACACTTATCGGAAGTCACATACTACAAGCAGGAGCAATTAAGATAGCCAGAGATTACACAGAACGTACAAAGATTAGTAGTTCTATTACTAGAGTTAAAGTATTAAAAGAAGGCAATAAAAATGTAGGTTCTATTACTTATAAACCTAGTAAAGATGAACGTCATGGAGAGTATGTGTTCTTTGGTTGGGCAGCAGACTAAACAATGATTAACCGTATTTATATGCCAGCTACTCTCTCCCTTAACATAGATGGAACTATTCATCTTAAGGGAGATAGAGAGTTGATGCAGTCGTACTTTAGAGAATTGACAAAAGGAGATCCTGCGGTGGATGTAGAAGTTTGTATAACTAGATTAGATTCTAAAAAAACAAACCCTCAGTTGGCTTATTTCTACAGCACCCTAGTACCTATCATCCGAGGAGGATTTGAAGCCCTTACAGGCGAAGTATACACCAAAGAAGAGGTAGTCACTTATCTCAAGGACAAGTTCTTCTATGAGGAGATTATGTTCCAAGGTCAATTTATTAAGACACCACTCTCACTTTCTAAAGGAAAAAAAGAAGAAGTTAATGAATTTATTAAACAAGTAATTAACTTTGCAACAGATACCCTAGGAGTACCTGTACCAGAATTAAACTAAACTTATGTTATATATAATAGAACCAAGAACAGAAACAGACAGAGTGGAAGCCGTGGGCTTACCTGATGTCAACTATCATTACGGAGAAAACATTGTTACTTACAATGACAACGAATCAGCAGAAAGTATCCAATTAGGAACTATTGTTGACTGCAACGGAGTAAATTGTGTAGTTACTGAATTAAATTCAATGAAGTTTGGAAGAGTTATCTTAACTGTAAAGCCAGTAGATTCTATTCCTAAAATAACTACGGGTGCGTTAATGCGTTAATTATGACTGAACAAGCTTTACGTTACAACACAGGAAAGAGACAATGGTCTTTAGTAGACTTTAAGTCTCTAGAGTCTATGGTTGAAGTCCTTGAGTATGGAGAAAACAAATATGATAAATGGAATTGGATGAAAGGTATGCCAGTTTCTGCAGTAAGCGAAAGTTTACTTAGACATATGTTTGCCTTTCTTTCAGGGGAAGACAAAGACCCTGAGTCAGGAATAGATCACCTAGGACATATAATGTCTAATGCTATGTTTCTCTCGTACATAATGAGAGAAAAGTCTCAATATGATGATAGAAGCCGTGAAATTTCAGATAAGTAACTTTTTTTATGGAACCAGAGGACAACGAGGTTATCCTTATTGGTTTTTTTATTTAATACCAACGATAAGCATAAGTCGTACATCTTCGTTATATAACTTTAATATACACTTTGCTTTTCTTTGGTTTGTTTTAACCGTATCAATTGAAAAAATAAAATGATTTTAAATCAAGATTACCTAAGCAGTAGAGCAATAAGCCAAAGCAGGCTTAAAAAGATTCTTCAACATCCTAACCTATACTATAATTACGATCCTAAGTCTGACACAGAAGAACCAGCAGATGTAACATTGATAGGAGATGGAGTAGACTTAATTATTACACAAGGAGAAGAAATCTTCCAAGAAGAATTCTTAATCAGTACAGTAGAAAGACCAACAGCTCAGATGGGAGACTTTGTATGGAATCTATTCATCAATAGACATGATTCCAATGCAGAACAAATTGCATATGAGACTGTAGGGTTTAAAAGAGATACTCTCCCTAAGGTAAGAGAAAGATTTGAGAAAGAAGGTAAAGCCTATTATGATCACCTAATTGAAGCAGATGGAAGAAAAGTGATTTCTCCAGCACAATTAGCTACAATCTATAATCTGGTAGAATCTCTTAAGAATCATCCCTTTAGTTCTAAGTTTATCTTAGGCAACGATCAGTATAAAATCTTTACACAACAGGCCCTTACTTTTGAGTACTTGGGATTTGAGTGTAAGGCTCTTTTAGACTTAGTAGTTGTAGACGTAGATAATAAGTTTTTATATCCTATTGACTTAAAGACTACTACTACTTCTTTAAACTATTGGACAGACACTCTTATGAAGTATCGTTATGATCTTCAAGGAGCATTCTATACAGAAGCTTTAAAGCAAACAGATACAAGTATCTATGGAGAAGGGTTAACTGTTAAGAACTTCAGGTTCTTGGTAGAAAGCCAAAAATTCCCAGGTAGTCCGCTTATCTATGAGTTATCAGATGAAGCAATGACTCTAGGTAAAAAAGGAGGAGTATATCAAGGTAAGACTTACGAAGGCTTTCATCAAGCACTAGAACGTTTACGTTGGCATATTGACAGTGATTTGTGGAACTATACTAGAGAAGACTACCAGAACGATGGAATCAGAATTGTATAAAAAAATATTGGATACGAGTTTAAATAATACTACAAGATTTCTAAGCCCCTTGATATTTACAGCAAGGGGTGAAGAATCTTTAAGGGTATTGTTAAACTTTGGTTTAATTAATGTTTATGTAGATGACTACGGATACAAATCTAAGTATCTATACTGTCTTTTTTATTTGTTTAAGCCTACAGACAAAGCTGCCTTTCAGGAATTCCAAAAGAAGATTACCAGCTTTGACTCTTTCTATGACTACTATGAGGTAGAAGATAAGATAATGTTTGTCTTTAGAGTTAATTCTATCTACAGAAGAGACATTGAGATGTTTAAACAAAACAGATTCCATGACATGTCAGATGATTATAAGATTTTATTTCATAGAAATATAAAATTTAATGACATAGATATGGATATAAGAAAAGAAATCTATAGATTTGAAGAATACTTGACTTAATTAAATAAAAAATGAGCATAAAATTATTTGGACACAGAGTGTTACTCAATCGTCCTAATAGAGAAGAAAGACTTATCCAACTTACACCAGAGATGGAAGAAGAAATGAACATGAAAGAACTAATAGGTTTAAAGCACTTAGAAGTCCATACTGTTGGAGAAGAAGTAACCAACGTAAAAGTAGGCGATGAAGTGTATGTAAACTTAATGTATCTTCAGTCTGCTGAACTAGTAGAAGTAGATGGTGCAGAAAGAATCATGGTAAGAGATAGCGACATTGCTTTCACTTGGTAATCAATTAAAAATAAAAATATGTTATTCTATTACACAGAAAGAGAAAAAATCGAGAGTGGAGAAGAGATGGAACTTATCATTAAGAAAGGTTACTCCTTCGAACTCAGTAAGGTCTTAATGACCTACCCTACAGATGATGGCTTAGCTATTGTTCTAGAAGGAAGTGCTGACAAACTTAACCCTGTAGACTATCAATATAAAATTGATCCTGCTACTAAGCAAAAAGTTCCAGTAAAAATCACTAAATTTGAAACCACCAGTGAGCCTATAGTGTTAGAGTTGAAAGTAAAAGAAGAAATTCTTGCTTTCTTTAGCCTAACAGGAGGACCACAGGAGGTTAAGTAGTTTTAGTAATTTTAGTAATTTTAGTTTTTAGTTTTTAGTTTATTTAGTTTTTTAACCAACCAGGAGGGGGAATCAAAAGTTCCCCTTTCTTTATTTTTTTAATCTATTATATTTGTAATAACAATTACTGTGCAGTAATCTGTACCTTCCATATCTAATGGCTAATAATCCCTTATCCCAAGCAGAATTACAGGCATATGCACAGACTTCAGTAGGTGGAATAGTATTGTTACCTTCTGGCTATGTTTTTGCTACACCTGTAAGTGGTAATGGTCCTTTAGCTTATCGTTTATTCGATGCAAGGTACATTACTATTGGTACGATTAACGTCAATAGATTAGGTTCAGGTTCTTCAGGAACAGGAACTAAGTTCTTAGCAGATGATAGTACTTGGAAAACAGTAAGCGGAGGAGGGGGAGGAGTTACTTCCTTTAACACAAGGACAGGAGTTGTTGTTCTTAACTCTTCAGATGTAACTACAGCTTTAGGTTTTACCCCACCTACAAACTTAGATCAGTTAACAGATGTAACCACACCTACTCCTTCTAATGGACAGTTGCTTAGGTTTAACTCAGCTACTAGTCAGTGGGAGAATTGGAGTCCTAGTTTTAACGCTTTTAAGATAGACTATGATTACAATCTATCAGGAGCCAAGAACGGAAGTAATACTAACTTTAATACTAGTTCTAACTTTGTCTCTGGTACTACAAGAGTATTCTTAAACGGACAAAGGTTAACTAGAGGGGCAGGTTATGATTACGTAGAAGCAGGGGTAAGTCAAGTAAGCCTTATTTACGCTCCTGTTCCCTCAGATCAACTCATAGTAGAGTATCAAATAATCTAATAGAAAAACTAAATAACTAAATAACTAAATACAATGGCATTAACTAAAATTAAAAAGTCGCAACTGGATGCGTTAACTATCATAAACAGTGATATTGATGCATCCGCAGCCATAGCAAGTTCGAAACTTGCAGATGGAGCTAACTTTGTCAAAAAAGATGGATCAGTAGCTTTTACAGCAGATCAGTCTTTAGGAGGATTCAAAGTAACTAACGTAGGAACTCCTACTTCTAACTCAGATGTAGCTACCAAAGCTTATGTAGATTCAGTTGCTCAAGGTTTGAGTACTAAAACTGCAGTAAGAGTAGCAACAACTGCAAACATTACCTTAAGTGGAACACAGACTATTGATGGTGTTTCTGTTATTGCAGGTGACCGTGTTCTTGTAAAGAACCAAACTACAACTACACAGAACGGTGTTTATGATGTAGCTGCAGGTGCTTGGGCTCGTTCTACAGACTCAGACACAGGTACAGAGTTAGTAAACGCTTTCTACTTTGTACAGAGTGGAACTACTCTTCAAGCAACAGGTTGGGTACAAAGTACTCCTGGACCTATTACTTTAGGTACTACTAGTATTGTATTTTCTCAGTTCTCAGGAGCTGCCGATTATACTGCAGGAGCAGGTTTAACTAAAACAGGTCTTACTTTTGACGTAGGTACAGCTTCTTCTGCCCGTATTGTTGTTAACGCAGATAACATTGACTTAGCAACTACTGGTGTAAGTGCAGGTACCTTTACTAAAGTTACTCTTGATACTTACGGTAGAGCTACTGCTGCTACTAACGCTACTACTTCTGATATTGCTGAAGGTTCTAACCTTTACTACTTAGATGCTAGAGCACAAGCAGCTGTTACAGGTGGTGCTTCTTCTATTGTTACTTCTAACTTAACTGTAAGCAGAGCCTTAGTTTCTGATGGAGGAGGTAAAGTAAGCGTAAGTTCAGTAACTTCAACTGAAATGAGTTACTTGAGTGGTGTTAGTTCAGCTATCCAAACTCAACTAAATGCTAAGCAAACTTTAGATGCTACTTTAACTGCATTGGCTGGAGCTGTTACTGCTCCTGATACAATGATTTATTTTACTGCATTAGATACAGCTTCTGTTACTAGTTTGACTTCTTTTGGTCGTACTCTAATTGCTTCTGCTGACTCTAGTGCTGCTCGTACTTCTTTAGGTCTTGCTATTGGTACTGATGTTCAAGCGTATGATGCGGATTTAGGTGCAATTGCAACCTTAAGTGGAACAACAGGATTCTTGAAGAAGACTGCAGCTAACACTTGGGCACTTGATACTAGTACTTACTTAACAGGTAACCAAACAATCACATTGTCTGGTGACGTTACAGGTACAGGAGCTACAGGTATTGCAGTTACTCTTGCTAACTCAGGTGTAACTTTAGGTACTTATGGTAGTGCAACTCAGGTTCCTGTATTTACAGTAGATGCTAAAGGTCGTGTAACAGGTGTAACTAATACAGCTATTAACTTGATCAGTGCTCTAAGCGGACTTAGTGATGTAACTATTACAACTCCTGCTGACGGACAATTGCTTCGTTACACAGGTGGTGGAACTAACAAGTGGGTAAACTGGACTCCTAACTACATTACAGGTAACCAAACTATTACCGTAAGTGGAGATGCTACAGGTTCAGGAAGTACTTCAATTGCTTTAACTTTAACAAGTGTTGGAACTGCAGGTACTTATACCAAGGTTACTACAGATGCAAAAGGTAGAGTTACTAGTGGTACTACTTTAAGCGTAGGTGATCTTCCTTCAGGAACTTTAAACATCTCTAATATTGTAACAAGAGAAACTCCTTCTCCTTTACCTAATGGATCTACTACAGTATTTAGTGCTCCATTGAATACAACAGGAGTATCAGGAAGCGAACATGTTTATTTTAACGGTGTATTGATGGAACCAGGTACAGGTAATGATTATACTATTGTTTATACTCCTACCTTGACTGTTACTTTCTTATTCACTCCTACTTCTACTGATAAAATCCGTATTTCTTATATTAAACCTTAATATATTTTAAATTGTAAATATGGCTAGAACTCAGATTGGTGGTTCCCTTATTGATAATTTCTCTGTAGGTAGAAGCGACATAAACGTTTCTACCTCTGGAGAGGCTTTGATTACTAAACTTATAGTTAGTTCTCCTTTGACCATTAGTAGCACAGGTACTAACTCTGGTACTGGAGATGTGACTATAGGCTTTAGCTCAGCAAACTTTGTTACAAGCTTTAACACAAGAACAGGTGCTATTACCTTAACAGGTACTGATGTTACTAATGCTCTTGGTTATACTCCTGTAAGTGGAGATCAGTACTTAGGTACTGTTACTTCTATCACAGCAGGAACAGGATTAAGCGGAGGAACAATAACAGCAAGTGGAACCATCTCTCTAGCCAATACTGCAGTAACTGCAGGCTCTTACACAAATTCTAACATTACAGTAGATGCTCAAGGTAGAATTACTGCTGCTTCTAATGGAAGTGGTGGAGGTGGAGGTAGCTCAACTACTGTAGTAGTAAATGGAATGTCTAATAACACCGTTCTGTATCAATCTGCTACTCAATTCTTTGTAGGTTTACTTAAAATAGAGTACTACGCTGTTAATAACGTAACTCAAGACAAACAAGAAGCAGGGGTATATGTAGCGACTTTTAATAATGCAGCTACTCCTCAATCTAGTATAGGTCAGGCAGGTGTAACAACAATAGGAGGGGGAATGATTCTTAATTTTACTTCAGGATTTGTAGGAGGAAGTGTTCCTACTGTCTATGTAGACAACAATAATACGGATGCTTACTCTGTAGTATTTAAAGTTACTCAGATTTAAAGTCTTAGCAGTCTTGGGTATTCTAATCCATTTGCTATAACCACATCCATTCCTAGTATGCTTTCTATTGTAACATCTTCTTCATCTTCTACACCCATTTCTTTTAGTATCTCTTCAAACTGATCCTCTGTGATTAGTATTACGTTAGGTCTTACTCCTGGCCCATCTTTTTCTGAGTCTAAGTAAAACTTATTTTTTAATTTATCTATATCTGCTAGGGTAATCATAACTGTTTATTTAATTTTATTTAAAGCGAATATAAAACGAATATATTAAATCCGTATCTTTTTCTACTAAATCAAATGAAACTCCTGGATATCCTGGACCAAAGTTGTTCATTACCCACTTAGAAGAGCCATACATAGAGAGAACATTACGGTATCTAAACTTATAGACTTGTTGCATACTCTCTGTATGTAAGTCTCCTTTTACTATCGAAATATTTTTATTCTCTCCTAGACCATGATGATCTATGTATTTATTAAGGAAATTTTCTGCTTTTTCTGTTAAGAAAAGGGGAAGACCATGTTTAAGATCCTCAGAATCTTTGCCATGAGTAAAGATAAACGTGTGTTTGCCATAATCAAAATGTTCTAAAAACTTTTCCATTATCGTTACTTTGATAAAAGGATAAGCTGTATTTAAATAAAGAGTGAGTGCTTGATTTGTAATATAACCAAAGGAACCTGAGTGGTTGTCCTCTGTCTGCATAATTGCATGGATGTTATTTGCAAGATTCTTTTCTTGCAATTCATCAAAGAATCTTTTGTGAGCATAAAGGTAAGTCATAAAAGACTCCTTGTTGTTCATGTTTTGAGGTAGTGGGTGTCCTCCTCTAGTAGTTAATCCACTCCAACCATCTAATGAATCTCCTAAGTCACAGATAAAAAGATCTTCTAGTCTTCCATAGATCTTTACTTGCTTCTCTATCTCTTCTAATACTCTCATCATTCTTACTTCGAAGATGTCTTCGTTGTAGTCGTTGTTAAAGATAGAGTTAGGGTGAGTAAGTGCTCCTACATGCTTGTCACTCATATAAACAAATAAAGCTCTTTTAGAGGCCACAGGGACCTTCTTAGGAGTAGGGCAAGGACTTATGTTAGATTCTAAGAAAACCTCTCTTAGAACGGCTTCAATGTCTTCAGGTAAACTATCCTCAGGCTTTATAGAAGCAAATAAGGCTGACACTAGCCAACCTGATTGTTTTTCTTTACTCCAATACTGTACTAATCTCCACTTAGTAGTATCTATTTTGTGGATCTTAATAATCTCTTCAGCAGACCTAGGTTGTTCAGAAACTAGTTTAGATACTTCTAGAGTGCCTTTATCTAAGTTCTCATCGTAAGTTCCTAGAGTATGGTTAGACAACACAGGAGAAGTAGCACTTGGCTGATACAAAGAATCTTCTCTAAGTAGATGAGCCATTGCTGTTCTCTTTAAGTCACGAACTCTTTTTCCTCTTAGTAGATTGTTTATTTCTGGCTGATAGTTGAAGCGTATAGCAACTTCAACAGCTGTCTCGGTTGTATTTGGATTGTCAATGTAATATTGAACAATCTGTTTAGAGATTGGCATCATAGGCAGAGAGTTAAAGTATTAACCCTATGGTTAACAAAGCTATAGCAATTAATCCACCTTTCAAAACATTTTTAAGTGTTTTAATAGTTTGTGCTTGAGATCTAACTTTAGTATCTAAGCGAACTATCTCTACTTTAGCGGTATCTAGAGCTAATCTAAAGTTAGGAATAATAGAATCTTTATATAAAGATAACTGTACACTGTCAGTCTTAACTATCTTTTTAAGACTTACTACTCTCTCACGTGCTTGAATTCCCTTAAGGAACTCGTTATTCAACTCCTTTAGCGGTAAGCTGTCTAGAGATTGTGAGTAGATACTTTGTGCCATCAATGTCAGGCATAGTGTCAATAGCGATTTGAATGGTGTCATACTTTAAAGTGATTTTTTCGTAAGTTCTATACTCTTCGTGTTTGATATGCTCTAAGGAGTCTATCTTTTCAAAGTAGTTATCGTTTGCTTTATCAATAGAATCTATAAAAGAGATTACTTGATTGGTGTCTTGTTCTTGTACGTACTCATACCTGTATAAAAGGTAGACAATAGCAAAGAAGAAGATAAAGTTAAGTTTAATGGATAGGTTTTTCATAGTATAAAATAAAAGGGGGCTTTCACCCCCTTAGTTTACTCTTGTGTAATTTCGCCAAACTGGATGTCTTGAGTTTCCTCAAGCTTTTCCAAAGCCTTAACGATATTAGAAACTTCTACTAAGCCAAAGCATCCCTTAGAGATAGCAATGTTTAAAGCCTCAGATACGATCTGTTTAGCTAGACTTAACTCCATGGTAAAGCTGTGATTACTGGAACTACAGGAGGGTTTTTCTGGCTTTCGATCTGTCCATCAATGCAAGCAGTAATAGAAAGCAAACCATTCTCACCCAACTCTTCTTTAATCCACTCTACTACAACCTCTTCAGTCAAGTTAGCATAAGGAATAAAATCAGCTCCTTCTTTTACGGTAAACATTTGACTTCCGTTTACGGTGTTAGTAAATTCTCCATCTACGCCTTCTACTTCAAACATAGCAGTTACTACGTAGTCTTCCAAACCTTCTACAGTCTTGGTGTAGAGGTTAGTGATTGTCCAATTGTAAGTTGTCATAATTATATTTTATTTTATTTTGTATTGCAAAGTTAATTAATTTTATGCTCTCATTAAAATTTTATAAGCCGTTCCGTTTATACGAACAGCCCAAGTAGTATCTGATATTACTACTTCGGTAGTTACTGCACCTGCGTTTGTTCCTGCACTACCTACTACAAATTGATTGTTTGCTGTTGCCGCTGCATCACGACCTAAAACCACAGTTCCACTAAAATTAGCGTGAGATGCTTGATAACCAGCAACAACGTTATTACTACCTGTTGTTGTGGTAAAAGAAGCAATACCAAGAATTGTGTTTTGTCCACCTGTTAAATTATCACGTAAAGACAAATAGCCAATAGCAGTATTTTCTGAACCTGTTGTTGTCTTTTGCATTGATTGAAAACCTAAGGAAGTATTTGCAGCACCTGTTGTATTTGAGTTTAACGCTAAATAACCGATTGCAGTTATATTTCCACCTGTACTATTTACACTTGCCGCACCATATCCAAATGCGGTATTGCTTGTAGCGGTATTGTTTTGTAAAGCGTAAGTTCCAAAAGCAGTATTATAATTTGAAGATGCGTTAAGTTGTAAAGCGTAAGCACCAAAAGCGGTATTGTTAACTCCTGTTGTATTGGTATAACCTGCCAAATAACCATGATATGCGTTCAATGACCCACTCGTATTACTATACCCTGCTTGATACCCTACTGCGGTGTTGTTGGAGGCGGTGTTGGAGAATAGTGAAGCATTACCAACCGATACGTTGTTATCACCACTTACGTTATTAAATAATGCTACGTTACCAATTGCAATGTTTTGACTACCTGTTGTAGTATTTAGTAATGACCAACGACCAAAGGCAGCGTTTTGATTTCCTGTTGTATTTGAGTAAGATGCTTTATATCCAAATGCGGAATTATTTGAACCTGTTATATTTTGTATTAAACTTTCGTAACCAAAAGCAGAATTTCCACTACCTGTTGTATTTGAATACAACGATGTAATTCCCATTGCTGTATTGTTTGTACCTGTTGTGTTTTTGTAACCTGCCGTTAAACCTACTGCTGTTATATCCCCACTCGTATTACTATAACCTGCTTGATATCCTACTGCGGTGTTGTTATTTGCAAGGTTGTTATACAATGCTTGATAGCCCATTGCCGAATTAGCAGACGTACTTGAATTACCATACAATGATTCGTGACCAACTGCTGTATTATTTGACCCTTGATTTTGAAATAACGCTTGTACCCCAATCGCTACATTTTTAATACCTGCACTATTATTATACAAAGAATTTACACCCATTGCAACATTTGAAGTACCTGTTGTATTATTACGTAGTGATTGTAAACCTATTGAGGTATTGTCAGTTCCTGTGGTATTTGAAAGCAATGCGTTATAACCAAAAGCGGTTACGCTACCACTCGTATTACTCAACCCTGCTTGGTATCCTATTGCAGTATTGTTGGAAGCGGTGTTGTTTGTTAATGCTTGATAACCAATTGCGGTGATATTACTTCCTACGATATTTTGATAGGATGCTTGAAACCCAATGATGGTATTTGCAGTACCTGATGTGTTATTATATCCTGCTGTACTACCGATGAATACTTGACCTCCACCTGTTGTGTTAGCATTTCCTGAACGAAATCCTAAAGCAGTATTATCGTTTGATGTGGTATTAGTTAACGAATAAAATCCAACGCCTGTGTTGTTGCTTACATTGACACCACCGACAGCACCCAAACCGATACCTACGTTGTAATTACCTGTTCCAACAGATTGTAAAGCATATCCACCAATACCAACGTTTTGTTGACCTGTTGTGACACTTCTCATTGAGTAAAATCCCAATGCTACATTTAACACACCTGTGTTGTTACTATAAAGTGCGTTATCTCCAACAGCAACGTTTTGATAACCAGATGTATTTCTACGACCTGCTTGATTTCCAAAGAATGCGTTATTAGAACCATCTAAATTTTCATAACCCGCTTCTCTACCAAAAAATGCGTTGAATGTTCCCGTTGTGTTTGTATACCCTGCTTGATAACCTACGGCTGTATTGTTGGAGGCGGTGTTGGAGTATAATACACCACCGCCCCCAATAGCGGTATTATTACTACCCGTTGAGTTTAATTGTAAACTACCAAAACCTACTGCTACGTTTGCAGAACCTGTTGTATTGAAATAAAAAGCATCACCACCAAGAACGGTATTGTTAATACCTGTTGTATTATTATAACCTGCCCTATATCCAACAGCAGTTATACTACCTGTTGAATTCCAATAAGCCGCTTGGTAGCCAATAGCAGTATTATTATCTGTTATATTATTTTGTAATGCTCTTTTGCCAATTGCTACGTTTTGTATTCCTATTAAATTTTCATATAATGTATAAATACCAATAGCAACATTTCCAGCACCTGTTGTATTTTTATACAACGACTGATAACCTATTGCTGTATTTTCTCCACCTGATGTATTTGCATTTAACGCATAAGCACCAATAGCGACTTGAGAATTCCCTATGTTATTCAATAGTAATGCTTGATAACCCATAGCAACGTTATTTGCCCCACTCGTATTAGTATACCCTGCCTGATAGCCGACTGCTGTATTGTTGTCTGCTGTGTTTGCTCGTAAAGCAAATAAACCAATTGCTACATTTTGAGAACCTATTGTGTTTAAGTACAAAGATTGTTGTCCTACAGCAGTATTATTTGAGCCTGATGTATTAGTTTCTAAAGCACTTTTACCTAATGCTGTATTCCCAGTTCCAGTCAAATTAGAATATAAAGCATACGTTCCTATTCCTGTATTATTTGAACCTGTTGTATTGGAAAATAATGATTGTGTTCCAAATGACGAATTGTCCGCACCTGTTGTATTAGCTGTTAGAGCACGATACCCAATGGCTGTATTGTTTGAGGCAGCATTTAATGCTAAGGCTAAATAACCAAGAGCAGTATTATTACTACCAGTTGAATTATTATAACTAGCAGAAAGACCAAAGGCTGTATTATTAGCTCCTGTAGTATTAAGACCTAGAGCATTAGAACCAAAAGCTGTATTAGATGCAAGAGAACCTCCTCCTCTATTACTTACATCTGTTGTGGATAGACGTAAGGGAGAAGTTGTATTATTTTGGTCAGTTACTAAAGCAGGTGTAGAACTTAGTGCAATTCCATTCTGAAGTTGTAAGACTCCTGTTGCTAAAAATAACTTAGGACAACATGTAGGATTGTTTAAAACACTTACTACAAAGTTCTCTAAAGAGATTCCACTAACATCTCCTGTTGTAGTAGAGGCTTTTATGTATGTTCCTGACTTAAGGTATAGATCTGTATTTTTCATTTAGGTTTAATTTAAGTTAATTTAAGTTAATTTAAGTTAATTTATTTTTCGTTGTTGTGGTTGAACTTGTGTTTATCTATCTTCTCTAAGATCTGAGAGAGTACACTGTTGTCTATGATTCCTACTGTGTGAGCATTCTTAAGCGCACTTATCAGCTGAAAAACAATAAAGGGAGCACATAAAGTTTCGCTTAGCCAAAAAGTGCCTTCAAACCCCTTCTCAATCATCAAGACACCCGTAAGTATAAGTAGCCAAGCAAACAAAGTCTGAAGTACCTTAAGTGCTTTTCTAGTCTGAAAACCAATCTTCTTAGTTCCTGCCCAAACACCAAAGAAGCCATCTATAAACACAACAGCAACTACCGCTAAGTACTGTTCAGCATTTGCTGCTCCTAGATTAAGGAAGTAAGTTCCTAAGAAAGCTAGGACAGTAGTTGTCGAGTATAGTAAGAAAGAAGTTTTCACGATATGTTTACAAAAATAGTTTATTTTAAATTTAAATCAAGGAAATAGTTAGGCGTAAGTATTATACACTAGTTATAGTCTCCCACGCAGTACCACTGTAAACACAAAGTTTATGCAATGTAATGTCCATAACAATTAATCCTTCAGCGGGGGTTACTATTGCGTTTTTTTGTGCCGTTGTCATACGAGGTGGTAAGAATCCTTTAAGATACGTAGCATCAGACCTAACTTCTAATAAAGCACTTGCGTCTGCAGCAGCAGATGTGGCTACGCTATGACCTACAATTAATGTACTTGCTCGTGATGCTCCTGTATCTTTTACAATTATTTTAGGTTGTGCATTAATCATTATCTGATTAGATATAGCAGCAGAATAATAACCATAACCAGTACCTAATGATTGTTGTATGTATGTATTTGATGGACTAGCTAAAAACGAAATTGTATCAGAATCAATCTTTATTCTATCCCTAAAAGTAGTTGTTAAATCATCTGAAATAGTTACCGCAGAATTACCCCCACTATTCTGCACCAAAAGCGATGTAGTTGCACTAGTACTACCACTTCCTTTTACTTGTAGTCTAGCTGTAGGTGAAGCTTCTCCTACTCCTACGTTACCACTAGTTGTTCCTAATAGAACGTTACCAGTTACTGTTTCGATTGCACGATGAGTAAAACCAACAGTTCCTGTTAACGTAGGGTTGTAATAAAATCCACGTTGTAGGGTAGTTCCTGCAGTTGTATTGATTGTATTTGTTACCGATAAAAGGTTTAACGTAACATTACCTATCGAAGTATTTAAAGCATTATTGAAAATGATTAAGTTACCCGTACTACTTGCACCTGCACCAGCGTTTGTATAATTATCATTAAATATCAGTCCATTTCGTGTATCGTTACTTGGCAGAAATGCTTGAATGGATACCAGTGTATCTCTTAAATATGAAATTGCGGCATTGCCAAAAGCAACGGAACTTGCACCTTGAATTTGTAAAGTTCCAAAAAAACTTGCTATTGTGTTGGCGTTGAAAGTAAAATTACCTAAGCGATGAATAGGAACTGGATTTGTAAAATTTAATTGACTCGTACTACTATTTATTACGCTTCCTCCAAATGTAACATTCGCATCATCAGTAATAGTTAAAGCAGCAACTGACGAACTATTCTGAACAAGTAATGAAGTAGTAGCAGAGGTAGATCCTGTTCCTACAATATATACACGAGATAAAGCATTATTAACTCCACCAAAACCTACTCTATCATTTGTTGAATAACGACCATTAGTATAGGAAGCACGAAGAGAACCTAGACCATCATTATCATACGTTACTCCACCAAAATTTGAAGTTATTCTATTAAAATTTGGATTATTATTAAAACTTATTGTGGTTGCACCCACTAAAATATTACCGTCATCCCCAACTGAAAATGTTGTAGTTCCTGTACTACTTTGAGTTAATAATGAAGTAGTAGCTGCTGTTGTACCACTACTTTTAATTTGTAATGTACTTGTAGGAGCATTAGTACCTATACCTACCCTAGTAGTACTCATGTATAGAGGAGAAGCATTGCCTAAGCCATCTGTTACGTTTTTAGTAGTAGTGGTTAGGATAGTATTGTCTTCCAGTTTTAAGAGTGACTGGTAGGTATCTTTTATTTTTGTATTGAATAAGGTTGCCATGTTATTTATTAAAATAAGTCATTCCAAGTTGTGCCGTTGTAACAGCATAGTTTATTAGTAGTAGTATCATAGACAACAAGTCCTCCTACAGGAGAAGCGATAGCGTTTTTCTGAGTTGTAGTCATACGAGGGAAGAGTACTCCTTGTGTAGTTGAGTCTACTTGTAAAGCTGCAGCATCATTAGGAGTTGTAGTGTTTATATAAACACCTCCTGAGGTTGTCTGAATTCCATAATGTTTATCGTTTGTATTTGGAGTTGTAATCGTTGGATTATAATAAATTCCTTTTACTATACGATTGTTTGATGAGTCAAAATTAAAATTTGGAGACAGTTCAAAAGCGTTTACAAATCCAGCACTTTGTAGAGTTAAACCCCCATTAATCAAAAATCCTCTTGCAGGTGTAGAAGCTGAACCTCCATAAAGATTTGATGCTACTTGAAAATTAAAAGATGCACCTGTTGAAGCAGCAGAAATGGTATTACCTGCTATATATGGTGCAGATAATAGCAAATATCCAGTTGCAGTTAACCCACCAATGTATTGACCTCCAAAATACAGACTATCTGTACTTAATTGCGTTATAATGCTACCTCCATATTCATTTGCCATCACAACCTTTGAACCATTTGTAGGATGCGTTGTAATTTGAATTAAACCTAATCCTGATGCTTTTGTTCCAACAACTAAAGCTCCATCATCACGAACTTGCAATAATTGAGTAGCAGAACTATTCTGTACTAGTAAAGAAGATGTGGCAGAAGTAGATCCGTTTCCTTTAATAAAAGTATTTCCGTACACTTGCAACCTAGAAGCATTACCTACTAGAGCAGTAGAACCACTAGATATGATAACGCTTTGTTCGCCTGTATTTGATATAGCACTTAAAGTATAAGGGTATACATTACAACCAAGTCCAAACTGATTATATTGACCAAATTGTAATCTTGCTCCATATGTACCTAATTCTAAAAATCCACCTCTAGTAGTTGTACCCCCATCAAAATCATTAAATGAAATTCTATTGTTTCCATTACCATTACCAGGTTTAACTTCGATGAAAGACGTTCCTGCTACACCAGATCCAAAGGTTGCTTTACCACTTGTAGTACCAAACAATACATCTCCTGTTACTGTTTGAATAGCAATATGATTAGTTCCTGTTAAACTTGTTAAAGTTGGGTTATAGTAGATACCTCTAAAGGTTCCACCTGAATAAGTACCTGTATTATTAATTGAAGGGTTTAACGAAAGCAGATTAGGAGAAGCACTACCTGAACTCCATCCGTAATCAACAGGTGTTGTAATAGTATTTATTTCTCCCGATGTAATTCCTGAGCCTGCATTTTTAGGTTGATAAACTCTGAAATAAGTACTACCAGCCATAGCAAAGGTTATAGTTCCTCCACTACCTCCGTCATTAAATATTTGAGTATTACTTCCTGAAAAATTTAAACCTGTAAATCCTGTACCTACATAAACTAATCCATTATCTAAAACTTGAAGTAATGTATTAGCCGAACTATTCTGAACTAATAAAGATGTGGTTGCTGAAGTTGATCCAGCACCACGTACTCCCAGACGTGCATTAAGGTCTGTACTACTACCAATAACAAAATTTCCATTATTAAAAAGTGAAACCATACGATGATTATCGTACTTTCCAAAACTTAAGTAGTTTTGATACTCTCCAAATAGCAATTTAGTTTGATATGTTTCGTTTAATAATTTCGTATTATAATAGGTTTGACTTCCACTACCTCCTTGATTGACCATTTCTAAGGATTGATCTGCTGCATAGTTAGAATTAAATCTCCAATAATTTGTAAGAGTACCAAAACGTGCAATATCTGTTATACCAATAACCTGCAAAGATGCACTTGGTGCATTAGTACCAATCCCCATCTTACTATTAGTGTTATCCCAATACATGGCACTAGCAGATGTACTACCTATTCTTACTTGGGTAGTGCTCATATACAAGGGAGAGGCATTACCTAATCCGTCTGTTATGTTCTTAGTGGTTGTAGTTAAGATAGTGTTATCCTCCAACTTTAGTAAGGATTGGTAGGTGTCTTTTATCTTAGTATTAAAGAGTGTTGCCATTGTGTTTTAGATAAAGGGATTAAGCGTAGGTTTAGCTATAAATTCTCCGTAAGGGAGATCTTTTACCCAAGCGAATTCTTCGCTTAAGCAGTCTTGTGATTCCTGATAGAAGATACACCACCTGTCCTCACTGTCTTGTACAGGATTAAAGTAACAGTTAGGTCTGTACTCTTTTCCTTTTAAAGTATTTGCTTCTTCTTCTGTTAGAAAGAAAGCAGAATCAAAAGGAATTAGGTTTAAGGTTATATCTGACATAATTATTTTATTTTAAATTAAACTTGGCGAGCCATTGAAGTTTGGAATTGCTGTACGATAGTATAAAGCGCTGCTGCTTCTGTATCAGATAGTCCTGTACCAATAGAAGAAAATGCAGATTGTTTTGATCCAAAAGAAGAGGCTGTACCTGCAGCATTAACAGCTCCTAAATAAATATTTCCATTAAATAAACTATTCGAGTAACTACCGCTTGAAATATTTACACCATTCTTGTATCCTTTAATTCCAAATGTTGAGTTACTGCTTGAAATGTAATAACCTAATCCATTTGTATTAGTAGCTGTAACATCATTCCCAAATCTTGACCAAAATACATTACTAAGTCTTACTATTAAATCAAATGTTGGAGTCTCTCCCCCCATATCAAATCCGCTATTATTGTCAGTTCTAGAATAGTAGGATAAGTGGGAATCTAAAATACCTCCATAGTTAGTAGAAGGATTTAAACATGTATCCATATAAGCATTTGTACCATTAGGCTTAGCTCCTGTAGGAGTGAATGTCCATGTTCCAAATATCTTAAGTCTAAATGCTGCGTCAGTATCTTGAGGATCTTTTAAGTTATACTTATAAGCTGCTGCAAACTGTTCTTGAGCGTTGATAGTTACTTGATAGTCTGTTAGGTTTCCTAACTCTACTTGAGGATGCCAAACATAAATACCTGCAGCATCGAATACGCTACGAATGTAAAAGGAACCTCCTACATCAAGAAATGTTGTATTGGTAACTCTCTGCCAAGTTCCTGTAGCTGTCAAATTCACTTGACCTGTAGAACCATTACCACTACTTAAAATAAAGTTTACGTTCGCTCCTGAAACAGATTTAACCCAGATAGACTGGGTGTAAGTTGTTGAGGTTTCTGTAAAGGTTTGATTCGCCCATAATCCTTGAGACGAATTGTTTACATATTTATATGCAGTTGTTCCTCCCAAAGGATCTGTAAAGCCTCCTGTTAGAGTTCCTCCTTCTAATGACCATCCTGAGAAGGTGTCTGTGTTATTAAGCAAGTTTCTCTGTTCGCTTACAAACGGATAGATTGCTTTCATCTTATTCCATAACCCTTGATTCTTAAGAGCTATTACAAGATTGTTTACATAGTTTTGTTTGTTGGGATCAATGATACCTGTAGCACTTAGGAAAGCTGCTGTATTAGAGTCAGTAACGTAGTTATCATTCCACCAATCATCTGCCTTATTCCATAGAACATTTGGTCTATCCCATAGAACAGACGTAGAAAAGCCATCAGCTAGGCGCCTAGTATCAAGTTTTAAATCCCGCATAGAGAATTAAATTAAGCGTAAACTAGAACTGTGCCTGAGGCTAAAGTAATTTTTCCGAAAAGTTTTCCGTAAGGAGGGGTAAGAAGCATACCCTTAGTAACTGTGAAAGCATTTAAGCCTAATGCAGTTACTTTATTTACTCCTGGCTCACTTACATACTCCAATACAGAGATAACTGCATCTTCGTTTATTACAAGTGATTCAAAGCTTCCTGTGTATGTAGTAGAGACTCCTATTGAACCTCCCATACCTGCGCTTCTAGAAGTAGCATTGTTAACTAAAACTAATTCATCTTTTACTTGACGAATTCTTTTAGCTTGTTCTTTAAGCAAATCATTATTTTCCATAATTGTATAGTCTTATTTTAAGTTTAATTATCGGTACAGTACTTGAGTACTCGGCTGTTAAGCCCGTATTACAAATTTAGTTTAATTAAAAATAAAGTCAAGAGATCTACTTTCTCTTAAGTCTCTGGTATTCCATCTTATTCTTCATACCTTCTATCTTAGATTCCATCTTCTTTTTGATGTAGTCATTAGGATTGTTTTGAAGTTCGTACATCTTCATTTCTCTTTCTAGTTCTGATCCTTGTCTAGTTCCTACAGAAGAAGCAAACTTTCTATTTTTATAGTAAGCACCTACATATGGGTATTGTTTTCCAATATTCTCCATTGTTCTTTCTGCTTCCATAATCTCTGTTATTTTAGCTTGACGTTCTACCATGTTAGTGATTCTGTCGTTACCTACTTGTTTTAACTCTTTCTTAATCTCAGAAATTCTCTCACCCAATTGATTGTAACTTCCCAAAGGATCTAGTTTGATTCTTCTTTCTTCTGTTATGTCTAACCTTGGATTATACTTAAGTACATTGAAAAGCTTTTTCTCTGGTTGTAGGAACTGAGTCATACCTGTCTCTACCCCTGAGTATATCATGAATGCTGCTAGTAATTTAGGCTTACCATATAGTGCTTCAGGAGTACTAAACTCATTTGGAAGACCATTACTATACTTATAAGAGTAAGAACCCGTAGGATCACTCCAAGTATCTCCGTCTAGGAAAGGAGTAATAGCATCTAGAGAAGATTTAGTTGTACCTCCAATAAAACTATAAGCCAACTGCTTGCCTCTTGCAACTGCATCGCTTTCTCCAGGAGACTTAGTAGGTGTCTGGACAAAGGCTCTGTAAGCCCAGTTTGCTACTCCAATAGGACTAAATGTACTTAACTCATCATGAATACCTTGTAGAAGGTTAGCAACAAATGCTAGTACAGGACTTGTTTCATCATCGTCATCTCCATCTAAAGACTGTGCAATGATACCCATAGTAGTAATTAAAGCTTGTTGTACTGCAAGCATAGCAACTAAGTTGACAGCTGCTGTCTTCATTCTAGACTTCTGTTGATCAGTGGTAGTATCGTTAGCCATAGAAGTTCCTCCCATAACAAGTAACTTAGTATAAGCTAATACTTCTCTATTGAATCCTTTTTCTATGTTTCCTGTATTCAACTGAATTCTTCTAGAACCATATTTGTTATTAAAAGTAGTAGCTACCCAACGCTTCATACTCATGATCATTCTCATTATTAAGTAACGCTCATACTTTGCTGAGCCTCTCTTATAGTAGTTACCTTGGCTTGAAGTTTGGAAGTTGTATATCCTATCTCTGATTTCTTGTTCTAGTCTTTCTATGTTATTTGCCTCTACTCCAGGCTTTAACTGAAGTTTACCATCTCTCTGTTCGTAGGCTTCTGCTAACTTTATAGTTCTTTTTACTCCCCCCTCATCAATAGTTACGTTGTATTGATTCATAATAGACTCGAATACAGCTCCTGTAGAAATATTCTCTAAGTATCCTCTTAGAATAAAACCAGCAGTCTCACTAGATACATATCTATTTAACATAGTTTGATGTATGTTATCTGCTTTGTTAGTAGACTGAGCTTTAGAGAAAGCCTGAAAATGCATTAATAGATCTGCATAGTAAGAAACATTTCCCCCACCTCTGTAGATATCAAAGAACTTATCTGACTGTCTCATAGCTCTTACCATACCTTGTAAGAATTCTGTACGAGATACTCCTGCTAAGTTTTTATTTATGCCTGCGTTCCACAAGTTGACTGCAAAGTTCTTTACAGAAGCAATTACGTTAAACTGTAGAGCTTTACGTTGACCTACTGATAAGAATTTATTTGCAGGACGACTAAACAACTTAACGTATTTATTGTTTCCAATAGAAGCAATTTCTTCTCCGTAGAAGTTTTTAGAGATTTCAAAGTCTACAGTTGACAAAGTACTATCAGCTGCATCTCCTCTTTGAAGAGCTTCTCTTGCACTAAATACTGTAGGCATAATCTTTTGCATAGCTGCAAAGTGTGAAGAGTAAACTCCAAACTTAGCTATATTACCTAAGATGTTATAAGATACTTGACTAGAATTTAAAGGAGTCTTATACCTATTACGAATTAACTGTACCTTTCTTCCTTGAATAGTAGCAACTTGTGAATCATCTAACTGTTCGTACTCATTAGATCCAATGTTAGGAACAAATGTAAGTTTAAGTAACTCTAGGATTCCTGAGAAAGTATTCAAAGGTCTTCTAAGTACTGTAGAAGTAGCCTCAAGAGTTCCTTTAGCTTCATTCACTAATGCATACCCTACACGTTGACTCTTTGGAAGTTCTTTCTGTACGTCTTCATGTAAAGTAATAATGTCATCTAAGATAGCTCTCTCCTCTAAAGGTAGTCTAGTATACTCTGGGTTAGAGTATTTACCATCTTCAGTTACTCTAGGTCTAGGTTCTGAGGTAAATTTATAATCTCTATTCTTAAACTTCTCGTCAATTACAGGAACTGACCATTGGAAAGAGGGATTGTCTTGGTTTATGTATCTTGGATCATTTGGAACTGTCTGAGTCCAGATATAAGAAGGTCTTTGTTTTGTTGCAGTAACTTGGTCTCCGTCAACAGTTTTTGTTTCTTGTGTAGTAATGTGATTGTTTTTAAACCACTCACTCTGTCTATACAAGTCTTCTACCTGTTCTTCAAGCATTGCTTGCTTGATTTCCTGTACTGTAGTAAAGGGAGTTATTAATTTTGCTGCTAAGTAAGTATTTCTTCTTTCTACTGCTGCTTCTTCTACCTCATCCATATAAGCAGTATCTTGCATTAGTTTAGCTCTGATAGAACCTTTAACCTCTGCTACCTTCTCTGTGTAGTAAGAAGTCTCTTTTCTGCTTTGGAGTCCTCCTAGCATCTTAAACAATCTTCCTAACTCTTTCTTATCATCTTGACTTATCTCTCTGCTAGCATCTACTTCTTTCTTGGCTTCATCTATTTGCTTTTCTAAGTTTTTAATAGTTTCAAATAGATTACCTGCATTAGTTACATCGTTAGCTTGAATAACTCCATCCGTATCTCTGAATCCTAATACAGCATTAAAGAGTTTAGTATAAAGATCACTTAAGTCCGTACTCTCTGTACTAGCGTACTTAGAATAAATAGTATTAATAGCTTCTGTAATTGCAGTCTGTTCTTCAAAAAACTGTGGAGTGAGTTCTATTCTGGTATTTTCTGCATACCATTCGTCTCTTACTTTCTTTGCTTCTTCAAACTCTGCTGTTATCTTTTGGTTTGCTTCTCCTAAAGTCTCTTCTGACTGTCCTGTAAAGGCTGCCATAGATAATGAAATATCTGCAGCGTTCTTCCTCTTTAGGATTTTAGAATACTGTTCATCTATCTGATTCTTTTTAATCTGCCACTGCTTACGCTTAACTGTGTTATCGTAGGTTAATACGTCTTGGTTATTTCTTTCCTTCTTCCAGGCTATAATAGACTCAGCTATTCTTCTTTCTTTACTGCCTTCTACTTTCTCATCTCCATTAGCATAGTATATAGAACCTAGTCTAGCAAACTCTGTTAACAGTCTTTTAATCTCCGCCTTAGTACCCTCGTCTGGATCAGAGTCTTCTGATAAGTAGTTTATTTCTTTTAGATATTCTTCTCTTGCTTCTTTTGCTTCTTCAGTTAATAGGTTTTGAATCTTATAGTACTCCTCTGTGTAAGGAGCTAAAGCGTAGTCTTCTAAAAATTTATTAGTAGCTTCCTTAGCTTGGTCTATCTTAGCTTGATCACCTGTCTTAACAGCATCCTCTTCTCTTTGTAATAGAAGTTTAAGATCGTTTTGGAATTCCTCTTCTTTTAATTTAGTATTTAGAACAGCTTGTTTAACTTTCTTAAGAGAACCATCTGGCTGCTTATGTAAAACCTCTACCTCTCGTGTGTAACCTTTATACAAAGATTGAAAGGTTGAAATCTCAGTAGCTAGCTTACCTCTTAGGTTACGTAGTCTGTCAAAGATATCCTGAGCACGCTTACTAAACTTACCTGAGTTATTAGAAGCTTCTGCAGTAGCTTTATCTATGAACTGTTTAATAATCTGTACTGTAGGATTCTTTCCTTGTACAGCATTATTAATCCACATCCCTAAGACACTTGTTTCTTTTCCTAACTTCCTATCGTTCTTTAGTAAAGCTTCAATGTTCTTTGCAGTAGGTATAAAAGATTGTAGTTGTTGTAAGTCTTTTATCTCCTGAGTTAAAGCTTCTGCTAGTTTAGTTTTACCTTGTGTTCTTGCTTTATCTCTGGCAACAGTTAAAGCATTGATCATCTGTTGTGTTTGCTTCTTACCTTCTGCTGTAGCAGATTCTCCAAAAGAACTAGCTAGCTCTCTTGCAATAGGTGCTAACACATAGTTGTTGTAGTCGCTTTCAATAGAGTTTGCTAAACTACGTGACTTAGTCAATGAATCTCTTAGTTCGCTTATTACTGTTTGGAAATCAGGAATAGCTTTTTCTAAAGCTTCTGTAGTAGTAGCTCTCTCCTGTAAGTCAGCTATCTCTGATACATCAAAGAGTTGATTAAGCTCAGATTCAAACACATCTATCTGTTGTTTGATTACTCCACTTAAGTTCTTTGCGTAGTTGAAGGTTTTAATGATAGCAAAGTCTTCAAACTCTGATATGTTATCTCTATATAATTCTAATTGATCTTGTACAGTCTTAAGCGTAGAAAACGCTGAGTTAAGATAACTTATTGTATTAGCTAAGATAGTCTTAGCATCTACAGCATTAATGTCACTAAAACGTTCCTGCAGTCTTCCAGTATTTCTAAGAGTAGCATCTATTTCTTTTAGAGATTGAGTAATCTGACTCCACATACTTGTGGAAGAGTTTTTGTTAATAAATTCAACAAACTTCTCTAACTCAGGAAATCTTTCTAGATCTGTTTGACCTTGTGCATTATACTTCTCATTTCTAAAACGAAGATCATACTCTCCCTGAGTTAAAGGCATGTCACCTGTCTCAATCAAGTTATCTAGGTATTCGTTAATAGTTTCTGCAATCTCATTAACATTAGGAAGGTCTGTGTATAGTCCTTTAAAGAAGTTACCTATTTTCTCTAAAAGATTACCTAAGAAATTCTTATCATTCTTTAAAGATTCCTGCTGGGTAGTTAAAGCAGCTCTGAAGTGTGGGTTAGACATAACCTCACTTACAAACTCTTCTACGTTCTTAAAGCCATAGTTAACAGCTAGGTTAGGGAACTTCTTTAAGTAAGAATTAAATATCTTCTCCATCTCTGCCTTAAACGCTTTCTCCTGCTCTGTTACAGGCTCGTTTAACGCTTTAATGGTATAAGCATGCAAAGACTCATGGATAAGGTCTCTAACAAGCTTAGAATTGTTCATACTCTCACTTACAGTCTTGCCTATGTAAATTGTTCCTGTGTTGTTATCATAGAAAGCAACTTGTCCAGGATCTGAGTCTTGTGTGTCATCAAACACTACAAGCTTTACACGAGCATTCTTATTCTGTAGTTCTACTAACTTAGATAAAATATTCTTTTGGAACTCAGGTAACTGATCACCAGTAAGCAAACTATTAACTACATCACTCCAACTAGAATTAGTAGAAGGAAAGAACTGAGTAACAAGTGTTCCAAATCCTAAAGCAGACAAAGTTTCCTTAGTTATACTTTGAGGAGATTGGTTGATACCTACAGTTAATCTAAATCCGTTATCTGTTCTAACAACATCTGTAGATATGTTCTTGTATCTTGGATTCATGTTAAACCCAGCAGCTGCTACACTTGCTTCCTCAAAAGAATCAAATTCTTGTGTAGGATCTAACTGACTAAGGATATCTTCTTCTGAGTTTACTGCATCAATCTCATACTGACTTAAATCTAAACCTAATATCTTGTTTAGATATTCAATCTTAGGTTCTCCGTTTAGGTTTAACTCCTCCCTGTGTGCTGTGTTAGTAGTCCAATCAAATCCTAATAGGTCTTTAAACCCTGGAGTATACATACTGTTATAAACGTCTACTGCTTTTTGTTTGTCAAAAAGATTAGTTAACTGAAAGTATGCTGTTGAGGATACTGTGTTACCAGTAATGGGAGATTTTATTGATGCTTTACAAGACATTATTTAAGTTTATCTTAAGTTAATACAAATATAGTTAAAGATTACAGTTTAGTTCTTTAAATTCTACTTTACTAAGTTCTTTCTTTATTTCAGGACTCATGTCTGCCATGTAGTCTTCTGCCTCGTAAGGATAAGTAAATCTAATAGGTGACTCATTTATAATTATATCATCGTTTACTAAATCATTAAAGTCTAGTTGAGTCTGAGTATAAGAAGGTTGAGTCATATTTTCTTCTTCAGATATATCCTCCATAGATTTATACATCTCTACTATAGGAGTTACTTCATCAAAGAACTTGTCATTAAACTGCCACTCTATGAAATAATTAGAAGCTGTTCTACCACTTCTAGGAATATCTCTTACTGCCTTAGAGAAAGGAAGTTCTTCAGTCTTTAGGTTATAGCGTTGGTTTGCTGCATCTCTTATCTCTGCATTATGCACATCAAATAGACGTTCATTTTTTACTTTAGCAGACCCATTCTCTAGGGCTCCCTTACTAACCATATACTCTTTGTTTGTTGTTCTTACGTTACAAGTTGCCATGTCTTCTTATTTTAACATTTAAATGGATCTACTACATCATCAAACTTTTCTTGCTTGTAGTTGTTTCTAAGATCAACTAAAGCTGCTTCATTGATCTGATCTTCGTACTGACCTATTGTTTGGTCTTCTGACTTCTTTATAGTCTCATGTTTTACTTCATGTATCAAAGCAAAAGTTAAAAACTCTTCAAAGGATTTAAACTCATCTGAAGCTAAAGGAGTAGAATAACTGTCATCTTTTTGTTTAGCTGACTTAGTCCATGCTTTATCGTTAAACTTATTAAGTAAGTCTTTCTCTGCTATTTGTATAACTCCGTTAGAGTTTCGCATAGCAACTGGAGTATTTTTACTAGTAGATAATTTGTCTACAAACTCTATACGAAGTCCTCTGAATCTATTTGTAGACTTAAGATTTTCAAGATTTGTATAGTTTTTAGTTTGGAAAGTTAGAATTCCTCTAAGAGCACTATCTATTTTTTCTTCTATCAAAAGTAATCTAACATTAAAGTCTGGCTCATGCTCTCTCTTAGCTACGTTCTTATCTAAGACTAAAGTAGGAACATCTTTGCTGTCATTAAAATAAGTCATCTGAGAAATATATCCAGCGAGTTGTTCAGATACTATTTTGTTCCCCTGCATTAACTTAAGTTTGTTTACTGCTTTAGTCGTTTGGTCTACGTAAGTCTCGTAAGGAATTACTTGAGATAAGCCATAAGAGTTATTGCTAAAGCCAAACTGTAAGAATGTACCCAGACCAATGTTCTTAAATAACTCGCTTACATCTTCTCTCACATCATTAAGTCCTTCTATAAATGCTTTCTCATACTCACCTACTAGATAAGCATCTAGATTAGCATTTCTAAGCTTAAATATAATATTCTTTGACGAATTCTCAGCAGTGTAAAGGTTAGCAATTATCTGATTCTTAGATAGATCACTATACTTTTCTGTAAGGTCAGCAAGTTTCTTTGCTATGTTATTAGGATTGGTTTTATTAAACAATCCAGCAGCAGAGAAAAACTTGTCTTGTAACTTAGTACCTGTTTGATCTACACCAAAAAGTTGAACCATTGCTACTAGATAATTGTCTTTAATCTTTTTAGATGCTTTTACTAAGTCATCGTCAGTATATTTTCCTGCTCTATTAGTGTATTGAGAAATAGCATCTAATACTGAAGGATGATTAGATACATCAAATACTTGTGGCATGAGGGAAAGAACTGTTCCTGCTTGGTTAAAGTTAGATAAAGCAGACTGTTGAGTAAGTTTATTTAAACCGTCTCTATTAAAACTTTCTACTACTCTGCCGTAAGTAATTGCATCTGCTTTTACTTGATAGGAGTTTTGGAATCTCTTAGTGTTGTAATCTACTAAACTAGTTAACTGTTGAACTGATCCTTGTAACTCTTTAATTATATACAAGTTAAACAAATCTTCTAGTTGTTGTTTATCTGATTCATTGTTAACTCCACCTTCAGTGATGAAACGATTTAAATCCATCATCAAAGGTTTAAACTTAACTACATCTTTATTACTAAAAGTATCTATTGCAATATTAATGTAAGACTTAGTGTTGTCGGATACATTTAAGTCTTTTAATGTTTGCACCATTACATTCTTAAATGTCATACTAACTGGTCTTCCTCTTCTCATTCCAATTTGTTTAAACAACAGACCTCTGTTAGATTCTTTAAGTACATACTTAACTAAAGGCTTGTTCAAAAAATCTAAAGCAGTTCTTACAGGAGTACCTGCAAGAATCATAGCATGAAAAAGAGGAGTCTTAGCTTTATCTAAACCTAAAAGAATAATCCAATCTTCTTTTGCAATATCTACGTGCCCGTTAATTGTTTCACTGATTACCCTAGAGATAACAGTTCCATCTGTAAGAGTTTGTTCTCCTAAGCTAATACCTCCGTTTACTCTGTTTGCATCAAAAGGATAAAATCCAGAGAGTTCGTTATTGTAAACTAAGCCTGCAATTTGGAACTCCTTCTGCATAGTGTTAAGTTTAGCGTCAATACCCAAAGCTTTCTTAGACTCGATATTGTCTCCATATACACGATTAGATGTAAGAGGACTAAACAAACCAGTAGAAGTAATTGGATTCTGATTTAACTTGTCAGAGATCTCTGTTAAGATTGTGTTTGTATTAGGAAGAACTAACTTGTTATAGTTCTCAGGCATTGAGATAACTGAAGTAAACACATCTATAAGTCTGTTAACGTTACCGTCCTTAAAGTTGTTTACGTTAGACACAGCAGATGAGTAATCTCCAATTTCATTTTTGAGTGCTTTCAATGCAGATAATGCACCCGCTAATTCTCCAGACTTACTTAACGCTTTAACTTCTTCTATCTTTTGTTTAATCAAGTCTTCTTTCTCAGTAGATCCTTCTGACATTAAAGCCTGAAGTTCTTCTAAGTTCATTTTTGTATTAGCAAACTTGCCTATGTTCTCCTCGGTAGAAGACATAGATTCGTTAAGTTCTTTTATCTCTTTCTCTAATTCTTTCTTGTTTAAATAAGAAGGAATAGTTTCTAAGGTCTCAACTAGAGATTGTTTAGCTGCTCTTAAAGTTTTTAATATTCGTACAGACTCAGCTTTAGTTGGTAATGCTTTATTATAATTTTCTAATGTAAAACCTGCATCATTAATTAATTGACCATTTTGATCCAATTTAGGTTCAAACATAGTTAACTTATCTATATCAAAGTCAGAACCAGCCTTAACAATAATTTGAGGAGGAACTACAATTACAGGACCTGCACTAGTAGATAAGAACTCTCTTACTCTAAAATACTCCATAGAATTTAAACCCTGTACAGGAATACGTACTCCTACTAAAGTAAGTTGTTTTGTATGTTGATCTACCCAATCAGTTGCTTCTTTGTTATTAGACTTTAGAATTTTATTAAGTCTTTCTACTGTACCAATCTTTTGTCCTTTAAAGGTTAAGTTTAATAGAGGAGCATGCTTCTTAGGATTAAACGCAATCTTAACATCTGCAGGCTCTGTACCATTTACCCCTTTGCGATAGAATCTTAAGCCATTAATTCCAAACTTCTTAATCTGTTCTTCAGTAGGTTTAGTAAATCTAGTACTTCCCTGAGCTGTAGAAGCCATCTGGATGTAAGACTCTCCGTGAAGTTTCTGTGAGATAATCTTGTTATTAATAATAGACAATAAGATGTTTTCTATCTCTGCTCTATTCTTAGTAGCGTCTAAGGGATATTTTAAGTTTCCTGCTGCATCTAATTGGATGTAACGCCTAAGAGACTGACTAGTGTCTCTTTTTTCCATCTCACTCTTTAGGAAGTTATAGAACTTCTTATTATCAAATCCTAATATAGCTCCACTAGAATCTCTTGTCAAACCTATCTTATTAAATAAGTTTGCTTCTTCTATTCCAATGATATTACCAAGCACTTGATCGTACTCTTTGTATAAATCTTGGACTGTCTTAGCTGTACCTGCATTCAAGTTGCTTAGGTTTCCTGCAGTAAAAAAGTCACCAAAGATAAGCTTAACCATCTGTGTAGAAAGTGTAGCCTCATTCTTAAATTTAGGAGCAATGTATTGCTGTTGTTTAAGATTCTTTAAGTGTAAAGACGTAATGTTGTTTCCTTTAATACTAGGGTTTACTTTAAGTGTACCTGCATTGTCTGCATCTGGTACATAAAAGTCTAAGGCATCTCCATAGTTAGAAGCTTTAGAACCTGAGTTAAATGTTGCATAGTCAATTTGCTTAGCAATCATTTGCTTATTCAACTCCTCTAATTGAGTTCCTGCAATCATAGAAGGAATCATTGGAGCCAAAGAATACTTATGTAAGGCAGTTAACTTGGGATCCTCTACAATAGCTCCGTAGTGACCTAACTTAAGTGGAGGAAATCCTACATAGTTTGTACTGTCCTTGAGTTCTTGCATCTTTGCATAGTCCTCTTCAGTTTTATCTTTCTTGTTTAAGATTTTAAATATTTCAATCTCATTTAAGTAAGCGTTTTCTTGTTCTTGAGACCATTGACCTAATCCTAGTATGTAGTTACGATAAAAATCTAAACTAACTAAACCCTGAGCATCTGCTTCTTTAGGAGAGTTGACATACTCTTGGTACTCTAATGTATCAGGAAGTCCTAAAGCTGCTCTGTAAGTAGGCCAGTCTTCTTTACTAAATGTATTTACATCATTAAAGACAACTGTTCTAACTGTCTTACGAAACTTCTGAGTTGCTCCTCTTAATGCTTTGTATAAACCATTAGTGTTCCCACTATTATTTAAATAAGCCATTACAGCAGCATTGTCTTGGAATACAAATCCAGGAGAAGAAGTAAAAGGAATACGTTTAAATACCTCACGAAAGTCTCCCTTAACTTGGAAGTTAGCAATGTCTCCTACAAAGACTTTCATAAACTCTACCTTATGAATGAAATCATTCTTTAAGTAGTTAGCTATAACGTAGTCTAAGTTTTGTGGAGTAATCTTATTCTTTTTAAACAAGGCAGGATTAGCAAAGTTTAAAGCATTTAACATATTTGCTAAGTCTTGATCCTTCTGTTGTTCAGTAGAGTTATCAGTAATAGCACTCTTGTCTCCTAGTGTAGATTCTATTAGACGTTGTTTGTAGAGAGCAGTTTGTGTTTCAAAGTACTTACTCAAGTGAGTAGGTAATTGATCACTAACACGAGTAAAGGCTGCTATAACAGTTGCTTTGTCGTTACTAGTTAAGTCAGCATAATCTTCTTTAGGAAGGATGTCTTTGAATATAAACAACTCTTTTCCTTTTGTATTGTATACGTGCTTCTTATCGCTATTTAGAATGTTGAGTACTCTTGCTACCTCTGAAGTTAGGTAAGCCTTGAATTGGTCTGCTAGTACTTTTTCTACTACAGTAGACTTTTCACTACTACCTAATACTGCAGGATCTAAAGGTACGTACATTCTTTCTTCTACTTTACCTGAGGTCATGGTAGCATAAGAAGTTCCTTTGTCTCCAAAGCGGATGTTCTCTGTCATACCTTCTTGGAAGAAAGAAGCAAAATCCTGTATAATTTTATCTTCAGAAGTAAGTTCGGTAGTAGTTACACCGTCTTTTAAATCTGCTTCAACCTTAACTCCTGAGAAGTTTACAATGTTAATCTTAAAGTCTTGTTTACTAAACTGTGTTTTAAGTCTAGGAAACTGTTTACCTGAATTAAGTTCTTTGTATAACTGAGGTAAGGTTTTATCCTTAACAGTAATACCAAACATTTTTTCTAACCAAAGAGATCCTATAATATTAGGATTCAATCTAACATCAAGGTGAGCAAACTCTGGCTTAGCTATAAGTTCGTTATAACTCTTTACAGAGTTTAAAGCATTAGTTACTTGAGTAAGGTAGAAGTACTGTACTTTATTGTACTGAAGTTTATCTTCAGAGTTAAAGTAAGAACCTGAAGCAAACTCTCTTTCAAATTTACCATAGTATCCTACAACTGCATTAATAGCATCAAACTTAGGTCCTAGTGCTTTACCTGATCCTTGTGACTTACCTAAAAATTGTAAAGGTTGAGTAATAGAAGTGTTATCTATACTCTCTTCTAATTTGTCATACAGTTCTCTTACAGTAAAAGTAGTATCAGATAAAAAGTCATAAAGCGCTTTCTTATCTTTTTGGTAAAGTGCATTAGTAGGAATAATACCTAAGGCATTGTAGAACTTATGTATCCCTTGTAATAACTCTTTGCCTTCTGGAGTATAATCTCCCTTCTCATTTGTAAGTTTATTACGTCCTGCAAAGAATTGTTTGATGTTCTTTATGTAACTAAAATCTTCTAATAACTTAGGTACATTTAAAACTGTCTCACCTTTGTCATTTACAGTTCCGTATTTAGGATTAGACTTAAAGTAATCCTCATCAAAGTATCTAACTAGGTTATCAGTTGTTCTAGTACCTAGTTGGAATACTTTACTAACCAAGTTACTTGATTCAGTAGAACCTGTAAGTTTTTTAACAGATAGTTGGTATGCAAGAATCTCTGGCATAGAGACTGTCTGTACAAAAGAAGCTACAAAGTTTGCTGTGTTTAGATCTACGTCTTGCACATCCTCTTCAGGAAGCAAAGAAACCATATCATTAAACTGTGGATACTCTTGTGCTACTACCGCTAACTCTGCAAGAATTTTAGGGTATTCAGTTATTCCTGATAGACTTGAAGTAAGTACATTCCAGTTAGTAGAGAAGTTCCCTACTACAGGAAATCCAGTAATGTTACTTATTACTTGAAAGTCAGATATACTTTTCTTACCTGACTTAATATCTTTTCTATCTTGTGTAGTTAGTTTATTGTACTTAGGTAAAGCTTGTACTAGTTTGATAACTTGGGATGAAGCCAAATCCATCTGACTTGAGTCATGCGCATTCTTATTGTAAGGACTGTTACCTATCTCTTGATTAACCTCATCATCTATTGCTTCTAATCCAAATACAGATTCTTGACTTAGATACCAAGCTTTTACTTGAGGCCAGTTCTTTAAAATGTTAACAAGGTTTTTTCCTACTAGAGTATCTTGGGGTGTAACTATAACATTAGGATCTACAGTAGAGTTTTTTACTTTAGTTCTAATGTCTTCGAATCTTTCTTTCAAAGCATCAATAGTACTTTTCCAACTTTTCTTTGTAGCCAATAAATACTCTAAGCTGTCAAAGATTTCCTTACCCTCTTCTTGAGTGTATACAATGTCTCCTTCAGGTGTTTGAATGTAAAGAGTTTTTGTACCTGGAATTATCTTTTCCTCTATAAGTTGTCCTTGTCTCTTAGCTGCTTTGTCTTGATGATCTTGTACTTCTTGTTTTATGTAGTCAACTGTAAAGGCTGGATCTTCTTCTCTGTACTTTTCTTGGAAACTAGGAAGATACATAGTAGAGACCATAGCTAAAGCTTGTGCCTCATTACCTTCTGCAACTTCATTTAATATACGATCATATACTTCACTAGGTACAATGTTTCCTTCTGCGTCCTCTGTTTGATTCAAAGGAAGGTTGCTATTCTTATACCATATAAATTTAGCTAAAGCATCACTGCCTAGTGCATTACTTAAATCTAAGAAATCTTTATTACCCCTATCAGGACAGTTTATTTTTGCCATCTTTACAAATATACTTTAGTTTGATACTTTTAAAACTTAATTATTATAGTTTACAGCTTGCTGCATCCTCTATCTCTTTCGCATCACTTTGATTTATAGGATTTTCAGAAATCTCTAGGTTGTCTATCTGACTAGTATCAAAAGAAAGAATGTCTAATTCGTCTTTACTTAAGGTAGAAGTTACTTGTGGTTCTACTATTTCTTCAGATACTACATCTAATTCTACAGGTGCTACTGTTTGTATGTCAGTGTTAATTCCTGTAACTGAAGCTGTTAAGTAAACAGAAGTCTTTCCCTTTTCATAAGCAAAAGCACTATTGATTCTTGCTCCTGCATGTATAGGAAGAGTGTGAGCAACAGGTTGACCTGAAGCAAGACTTTTTCTTACTTCTTTCATAGCGTCATTCTCTCTAGGAACAAATGTATTTAACTGTGTATCTCCTTGAGCATCTCTTTTTCCGTTAGAATTAAACTTAGCAATCTCTCCAGTAGTTCTATCTACTGCAGTCATCATAATAGAGTTAGTTTGATTAAAGTTTGCTCTTACACTTATTGTTCTAGGAGCAATAGTTTGGAGGTTGCTCTTCTTAATATAAACTATATTACCCTTACGAGTCTTTACTTCGATTTGGTTTGATTCATTTACTTTGCCTGTTACAGTTGCATTATAAGTAAACACTTCTCCTGTCTCTTTTTTTACTGCAGTAACAATTACTTCGTCTCCTTGGTATGCTGTAGCAAACTGTCCATTGGTAACATAAGCTAAGTCTTGGAAAGGAATGGAAGCATCAGGTTTTCCGTTTACGTATTGTGCTTTCCAGATATATTCTAACTGCTCATTAGCAAATGTACTACCACTAAATACAGCTAAGTACTCTTCTTTAAGTCTAGCAATAGCTTCTGTGTCGTTTGTTTTAAGCGCCTCTGTTAGATTATTATAGATGTTCTCTAAGGTAGGCATAGCTGACTCTCCTAAAGTCTCTCTTATAAAAGAGAACATATCTACTACTTTTAGATTAAAAGACTCTAAGGATTGACTGATCGTTCTCATAATAGAACTTTGTACTACTGCATTACTATTTGTAAATACTGTAGGAACAGTTGCCACTAGATTAGGGGAATCTATACTCTTTGCAGCAACTACTTCTAAACCATCTAATGGATCCACTACAGGAATAGGAGTTTCAGTTATCACTTCGTCTGCTGCATCTATTGTAGGACCTTCTACAACAACTTCTGCTGCTCCTCTACGAGCATCAATCTCTTCATTAGTTCCAAATAAAGCATCCTCTTCAGATACAACAGAAGTCTGTGTTTCAGTTACTATAGGAGGAGTTACTGTTTCTGTTACTATAGGTTCTTCAGCTAATATATCTTCTGAAGTTGTAATAGCTCTATCAGGTAAAGAACGTAATAAGTTTGAGTCAAGGAAGCGAAGAAATCCTTCATAGATTTCACCTGGACTTGTAACTTCTTGATTATCAAATACTTTGTTAAGATCTTCTAAAGCTTTATTTATTTGTTCAGTATCATAACCTAGTACCTTAAAGATAGCTTTAACTCTACCTCTTGCTTGTTCTTTAGATTTAGCTCTAGGAATAGACATAACAGCTCTACGCTCCCTAGTAACTCTTTCTTCATTTCTTTTTGTTTCTACATTACCCATCTCATTCTCTACTTGAATCTCTGCAGGAGTAGCTTCAATAGATTTAAGTAAAGAGTTTAATGTTATATCCTCGTCTTGAGGTTGTAATATGTCTTCGTCCTTAAGAGTTTCCTTCTCTCTAGCAGTTATAACTGAAGCTTGCTGTATTACTTCTGAGTGTTCTTCTTGAGTTAAGTCTTGACCAAATAATGTCTTTAATCTTTCTTTATTAAAAGCAGTACCAGGGTATATTAATTCTACTCTTGCTAATTCTCTAGCAATAACTTTCTTCTGTTCTTTCTTAGAAAGGCTATTAAGTCTTTCTCTTGCAACACTAGAAGCCTGAGCAATCTTACCAAGTAACTGTTGTCTTACTGCAGGGCTGACTAAGTTTTTATTCTCAGTCAATAGGTTTTCTAACTTAACAGCATTACTTATCTGCATAGACTCTCCAGCAGATTCTATAGGAGTATTTAATAATTGATTCTCATATACAGTGTTCCCATTATCCTCTACAGTTTGAAGTCTTTCTATCTGTCCTACTAAAGCTTCTCTTACTTGCTGTCTTCCTGAGATTGCTACTTGAGAACCTTTACCTGTTTTCTCTCCTATTTCAATTGCATCTGTAATGGCTTTTAAGTTTTTTGCAAGTACTGCAGGATTGTTTGTGTTCTTTACAGTTTCAAGATTCTTCTGAAACATTTTAGCCAGTATGCCTTCTTTCTCTTCTTTAGGCATGTTTGCATACTGTCTTGCTGAATTTTCAAAGCTATCTATCTCTTTTTCTACAGTCTCTACTTTCTTAACGTATTCTGCTTTTTCTGTTTCAGACAAAGCATTGTAATCTACTTTAGTTAATAGATCATCTCTAGTAAGTAATTTAGAAAAGTATTCGTATTGTTTGTCATGATCTTCTAATAGATTTTCTGAGTCTACTAGATTCATCATAGTACTTGTCGCTTGTTCTTGTAATTGACTTAAGCGACCTGTCTCCAAAATTCCTTTATTATACTGATCTTGTGTAATCTTCTTTGCTTCTAGTTGGCTTTTTAGTTCTGTTTTAAATTGGTCAGGATTATTTGCAATGTTAAATCGCATATAGTTCCTATCTTCTGTACGAGAACTTCCTATAGCAGTACCAGACATAAGTAATCCTGCAGCTGCAGACTCAACAAATGTTTTTGCTACTGACTTAAAGAATCCTTCTACACTGCTATCATCTAACTCCTGTTCTCTCTTTCCATAAAGATCATCTTTTGTTTCAAGTTGTTTATCTAAGATATAGTTAGCAAACATCGAAAGTTCTTCTTCAGCACCTTCTTGTAAAGTTTGTTTACCTAAAGCTTTTCCTGCATAGACTGTTCCTAAAAGAAAGTTTTTACCCGCATTAGAAAGTGTTGTAAACTCAGGAACTAAAGTTTGAGCTGTAAAATATTTTCTACTACTATTGTTTAAAGCTTTTGTTCCTAAAGACTTGTTACCCATAAAGTAACTAATGTCTGGAACAATAGATTCAGTTGCTCCTTCAATAATTCCTTGAATACCACTTACTAAAGCTGCAGTGCCTTTATCTTTGAACCACTTACGATTCTCTTCATAAGAACGAATAGTAGAAGTTAAAGCAACTGGAGCAAAGGTTGCTATTCGCATGCCAGCACCTGCTGCCATCATACCCCTAGTAAGTAATAAAGTAGGTGCCATTTCTGCAAGAGTTCTTACAGAAGCTCCTAAAACAGATTGCCCAATAAAACCTACATCACCCTTTCCTTTTTTATCTGGTCCATCTCCTGCTTTTATATAAGTAACATTCTTTCCAATGTACTGATATTGACCATTAATGTCTTGATCTCTTTCTGTAATCCTACCATCTCCATCTAAGTCCGCTTGAAGCATATCAGCTGAAAAGTATTTATCCTTAGCTTGTCTAGAAGCAAATGCAGCAGAGTGGTATCCTAGTAGATCTTGAGAAGTACTAACTATTGTACCTAAAGCATTGTATAATCCTTCTCCAACTCCCCCTCCAATTTGGTTACCTAAATAAGTTTTCCAAGGAGTATTTTCTTTGTAGTATTGTTTTGATCCCCCGTAGTAATGATCGTAAGCGTCTTTGTTAGAACCCTCATGTCTTTTACTATAACCTTGTAATTGGTTAAGAACTCCTACCAACTCTTCTCTCTCAGGACCTTGTGCAGATTTTACTTGATTGTAAACAGAGTTTATTGCATTACCTAAACTTATGTCTGTATGTCTCCAGTCAAAGAAATCATTCTTTCCCTGAAAGTCTTTTATATAAGTATTGTATGTGTTGTCATCATACAAATCGTCTCCTCTGGTAAGATGTCTTTGGTTTGCTGTAATCTCTTTTGCTTTCTGCATTAGAGTTGCTGCTTCTTGTTCTCCAAACTTCTTACCTTGTCCTTTTAACTCAGTAAGATAATCTGTAGTAAATTTCTTTAGTTGTAGATCGGATTTAAAAGAGTTTATAGTTGCTTGACTCTGTTTAAGATTAGCAATAGTATTCTTTAATTCTTGTTCTTTATTTAAACTAGTGTCTTGTCCTAAAGCCTTCTCTGCAATAAAGTCTTGTAAAAATCCTCCTGCTCCTCCTCCTGCTTCTGCTCCTACACTGGTAATAGCAGAACCTTGTTGTTTTCTAGAAGTAAAAGTATTTAATTCATCTTCTGCTTGACCTAGTTTTTTATCTAACTCTTCTGAGATAGGATCTTTCTCTCCAAAGCTTTCTGTAAGAATTTGTTTAGATCTATTTTTCTCTTGGTTAACTAACTGATACTCTGTAGTCAACTGAGGACCCATTGTTCCTTTAGTAGACGGAGGAGAAAAGAACATTCCTGGTCTAAGTGATCCTACGCTTTCTAAATTAATTTGTGCTGCAGTTGTCAATGCTCCATCAATCTTAGCATCGTTAGCTGCTTTACTTCTAAGTGCTTCCTGTTGTTGTTTTTGTTGAGCAAGAAAGATAGAATTATTTTGAGCAATAATTCCTTCGTTTGCCAAAGCTTGAGACTGGGCAGTATTTCCTAACTTTACTGTTTTGGAAGAAAATCTTCCTACGTTAGGAGCAAGTGTAGGGTATTTAGGATCGTTTGGCATTATTAACCAGGATTATCAGTGTTATCAGTTGGAGTAGTAGTAGTAGTAGAACTATTATCAGAATCTAACATTTTCATTTGCATCATCTGTTCTAATTGATTCATACTTCTCCTTGGGCGACTATACACTTGTGTCTGAGATGTTTCTAACAGACTATTAAATGGTTGATTAAAGAATTCATCTGCAGGCATAGAACGTTTTCCTGTGTTGACTTCTACAAACTCTCCATCCTTAGTTACACTTTTTTCTCCTGTTGTTTTAGTTTGATATGTTTTATAAGCCTGTAATACAGAAGCAGCCTTAGCAGCTACGTCTCTTAAGTTTGTATCACCAGTAATCTTATAAGAAGTATTAAGTTTATTAACTGCATCTTGTATTGCTTTTTGTCCTTCAGGAGTTTTTATATCCGCACTAGTAAAAGCAGAGTTAGCTTCTCTAACTTCTTTTCCTACTGTACTTGCATTATCTTTTCCGTCAATAGTAATACCAGTCTCTTTGTAATAGTTTGCTAAATCATTTAAACCTTGAGTAGGTTTAAAGTTTAACTGAAGATTATCATTTCCAGAAAGCACACGAGCATCAGTAGGTAACTTAGTTCCTACGATATCTGACTTTACTTGAAACTCTTCTCTACGTAATTGACTATTGTATGAAGCCAACTTCATTGCATTGTTAGAAGCTGATGCTTGTACTCCATAAGGATCTGCTTGAATCTTTGTTTCTACTTGTTTATAAGCATAGGCATTAGCTTGATTAGCAATAAATTTATCAGTAAACAAACTAACATATTGATTAGGGTTAAAGTTAGCTGGATCAGATACTGTAGTTAAATTCTTATTAGCAACTTCTACTTGAACTCTTGCTTCTTCTAACGGTCCTCTAACAGCTTCAAGGTCTAGTCTTGCACTTTCTGTAGGAGTTTTAGCGTAAGCGTCTTGTGCTGCTTTTAACTGATTTTGACTTTGAAGTAGGATAGCCTCACTTGTTTGTTTAAGATTAGTATAATAACCAACTACTTCAGCATGGCCCTGTTCTACTCCCCTTTGTTTGAGGTCATACATTGCATCTATACGAAGTTGATTATTTTCCTTAGCTCCTAGTCCTGCTCTAATTTTAGCACCAACTTGAAGATCAGTTAAACCTTTTGTAGATTCTGTTTTGATGTACTTGCCATCCATCATAATATCTACTGTACCATTTTCTTTAGCCCCCTTCATACGCTCATTGATTTCTTTTGAGATATCAATGTAAGGAGTATATTCTTTACTTCCTAGTTTGTATCCTAGTTTACCACTCTTCATGTAGTCTTGTACATCCTCAAAGTAATCAGCATCATTAGCAGCACTTCTTTCATCGGATTTAAGTTTACCTAAAGTTTCCTGTCTACGAGTAATTTCATTCCCGTTAGAAATAGCAGTAGTAATGTACTGATCTCTTTCTAAAGGCTTACCTATGTTTAGGACTGCTTGTACATTACCCTTCATAGAAAAGTCTAATCCAGCACTACTGTTAATAGTCTTTACTAGATTGTCCATTGTCTTATCAAAGTACTCACGTTCTACATCAGTCTTGATATTGTTTCTAAGTTGTCCGTAAGCGTCTACACTCTGTTGAACTTTAGTAAGTCCCTCAGTGTACATTTCTTGCTTCTTAACTGCTAGGTTAATAAGATCATCTGCAGGTAAAGCAGATATGTACTGGGAGTCTGCAAATCTATTATGGTTAGCTGAAATTGGCATGGTTTAATATTTAGATTTTTTATACATTCCGTTCTTACCTTTAGTCTTAGCTTTGGTTGGAGGAATAGCTGTAGTAGAAGCATCTACGTTTTTACTAGGTGTATTGTTTATAATTGGATTCTTACCTGGCTTCAAAGTAAAGTTACCTTTAGAATCAACATCATAGTTCTCAATTAAGTTGTTAATGTAAGCAGATTTTTTATTTTCTTCTTGAGTAAACTGAGCTTTCTTATTAACTAAACTATTGACTTGTTTATTCTTTTCGTAAGACTGAGCATCTCTTGCATTAGCTATTTGAGTATTATAAACTTGATCAAAAGCATTCATGTTAACTCGGTCAGCATTAAACTGCATAGAAGCATTAGCTTGATCTGCAGCAGCACGTGCATTTGCATCATAGTTTTGCTTAGCTCCAAATGCTCTTTGCTTAGCATCTAGTCCTGCTATGTAAGTAGTTAGGGGATCTCCTCCTGCTCTTTGACTTGCTGTTGCCATACTATCTATATCTTGTAACTGACTTTGAATGTTTAAAGTCTGAGGGCGAAGATAAGGCGCATCTATCTCAGGAATAGCATAAGGATAAATTTCTTGTGATTGAGCAAGTCCCATAGCTTCTGGAATAGCTTGATACAAAGGAAACTGTCCTGGAATATACTTTCCTTTATTAGGTTCTCCTACTCCTGTAAAAGTTCTACCTGTAACAGGATCTTTTATAGGTTCTTTATTAGGTTCTGTATTAGGAGTCGTACTTTTACCTTTCTCTGGAGTTGTACCTGGAGGTATACCTGAAGTACCTATTGGAGTAACAGGAGTAACAGGAGTTCCATCAGGTAGTATACGTGTTGCTGTATACTTTCCTAACTTGTCATCTAACGAGTTTTGTAATCCTGTCTTAACATCAAAGCCAATCTCGTTTACTCTTTTACGTGCATCTTCTTCTCCTAAGCCTTGTTTTCTAAATCTATTGTAAGCCTCCTCATTAAAAGCAACCTGTGCTTTGTAAGAATCTCCTTTTCTTTTAGGATCGTAAGTCTCTCCTTTAGCAGCTAGATCTTTAAGATACCAATCATAGTTCTTATTAAACGTAGCCATATTATCTTGATCTCCATAAACACCACTAGCAGATCCTGGTTGTATTCCAGGAACCATCTCTTGACTAGGAGCCAACCTAGAATCCATACCTGTTAAAAATGTAGTTTCGTCTGCTGTGTATGCAGGCATACCAGCCTTCTTTGGGTCATAAGGATATGTTGACTTAGGAGGAAAGTTTCCTTTTTCGTAAGGATTAGTTATATCATTTATATCAGTACCTCCATCTTGCATCTCTAATGATGCAGCTTCTCTTTTAGCATATCCTCCATACTGCATTTCTGCAAGTATTTTATCTTGCACATTTTGGGGAAGTGCTCTGAAGCCTGCATTGTTAATGCTTGCTCCATTCTTTGCTTCCACCTCTCCGTTAGAATTTCCATTAAGAGCCTGTTGATCATTAAATAAATCATCAAGGATTTTTTGATTACGTTGCATCATAATGCTAGCAGTGTCTTTGTCTACCTGCTTAGCAAAAGGATTATCTATTGTCTTCTTGTAAGAAGTAGTATCGTACTTCTTAGCAATCTGAGCAAAGGTCTTTTTAGAACCTTCTGGCTTTAGATTGTTAGAGTATACTTTAGTTTGGTCAGGAAGGTTTGTAGGTATCCCCCCATTAGAGTGAGAAGGGCCTGTAGCCATTTCTGTTTCAAAGTTTGGAAGTTGGATAAATTCTCCACCTTCAATTTCTACATCATTTGCTCCATTAGAAGCATAACGTTTTTTTATTTGTGCACCCATTTCTGCTTTAATTGTAGGTTGATATTCTGTACCTCCACTTGATGTACGACCATACATATAGTTATAATCATAAAGAGGCTTTGACTTTCGTTGTTGAATTGATTCGTTAAGAGTACGTTCATTCTTTAGGTCTTGATTGTATGCAAGTCCTGCATCTAATCCTAGAAGTCCTAAAGAAACTGCATCTCTTGTTTGGTTGTCTTGATTGTCTTCAGGCTTAGGTTGACCTTCATTTGCTTTAGTACCTGTATTACTATAAAGAAAATTAAGAGTCTTAGAAGCATCGTTAAATGTTCCAGGCTCATAAGTAGTTCCTTCTGAGGTAATTGTACCCTCAGGCATTAAAGAACTCCTATAACTGCCCTTAGGAGCAAAGGGCTTTCCAAATACATCAGAGTTAGGTTGAGCAATATTCTTTTGTAATATCGAATTAAGTTCTTCTGCTGTAGGAATGTTAAGTCCTCCTTCATTAGTAATCTTTTCAGGTTGAGGAGAAGTAGGAGTAGCAGTAGAAGTACTAATACCTTTTTTAGGGATATCGTCTACCCCACCATTGCCAAATTTCTTGAATAAACGATTTCTTAACATGTTTTAATTATTTATGTTATTAACATAGAAGGTTAATAACTGCTTGAGTTTAAGCTAGTTATACAAATATACAAGATTAATATAAAAAAGCAAGGGTTGATTTCTTAACCCTGACCCTTACTTCGCTTGATGTAATTTTTGCTAGACTTTGACCTAGATGCCTTAGTCTTTGCTACAACTCCCTTTCTTTTTACTTTAGGTTTAACTGTAAACTTTGAAGATGAAGATGTATTTGATTTAGATGCTTTAGCTGCCATGTATTTAGTTTTAGTTTATTTTAGTTTAACATTTCCAGCGTCTACGTGCTTGACGTATTCTGCTGTTAGGATCATTCTGTGTAGATTGTTTAGATCCACGTAACTGTCCTAATGAACGAGCACAATAAGATTTTCTACGACCAGCTGCTTTGCTACCTGCTTTAACTTTACCTGTTACTGCTGTACTTAATTTAGATCCAGGGTTAGCTCTACGATAAGCCATAACTCCTTTTTGAGTCATACCTGCTCCTGACTTAGTAGGACGGTAGTTAGCACCTGCTCCTTTAGTTGTGTGAGAAATGTTTCCTCCTTTAGCCATGTAAGCCATCTTAAGTCTTCCTCCTGACATAAACTTGTATCCGTACTTAGAAGCATCTTGTCTAGCTTCAGATACATTTCCTTTATTAGCTGCTACGAATCTTGCTTTAGCAACAGCTGTAGGCATCTTACCACCATCAGCCATTTCACGTTTAATCTTACGTTCTTGCTTAAGCATCTCTGGAGTAGGCTTCTTTCCAGAACCTCTCTTTGCACGGATGTTATCATACAAACCTCGTTGTGAATAAGATCCATCTTTGCGTTTTATCATCTGTTTCATTTCTTTACTTTAGATTTATTTAAAAAAGAAGCTAAGTCATACTTTACTTTTTCTCTATTGAATTGCTTTGAAAGTTGATTAGCTAATTGCAATCTGTTCTTAGGATCTTTTACTCTACGTAGAATACTTGCTACTCCATTAACCATTTGTTTATCGTCAGAGGCTTTACCTCCTTTAGCAAATTTCTTAGAATTCTTGTACGCACCCTTAAGTCTTGAACCTGTAAGTGCATTAGAATTTGCAATTATAGAACCGTTAACCCCTGGGACAAACATTACTTTCTTCTTTTAATAAATTTAGATTCTTCTTTAGCCTCCGTTTTTTTACTTTCCTTTGACTCGTGTTTTTTCATAGCACTTTTAGAAGCATATTTTTCCATGCCTCCATACTCAGATACAGACATACCTGCTGCTCCTTTACGCATCTTAGAAAGAGTCTTAGCTAAGTTAGCTCTCTTAACAGTAGTAGAAGAGTAAGCACCTTTATTGCTAAGTACTTTATTACGGAATCCTGTAACAGACATACCTGCAGCTTGTGCTTGCTTTGTAAAAGATCCTGGATTTTTAATTGCAGACTGGATCCATTTACCTCCAGATTTCATTTTTACCTTACCTCCGCAATTCATGCAGCCAGCGTAAGCTTCTTTTAAACGATTCATATATTTTTATTTTAAGATAGTGTCAACAAGTAAAGAGTCTCAGTAATAAGACCAAGGATCTCATCAATAATGTTTTGAATGTGAGTGTTCTCCATACCCAATACTCCTCTGTGCTTGAAAATATAATCTTTCAAGTAAGTTAAGTGGGTTCTAGAGTTCATGTACTCTGATGCAGGGATCTTGATGTTAAGACGTTTTCCGATTGTACCAAAGTAAGTTTCGGTAAGAGAGTCAGTAAGATCAAGGATACCATCATAGTAAGCGTTTAATGCTTTGTGTTCTGCATAGTTTACAGTTTGAAGGTGAGTCAAGTGCATCATATCACGTGACTGGAACAATTGGCCGATAAAGATCTCAGGCTTAATTGTTGTGAATAATTCTTTTTCTTTCATGTTAAAGGAGCTCATAGGTTATGGATTGGTTTGTGTTATTTGGATTGTATTGATAAACTTAAATCTAGAGTAAGCATCTTGTATTAGTCTAATTCTAGCAAAGTCTGATTTAATTTTACTCTTCTGGTAAGATACAGACACAGGTCTTACACTCTTTGTATTAGGAACTTTATCAATTGGATATTGAGTTACTAAGTCACTCCACTGAGTAGACCATAAAGGTTGTCCATTTCCTTGCGCTGCAACGTTCCAAAATCCATTGAAGGTACTCACGTGTTCTCTACGAGAGATAAGCGCTTCTATGCCTGTTGCTGTCATTCTAGGATAGGTTATCTTTTGTCTTGTGTTACCAAAGATCTCAGGAATCAACTTAATAACTCCAGAAGACTGTTCTTTATTATAAATAATAGCCTTAGTAAAGTTTGCTAAGTTAGTATTATTTGTGGTTCCTAAAGAATAGTACTCATAGTCTGAATAGTACTCTTGGATATCTTCTAAGATAGTTACTGAGTTAATAGATGAAGCTACTGGAAAAGAGTTTACACAATACTCTAGAATATAAGGGTACAAGATTCCGTAATAAGTCTGATAAGTATAAACAGAAAGGTTATGGTTCCAAAGACTTGAACCTGTTCCTGTGTTGATAATAGTTTGGAAATGACCTAACAAAGGAACAAAGAAGTTAGGAAGGAAAGAATAGAATGAAATAAAGTTTTTAAGTTTAGGAGAGTAGGCAACTGTCCAAGACTTATTCTCAAAGTAAGTAGGATCTGTTAACTGGACTTCTATCCTTAAGTTTATTTCTTGGTAGTAAAACTTTCTATCTTCGTAAGTTATAATACCTACTAGATCTTTCCGTACTAAATAATCTAACTTAGTAATAAATACTCTTTCGTATCTTTCATCCCATCCCATTACAATACCTAATCCTGACTGTGGATTATCTATGTCTGCATCAGGAAAGTTCTTAAGGATATTAAAAGGTAAATTATTTTTAAACCAGTTAAAGTTATTCTCTGTTTTAATCTCGTTAAATCCATCTCCTGTAATTTGATAGATGTGACCACGCTTAGCATCTACCCAGAATGTTCCATACTCACACTTAACATAAGCTTTGTGTTGAGTTCCTATATAACCTAAGTCTGTCTTAGAAAGTTCTACAGGTTTTTGTTTAAACATTTCTGCATTACCAATCTCTAACTGATAAGGCGAAGTAGTGCTTAGTGTAATACGAGAGTTGTATACTTTAGTTGTATTTTCAAACCTAGCATATACTCTTTCGTTCTCTCCTGCATTCAAATCTATTAAGCGACCTCCTTGCTTAGGAAAATCATAAAAATTACCAGAACGGAATACTCTCCAAGCATCTGAAAGATAGTTAGAAGCATTTGCAGGATCAGAATAGATAACTCTATTCTGATGATAAGTAAGACACTCTAAAGAAGGATACTTTAATCTATAAGGGAAGTTAGGACTTAAGTTCTGTGCAGAGTAAGTAGCGTTGTAGCTGTAGAAGTTATCAAACTTAATAGGTACGTTTACTTCATGCAACCAATCGTCAGGAATACCATCTCCTACATTAGGGTAGAAGTTTTCTTCTAGGTCATTTCTTCCATGACGTAAGTCTACGTTAATGTCAGACTCTACGTAGAATACTGGAATACCATAAGATGCTGTGTAGAAGAATCCTTTCTGATAGAAGAACTCTTGAGGATCTGCATCTAAGTTATTTTTCTTTACAAACAAGCTATAAATAGTACCAAGTGCTCCAGAAATAATAGCATTAAGAGCAATTCCACTAGCTGCTCCTGTAAGTGCGGCAGCTATTGCGGTAGCTGCTGCTGCTCCAATTCCTGTTACTGCACTTGAGATAATAGCAGCATCCAGTTCTTCTGGAGACTCTCCTATGTAGTAAGTAGGATATCCTAAGTTAGGAAACAACCAATAATCAAAAGGAACGTTATTTACTTTAGCAGGAAGATTAGCTAAATTACGAGTAAAAAAAGAGTGTTTACGTTTAAGAGCAAACTTATTAATATAAGTATCTCCACCAAAAGCAGGATAATACTTCTTAAGAATCTTTGCAGTACCTCCTAGACTAAGAGTTACATCACAGATATAACCTGTAGAAATATATCTAATGTTTTCTATCTGTCCATACTGATTTGGGAATTCTCTTTTAATAGAAGCGTAGTAAGCTCTTGTATCGCTTTCTGTTACTTTTTCTGGATTATCTTCTAATCCTTTTTCTCCTATTGTGTAACGAGTGTTATCTTGGATAGACGTAAACTCTTGAGAGAATCCAGCACTAGTCTTGAGATAAACTGAAGTTTCTCTTAGACGATTATGTAAAGGTTTGTCATCATTTAACTCTACTATCTTATCATTAGCATAAAGTCCAATATCCAAGAAACGTCTTCTGTTTCCTCTAGTAGTTATAGGTCTAAAACTTGTATACTTTCCTACGGAGTTAAACTGATAAGCAAAGTTTGTATTAGGAATTAGTCTCTCAATCAGATCTATAAATATTTGATTGTTAGTTAGAATTGAAAGTGCATCTGTCTTAATAATACTTCCTGCGTCAGCAACCGTAGCTTTGCTTTCAAAAGCTAAAGAAAGTGCATTTGATAAAACAGCAGACAAAGCATAGTCAGCTTTAGTTAAAAACTTATATTGAGGATGATCTAATACAGGAACAAACTTTCCCTGTACTTTACCAAACTCTAAAGTTTCTATTTTAAGTTCTGTACCAATTTTAGGAAGTTGGAAATGTGTATCAGGAGAGTGGAATGTATAACGAGATCCAATAGTATTGAATCCTTTGTGGAGACTCATTCCTGGAATGCTATTATTCTTTTCTCCTCTATCTGCTGCATTGTACCAATCTGGGTTAGATTTAATATAACCATCTTCCCTAATATCGTTGTAAGGATAGTTAGGGTAGTAAAACTTCTTACCTGATTTAACATCTTCAAAAGTTCCGACATCGTAAATAAGACCTTTAGCAATAACTGATTTATTGTTTACACGATTACCTCTTACTAACTCGTAGCCACAGATAAGTTCCTTAACAGGAATCTGATTATTACCATAAGTGTTTAAAGGATCGTATACTGTAAATGTATTTAAGTCTGCTTCAAACAAACTCTCAAGGATACGTACTCCAATAGGGTAAATTAAATCTTTACTGTCTGCATGTATGTGAGAAATTGCATTCTCAGGAAACTTATGAAATCTTATAGGTTGTTCAGCTAATGCTCCCCATACTTCTGTGTAACAAGGATAAGTCTCAGTAGATTCCCAATAAGCAAACTCTCCTGAGTCTTTTACAGTAATCTTACAACTGTACTGAGCTTCTTGTATAGAAGGTTCATTACTAGGAGGTGTGAGACCTGCAGTAGCTGTGTTATATACTTTCCAAGTAGGAAGATCTTTCTCTACAGTACAATCGTTTGCAACAGTAAATACATCTAAACTAGATCCTTTTGATAAGGTAGCTGTATCAGAACCAGAAGCAACTCTTCCTGGAATATGGAATACATCTGTATACTTTCCGTTCTTTAATCTAAACTTAATTCCAAATGGATAAACTTCATCTCTTTGATATGTACGGAAGAAATAAGCAATCTCTGGATTAGAGTAATCAAACTTTTGATCAGCAGGCATCTCCACTGTTTCCCAACGTAACTTAATATTGTTTGCAAGTAACTGAAAGTTATACTTAGGCGTTTCTGTTAAATCCGCTAACATTAACATGTCAGTTTGCTTATCAATAATTCCTGCACTAGTATAATGAGGAGTACGAATAAGAGGAACAATAGAAGAGAATGTAGAAGTGTATTCTCCTGTATAGATTAAAGAATCTTTGTTAGTAGTCTGATTAACTCTGTAAGTACCTACTAGTTGGTATGTAGTTACTTCATTTATGTTTTCAGCTACTACTAAGTTAAAGTAATTAAAGATAGCAGTACTGTGTTCTATAGCAACTCTAATAGATTTAGAAGTTACATACTCAGTTTGTTCTGTAATGTACCTCTCAAAAATTGGAATAGGATTACAAAAATCTACATAGTCAGTAAGTTCTTTTCCTTTCTCATCTGCATAAGCAATAGAGAAGGAATAAACTCCTCCCTTTAATGATCCACCTGAGTTAATTGAGGTAGGATATATGTCTGCTTGACAGAAGTCAGGAAACAATTTTAGTCTCTCACAAGAATCAGAAAGACAATCAGACAATATTCCACATTGATCTTTACCATAAGGTTCCTCTAAAGAGAAGAATCTAGGAGTAATGTTCTTAGCAATAAAATATATTTTAGTATTACAATTATCTATACGATATTCAGAGTATACAGGATAGTCCGGACTCAAACCTAAACAACACTTACTAGACTTAGGTACGCAGATTCCCTGAGATATAAAACGTTCTGAAACAATACTTGTATCTGAAGTTAATGTGTACTTATCTTTTCTAGCTCTAAATACTCCTACCTGTCCTGCAGGAAAAGTAATATTAGTTTCTAATCCAGAACAGTCTATATAATTTACTATGTAAGGAGATTTAGAAATGCTTTCTACTGAGTATTCGTAACAGTCAGAACAATCACAACAGTTGTCTACAACTAAAGGAGTAAAAGTACAACAACCCTCAGCTAAGTCTACCGTACTAGATAGTGCAGTACCTGATACACAACCACAGTCTGTTTCACTTTCTACCAAACTAGTACAGTCTTTTCTTAAATCTGTAACTACTCCAATAAGAGAACGTCCATCAGGGTGTGCTAAAAAAACAACTAACTTAGATTGCTCAGTAATACTTAAGGTTCCTGTAATTTTAAATCCAGGATATAAATTGATAAAATTATAACAGATCTGATTGGAAGGCTCATTAGTATAGGTAGTTGAGTTACCATCATGAGATTGAACATTTGCGTTTAAAGCAAACGTAATCATGTTCTCCTTTATCTGGTAGTTAACTGAATCTAAATTTAACCCAGCAATGTTCTGATTAATTTTATTCTCCATTAAGTTTATTGAATATGGAATCTAATAAAGCGATTACGCATCTTAGCTACGTTATCTGCCATCTGTTGTTTGGTATAAGTCAACAAGTAACCGTTAGCTGCTTGCAACTTGTTTAATTGATCTTGTCTGTAGTACTGAAACTTAGCTTCTACCTGACGTTGACTCTCGTCTACTACTGAATGCCAAAGTTGTTCAAAAAACTTAAACTTAAGATAAGACTTGATATACTCTTCAACTTCAAGAATTTCTGGAACCATAGGTAGGTTATCATCGTCCATTGGACGTGAGAAATATCTAACGTATATGCAACCAGTTTCAAACGTAGATGTGACAGTCTTATTAGGATGAATTTGAATAACATCATTTGAAGAAGTACTAAGGTTAGGACAGTCCTCTACACAGAGAGCCTTAGATCCATAGTAAACCTTAATCCAAGTAGGTTGTTTCATTGTAATCTTAAAGCCAGGAGTAGCAACAGATACTGTTTCATACATCTCTTCTTTAAGTCCGCAATCTGTACAACCATTAGTACATTGAATAGACTTATACCAACTACCTCTAACAGAGTTAACTCCTTGAGACCAGAAAATCTCGGAGTCATAGTATATAGCGTAGTCTAGTAGCCCAAAGTCGCAAGGAAGTTCTGACTTGTAATCGTGAAAAGACAAAACCAATTCTTCTGGTTTTAAGACCATTACTCTAAGCTTACGAAGTGATTGATCTATGTAAGTAGGAATCATCACTTCACTTATTGCACCTGCCTCAAAGTACGACTTTAACTCTTGCTTTACTTCCGCAATTAAGGGCTCAGATGAAATAAAGTTAGTGTTATCGTAATTCATGTTTTTATATTTTAAGACTGTATGTCTATTTTGTTTTCTCTTATAGCTTGTGCTAGTACTGCTTTGTGTTTGTTAGACACTCTTAAATCGTAGAAGCCAAACTGTACTACCCTTTTATAGTAAGGATACAAGTGAAACTTATAGACGGCACCATTGGTATGTGTGTTTCTATAAGGCACTTTGACACCAGTTTCGTGGTAGAGTTTCCAGTTAATAATCGTATGTTTACCTTTTGGAATTGCATTTTCTGTCTTTACAACTTTAATGGAACCTAAGTTTGGAAATCTAATTGCATATCTACCACGTAACAATCTCTCCATAAGTTTTAAGTGTATCCTTTTAGGAATGCCACAGAATTCTCTGTAGGTGATATCTTTACGTTTGGTTTCTCTTAAGAACATTTCGTAAGCACCAAGACAGACATAGTTCGTATCTGAAGCTGTGTCTTTCTCTTTTTGTCTTACTTTGGGTTGCTGGTTTTTTCTTATGAAGTCTTTCGACATAATTAGTTGGGTTCGTCTCTGTTGTTATCTTCCAAATCTTGAGGGATTCTTTGATAGTTCATCAATGACTGAGTACATATTTCAATTAATGCGTCTGTTAGATAACCTGGAAACTTAAATTGTTTATCATACATACTCATGCATTCTGTACCATCTAAGTCTTCTATAGACTCGGTGAAGTAAGCGTACATATTAACACATTCTACGTCAGGGTCTAAAACATACAAATATCCATTACGAATGGTGTAGTACTTTTTAGGGGTCTTAAAACGTAAGCGGGTATGATTGATGTAATCTCTAATAGTCGTGGGGAAAAGTTCTTCTGAGTTCGAAGTATTGAATACCCCCTGAATGAAATATGAATATAAACCTTCATCTATGTTTGGTAGTTTGTATTTGGTTCTACGAATAGGACAATTCAAATCACACTCCGATCCCTTAGCTTCAATCAAGTGTACACACTCATACGATTGATAAACATTATCTGAAGTAAGCAACCTTCTCAAATTGATCTCTCTACGTAGTAAAGTAGCTGCTTTTGTTTTTAATAAACCATAAATATAACGATCAGTTATTAAGTCATCGTCACTAACAAACTTGTTAGCACTCTTAACTCTACCGATTAATTCTGAATTTGTGTACATCTCAGGATATAGTTTGGGTTAATTTAAGGTTCATTACAAATATAATTTAATTTTAAGTTTAAGTCAAGGGTTATTTTAAAACTAGAAGAGCCCACTTTCGCAGGCTCCTACTAGCAAGATGACAGGAAAACCAACCAAAAAATCCTGCCAAGATTTTTATTAAATTGCTGCGTAAGAATTTCCTCCGATAAATATCTCAAGAGATTCTCCAACAGATAAAGATATTGGACTTGCTGGGTTATTCAACTCTATACTTAAGTCACTACTATTTATGTATGCTACTCCTTGATATACAACAGTCGAGTTAGTACCTGAAGTTGTTGTATACTTAAGAATCAATACGTTAAATACTGGAAGGTATAAAGGAAGATATCCTGCAGGAACTGTTGCAAATATTAAAGATTGACCATGTGCCCAAGCAAAAGAACCTGTAGCATTAACAGCCAAACTTCCTACAATTGTTATTGTTTTACCAAACTTAGATACTCTAGGTAAAGATCCACTTGGGAATCTTAACGAAGCAGCAACTACTGCATTGGTCAAAGTTCCTGCAACCAAAGTAGCAGCTGTAGCTGTTCCACTTGATCCAGAAGACTCTAAATTAATAGTTACATTACCTACGTTATCAGTACGAGTAACTGTTACTGTTCCTCCTGTTGAAGTAAAGATAAGTTCTTTGTTTACAAACTCAGAACCATTCCAGAACAAAGTGTGGTAGGTTGCAGGAGAACTTGTAGTTACATCAGATAAAGCAGAGATAGAACAAGTACTCAATTGAGAACAAGCAAATCTTACTCCTGAAGCCAAAGCTACATTTAATCCATCTGAATCACTAGTAGCAACAAAGTCACCAGAGTTTAACTTAAGTTTTAATCTACCTAAGGTAGAAACAATCTTACCTAACTGGTTAGCTAAAGTATCTGAACTGTTAGTAAAACCAAAAGTATAACCATAGTAAGGAGTTGATCCAAAGTTTGTAGCCCAAGTTAGAGCATAACTAGAAGCAGGGATAGAAGCTAAAGTAGTGTTGATTGCACAAATCTGACTAGTAAACAAGATAGCTGCTGCACTCAAAGTGCTTGTAGCAGATCCTCCTGAAATACAAGAAGTATTAATAGATGCAGGAACAGCAGACCCCCCTGAGATATAAGTCTTAAGAGCAGCTGCTGCAGTAGTTACAGTAACAATACTTGTATTTAAAGTCTGGAACATGCCACACATGTTAGTTGTGACCCAGTTAATATAATCTGAAACTACAGTGGTAGAAGGCTTAGTAGTAAATGAGTACGAGATACAAGGATTGTTTGTAACCCCAGTCATATCTACACTTGTGTTAATAGAACATATTTTAGTTCCATAAGCAGTCAAGATTTGACTTAGAGTAGAAGTACCTGAAGTAATCCCAGATACACAAGCAGCAACAAACGTAGGAGTTTCTAATGCAAGAGTTCTAGTATTCAAAGAACACAAAGCAGCAGAAGTAGATTCAGCAAACTGTTGAGCAGTTGTAATAGAAGTTCCTATACTATTTAAGTTACCGCCTACACGTAGACAAGCATAGTTAAATCCTGAGTAGTTTAATCCTACAGAAGTTAAAGTACATAGTCTAGAGTTAATATTAGCAATAACTTCGTCAATAGTATTTACTGAAGAGATTAAAGGAACCAATGCGGTAATAACTAAAGATAAGTTATTAGCTGGAGTAGTTCCCCCTAAGCTAGCTCCTGCAACAGTTACTACGTCATTAATAGCATAGCCTGAACCTGCAGAAACCAAAGTCACTGTGTAGGTAGTAGAACCTGGAGTACGAGTTACCTTAACACTTAAAGAACTTCCTGCTCCTCCTGTTGGAGATACAGTGTACTCAGTAAGTACAGTAGGGTTTACTGCTACTCCAGTTACACTAAAAGTTTTAACAGCACCTGTAGCACAAAAAAGATCTGCACCTGAATAGGTTATACACTTACCATAGTTGGTAGAGATACACCCTGTAGTTCCACAAGGGTCAATAGAAGTAGTTCCGTAGCAATCAATACAAGTAGACATAGGTTAGCAGCAAGTACAAAGTTTGTTAATAATAGTTCTAAGCAATCCTCCAAGTGTAGTAGGTAATCCACCACCACAAGGATCATCACCTAAACATTTAGTTTTAAGGTAAAGTATAAAATCAGGACTTAATGCTAAGTCTTCCCAATAAACATTTCCAAGATTGGAGTTAATATTTCCAGAAGACAAGTAGTTCATGCGAGAACGCAATTCGCAGATAACTCCTACAAGTTTAAGTACAACCTCAGAAGAGTAATATTTATCATCTGTAACTGTAAGACCTGTTGTAGAGATTACCGAAGTAAGTCCACATGCTGTATTAGCATTGTCAAATGCAGTTTTATTTAATCCTACACGAGCATCTAAGTTAACTACCTTATCATCTAATAACTTAAGCAAGTCATTTAGGTAAGGATCACAAGAATCAAAAGAATCTATAAGTCCTCCTACTGTAGGAGTACCAGTGTATTTGACGCACCCAGAAGGAACGATCTCAACACAATTATTGGTAGGGCAGCATTTAGTCATTTTCTTACAATTTAATTACAATTTAATTACAATTTAATTTTTAGGGTTGCACGTGTATCGCAGTCTAAACAATCAGCATACTTAAGAAAGCGTGCTAATGCTCTAGACTTTTTGTAATAGGGTTTTGTTAAGTACTTGATATGCTGTAGTTCCTTGTAGGCAGCCATAGCTAGTTTCTTCTTAACAGTCAAGCTCAATTCTTCTGAGTAGGTCATCGGCTTTTATATATAATTCAGTAGCTTTTGCAGGGTTGCAAAGATCAGCATGTGCCTCAGCTCCCTTTAGCAAAAACTCAATTTTGTCTAAGTAATATAACATCTTCTCATCATCACAGCAGTCTACATATTTAGCCCACTGAACTCCAAGACGACAATCAATTTTACAAGTACGCAAATGGTACCTGTTAGCTACTCCTACGTTAGGGCAGGGAGCAAATTCTAATCTGTACACACCATCAGGAAGTGGAGTAAAGCTATCTGTTCCCTCTACTGTAAGACCAAAAGAATAAGCGGTAAATGTATTTACTTCGCCTAAGATAAAGTCAAAATTATATGGATCCGAAAACCCTGGTAGAGTGATATTGATTTCTGCACTAGTTGGAGCTACTGGATATAAAGAGTTATCCAAGATAGATAAGAAAGCGCAGTCTTTGGCTTTTAATGCTTCTATGTTTAGTTGTACATTCATGGTTTAAAAAAGGGGAGTATTACCTCCCCTATTTAATTAAAGGATTGCGTAATTAATTTTAATTGCTGACAAAGTTGCACCAGTAGCATTGTAGATGCGAACAGCAAATGAGCCTGCAGCAACACTCTCCACAGCCAAGTGGATAGAGTAAGCAGCCAATCCAGTAGTGTTGATAGTCAACAAGATAACTGAATCTGCTTTTACATAAGAGTTGTTTACAGTGAATACAGCATTACCTGCAATTGCAATGTTGGTAGTATCAGTAGTGATAACTCCAGCAGGTGCATTCAAAGTAACAGCAGTAGAACGACTTGAAGCTTGAGTAACAGTTCCTTTAGTCAAAGAAACGTTTTTTACACAGCAAGTAGGGTTAGCCAATACACTTATTACAAAGTTCTCCAAAGATTCTCCTGGGATAGAGTTTGTATGTGATGTCTTAGTCTCCTTAAGGTATGTACCTGATTTTAGAATAATATCTTTCATTTTTGTTTTATTTAATTAAGGTTAAAATAAAGGGGGAGCAATTAACTCCCCCGTTAATTTTAGGAGAATGACAACCCAGTGAAGTTGGTAAACAAGTTTTCTACAGCAGTGATAACTGAGCTAGCAGTAGAGTCAACCAAAACCAATACAGAGTGAGCATTTGTAGTCTTCTTTTCAAAGCCATCAACTGAACCTTCTTCGTAGGTCAACTCATAAGCATTGTACAATTTGGTGTTATCTACGTAAAACTTAACGTCCTCGTTGTAGATAGGATTCCAATAGTAGCGAGCTTCAGCAACAGCAGGCAAGTTGTTAGTGAAGTAGTGACGCTCCATTTCAGCCATAGCCTTACCAGCACCAATAGGATACTTAATCTCTTGAGTAGTGGTTACAGGGATAGCAGAACAGAAGTTTTCAATGTCGAAATCTTGAGTGTTGTAAGGACCTTCGTGGATGTTTACCTTGAAACGTACCAAGTTGAATACATAAGGAACTGCATCAGGAACACAAGCGTTTCCGAATTCATCCAAAGTATTACCAGTAATTTTAACACCACAAGCAGTTACAGCAGCAGCGGTCACCAATACTTTCTCCCATGCAATGTTATTATAAACAGGCATTAAAGTAATATCAGAAATCAAAGGAGTTGCAATTTCAAACATACTATTATTCAAAGCATCTGCATCTGGATCACCATCAACATCAGCAGTAAAAGTAATTGCACCATAAGTTGCAGCTGGGTAATAAGCTTTCAAAGCATTCAATAAAGTACCTTCTGGACCAGTAGTAGCAGTTAATACAAGAGTGATAGCACCACCTGAACCCACACTAGCAGAAGGGATAGTCAAACTATCTCCAATAGTATAGCCAGTACCTGCAGCAACGTTAGTAATAGAAGTTACAACACCACCTGCAATAACTACAGTAAAGGTAGCAGAACTTCCTGTTCCACCTGTAGCAGCAACAGCAGTATAAGTTCCGTTAGTAGTACTAGCACCTGAAGAAGTGAAAGTAGAAACACCACCTACGTTTGTACCTGGATCAGGAAGTGTCAAAGTGTACTTATAAGTAGGCAAAGTACCTTTGTAAACGTAGCTAGCAGTTACATACTTGCTCAACAATGGGGAAGCATTGATTTTGTCAGCCAAAGTAGACATGTAAGTAGAGCAACCCAAAGAGTCACATCCACCTGCACAGTCAGCACAGCAAGCAGTTTTAACACTTACTGATTCTTGGATCATAGGTTGGAAAATACCTTTACTCCAGTATTCGCTGATTTTCAAAGTAACAACATACTCTTCATCGCAAGAGAAGCTAGGAGATTTACCATCGTTAACTTCATCAAAACCAATGTAAGTGATTTGTTGTTTAGTAGTGTTATCAGGAACAGTTTTAGTAATTTTCAAAACGTTTGATTTTTTGATCAAACCAGATTTGAAAGAACCAAACTTAGATTGACCAGAACCAATTACGATGTAACCTTCAGTAGCTGAAGGAGTAGCACCTAAGTTAGTAGTCAATTTTCCGTCATAAATGGCCAACTGTTGAGTTGCCAAAGCATCAGTGCTAGCAGAAGTAGATACTGCTGTAGGCACGAAAATTTGTGTGATTTTGTGATTCATAATTTTATGTTTTATTCAGAGTTTTTAGTTAGACGATCTTCGGCAAACACAGCTTGTGCTTGATTGTCATTTGATTGAGCAGCAAACTTAACAGCTAGGTCGACAACGTCTGACTTAGCATATTCAGGGAGTTCACAGTCTTGATTAACAGAGTTACTTCCATCAAACTTTACGTAACCCTGGACATCTATGCTAAGGGGATAACGTAAGTATGTAATGTAGACCTGGTCAACTGTAAACTTACCATCAGTATAGACTGTCAAATTATCGTTCCCCAGTGTGGCTATTGTAGTTCTCCACTTAAACGAAGGGTTATAATTATCATCTAGATACTTAGTAGTAAGTTCTCCGTGTCTAATTAAGTCTATAGTTATTGGCTCAGAACATTTGTTTTCTTTAGCTATAGCGTAAGACGAAATATAGAACATATAGTTTACTGCATCTTTCAAAGGGCAGTCATAGCCAAGGTGAAAGAGATCGTTTGTTTTAATTGGTTGTAAAAGAATATTAGATTGTTTTAAGACTTGTAAGTCGTCAATCCGTTTTCTGATAGAATCATACCCTACTCTATAAACGTTGTTAGGATTAAGTTTAGTTTTAACCCAACTAACTTGAGCTTTGTTGAGATAAACCATAATGTCTTCAATCGGGATATCAATGTTATCCTGACGGTTGACTTTGTTTATGGTTAGTTTAAACTCATAGATGAGTTCCTCAACTGAGATCATAGTTTGTGTTTATTAGAGAGCGTCAATTCTAGCTTTATTCTTTAACTTGTCCTTAAAGGAATCATATTCTTCAGTGTGCTTAGGGTCAGTTAAGAAAAGTTCAAACTCTTCAATTGACTTAGCCCATACATGCTCACCTTCGTATACAATAGAACCTTTAATTCTTACTATGTTTTTATCTACTAAGTCTTTAACAAGAGCCTTAACATCAAGCAAGTCATCACTATAAGAAGTGATCTTTGCAAACTGTTCAATAGGATCTCTGTCCATTGCACTAGCAGGTGTACGTAAGAATTCATCTATAGCATTGTAAACTTCTTCTTCTGTACTATCCATTGGCAATCCTAAGCCGATAAGTTTCTGAATCTTCTTACGCTTAACTGCAGTCATCTTATCAAGAGATGCAATAGCGCTGTTGATCTTCTTCTTGCGTTCAAAGGTTACCTTTGTTTCAACTTCTCCATTGTAAACATAGAATTTTACAATTGAGGTGTCTACTTTTCCACTTTCAATGTCATCTAATGAATTGGCTACCATATCAGTCTCCATAACCCAATAGAAATTTACAGCTTCACGGGGATTCTCCATGTTAAAGATGTTTTCACCATCTTCTAGAGTAATTCCGTTTTCTTTCATTTCGTCATAGAACGTACTATTAGGCTCTAAAGATTCGTCAAGGATTGACTCATAGTAATCTTTCAATTGCTTGATTCGTTGTACCTCAGCTTCTTTTACTTTAGGATCAAAGATGGCTCTGATTTTTGGAGAGTTCTCATCTAATCCTGTCCTAATAACTCCACGTGAATCTACACGAGGATAAAACTTTCTTGTTGTTCCTGGAATGAATGAATATCCATTCTGATACAATGATCCTTCTAACGTACGCATGTTAGAGGGTTCTTTCTTGTAAGGGCGAATAATGCGCATACCCTTGATGTTGTTGTTACTCATTTGGTTTGGTTTTTGGTTTTTTGGGTTTTAATTTTTATCTATTTGGGAGGGGCTATTAAACCCCTCCCTTATAGAATCGTTAATTAAAGACGAGGGAATTCTTTAATGATTACTGACTTAGTAGGATCTTCCAAGAAGATACCTGCGAAATCTTTCATCATGTAGGTGGAGTAAGGATCTTTGCTAGCAACAACAGTTTGTTGGCTTCCGAATCCTACTGAACCTGGGATATACTGATAGTACATGTTAGGACGAGTAGCCAATTTCACTTCACGGATTCCAGCGTCATCTTGACCACTGATATCCAAAATGATGAAGATAGGAGGAGTCTTCTTGTTAGGACCCAATTCCAAGAAAGTTGCATGCTCGTTCAATTGCTCTAGTTCTACGAACTCAACTGGACCAGTTTCAGTAGTCATGAAGTGATCGAATTGGAAAGCATAACCTTGCTTCAAACGATCTTTACCATCCATGAACTTACCTGCATCTACCATGAAGTTCTGACCGTTGAAATCTTTACGGATAGCAGTAGCTGCTAATTCCATACCAGAACGGTTAGTGTAGATTTTAACGCTACGATCTTTGATCAACACACGGTTGTAGAACAAATCTCCAACAGCAGCACGAATCAAGTTCAAAGAGAACTGACCACGATCATAATAGATAACGTTACCCAAGTGAAGTTGTTGCCACAAACCTTGCTTAGCACGAGTTGGACGACCTTTTTCATCTTTAGCGTTACCTTGACGACCCCACATCAATGTGTTGGCCTTCATACGCATCATCTCCATACGAAGCAAACGAGATACTGTAGGCTCCCAACCAACAATCTTGGTCTTTTCACCCATAGCCATAGGATCAGTTACAGAGTAGTAAGTGATGTCCAAAGGATTACCTGAAGCGTCAGTTTGCACACCCAATTTGGTTGCATCAGCCCAGTCAGTGATAGTGTGTTCAACACCATACTGTTGCAATACATCAGCCATAACTTCTAAGTTACCATCAAACAATCCCAAGCTAGAGAAAGAAGTGGTGTACTCACCCAAGATGTTACCAATCTTGAAGTACTCAGTACCTACTTGTAAGAAACGTTGGTTAACGAAATCAGAACCAGAAGCACCAATTGCACGAGCACGGAACTTAAAGCCATTCTGATATTTCTCACCTTCGCTCACAATCTGGATCTGAGTTTCTTGCTCATAACGATGTGCAGTGATGATATCGTTTACAACGAATACATTTTTGTCAAACACAATCTCGAACTCTTGTCCATCAATACCAGGTTTAGCAATGCTAGAAGCCAAGTTAACAATAACTTTAGGCAATTCAGCACGCTTCTTGATTTTGTAGGTGAACACACCATTAGGATCGTTAACCATGAAAGGCTTACCGCTTTTCATAACTAGGTCGATCAAATCGTTAGAATACAATTTAGTGTCAGTGAATAGACGGATCATCATTTTGTCATACTGGTCAGGCTTAGTGCGCAACATAGTTTCTACAAAATTCTTGTCAGTCAATTTACCCAAACCATTCTTAGAATAGAATGAGCTGGTCATGTGGGCGTTAGCTATAACTCTCCCGTTAACCCTTGGAATACTTTGATTAGGCATAGTAGTAATTTATTTTTGTTTTGTTTTGTTTATTTGAAATACTTTGAGAATGCATCTTCGTTTGACTTGTTAGACGGTGAAGACTTCTTGCTCTTAGTTTTAAGGTTATTGAACAGAGAATTGGTTTCTTCTGTTACTGCTTTTCTTTTTACAGGAGACAAGTCCAAATTGCTTTGAACTAGTTTTGCTACAGCTAAGAACTTACTAGGATCCTCTTGACGCATTTTAGCTAGTTTGTATTCAAACTCACTAATACGTTGTCCGTTTGGAAGAACGTGAGGCTTAGATAAAACGAAATCAAATAGTTCGTTTGCAGCTTGTTCGTTTAAAGGATAACCTTCAATAGTACCAGAAGCAATTGCTTTATCTAATACGTCTGCATATAACTGTTCTCTTTCTTCTTCTTTCTGTTTCATCACTTGAACCCTTGCTTCACTTTCTTGAGCAAGTACTGCTCTTTCCTGTTGCATTTTCTCTACCAACTTAGTGTGGTATTTTTGAGAGTAGGCTTCTAAGCGATCATTGTCCCTAGCGTAGTTAAGTTGATCTTGGATTTCATCTTCGTCCATTCCTGTTTTAGCTAGATACAAACGGAAAACTCTTTCCTGATTTGCTTCTACACTCAAGTCTACATTTTCTACAATCTGTTCGTTAGAGAACTTCTGTAGGTATTCTTGTACTGGAACTTTATTGATGAAGATATCTTCGATCATCTGTACTCCTGCTTCTCCGTAGGTCTCTGTTGCAAGTTGCTCTAGTTGATTCCAAGCCTTGTCTTCGATGGTATCATTCATCTTAGCTAAGAAGGTTTGTTCATTCCATTCGATTTCTTCGCCTTCTTCTACGTTAAGCATTCCTGCTTGTATCAGACCATTGGCAAAAACCTCAAATTGATTCTCTTCTCCTTCTTCATCTTCGTCATCCTCTAGGTTTACTTCTTCTTCCTCTTCTTCTTCTGCAGGTGCAGGAGTAGTTTTCTTTTTAGGTAAAGGTAAATCATCATCTCCTAAGGGGTCTTCAGAACCTGCTGGTTCTGCTTCTTCTTCGTTTAAGGGATCGTAATCTTCCCCATTTAAGATGTCTGGTTTGACGTTGGCATTGGGATCTTCTGGGGCATCCTCGAAAGGATCATCCACGGAAAAACTGTCAAAGAACTCTAAGTTCTCTAATGGATTATCATTAGTCATAATGGTTAGTTTGGTTTAATTCAAAAATAGTATTTTAAAAAATTAACACAAGAGATTAATTATTTATGATACGTTATATACAATATGTTGAAAAGGGGGATTTTGTAGCTCACAAACCCCCCAATTTCAGATCATTCTAGCGCTTTTTTGAGCCAGAATCGTACTTATTTTTATTTGTTTGAGCTATTTTTAGTTTGTTATCTATGTCTTTCTCCTTGAGTGCTAGTTCTTTCTCTCTCAAACCCATCTCTTTATCTTTAGTTATTTTATCAAATTGACTCTTAGAAATATCTTGAGCTATTTTAGTTTGTTCAATTAAAAGTCCAGTAGTATCTACGTCAGGATTATAAGAACCTTCGTTAGCAATACCTTGAAGTTGTACAATCTGAATCTTGTTCTCACGATCTAACTGTTTATTCATGTCATCACGTTTAGCGTCTTCTGCTCTCTGAGCAGCATCCATCTGCATCTTCTGTTCAAACTGTTGTTGTTGTTGATCCAGCTGTTGTTGTTTAAGAGCTTGCTCTTGTTGACGAATTTCTTCTTTACGTTTCTGTACATCACCTAAAGTCTTACGAAGACTTCTTTCAGAGTTAGCTGTAAACAAGTCTACCATCTCAGAAAGCTCTGCTCCATTCTGCATAGCAGGCTGAGCCAATTGCTTTAACTGTTCTAGGGTTACTTTGTCTTCTGCGTAAGAGGATACAAATACAAACAACTCATGAAGTAGTTCGTTCTTGCTTACTCTTAGGAATACACTCTCTAGTTCAGAGTTAAGGTAATTAAGAGTAGAAGTAGGTTTCTGCAATTCAATATACTGAGACATGTCTAGAATAGACTGATATACTTTCTGAAGTACGTTGTCATGCCAAGCAAACCAAGTTTCTGTCTGAGCAAAAGATTGAATCAAAGCATTGTTAGCAGCTGTTGCTGTATCTGATGCCTGTGAGTTACCTAAACGTTGACGAGTAATACCCACTAACTCATAAGCCTCTAAGCGAAGTTGTTGAGCTAATTGAATACGTGCTTGAATTTCTTGAGAACGTGTAAGGTCAATACGAGAGAACTGGTTAAATTGTACAGCCCCTCCTGTATTCTCAATCGAAGTGTCAATCAAGAGAGTACCTCTGTTCTTAGCATTCCACAACATTGTCTCAATAGGATCCTGAGAGTCTTTCTTAGGAACTACTTTAAGGTCACCTAAGAACACTACTCCAATTTCTTTTTCTAGTAATTCCCATAACTGGTTCATACAAATGTTATAAAGAACCTGGTAAGGTTTAAGAAGATCTAAAAGAGATTTACCTTGAGTGTTACGAGAAGTATTAATAATTCCTACTAGAGGACAATCTTGAATAAACTCTAGAGGTTCTACGTTTACGTAAATATTTGCTCCAATTTTAATTCCCCTCCACCACTCATTTATCCAAAGTTCTTCAATAGAAATATCTCCTAGATCTTTGTTTAACTTATAATCTTCAGATACAAACATTTCTTGTTGGTATCCTTCTTCATCTAAGTAAGTTCTTTTAAAGATCTTTTTCTTAGACTGCCAGTAAGCGGTAATTACGGTATAAGCATGCTGAGAGTTAAATGAAAATACGTTGTGATCAATACCCCCGTTAGCAAAGTCACCTACGTTCTCAAAAGTCAACTGCCACAAAGGATCATTAGGATCTGGAAGTGCAGGAGCCATAGGAGAGTATTCGTTATTTCTTAAGTTCTGAAGAGAACGAACTTTCAAGTGTTCTATTTCTTCTCCTGTTAAGTTGTAACGATCTACAATCTCAGTCATTGAAAGAACTTCAATAAGACCTAATGCCCAACAATCAGAAGTGTACTGAGCATTACGGTTACCTAAGTACCATACGTTAGAAGGGTTCTCTACTTTATAATTAAATCCTAAGCGAGAGTTATCAGGATAAAAGTGGTGAAACTCTTTACCTGTTACCAAGAAATCTAGGAATGACTGTTGAGACTTTTCTTTAAAGTTAAAATGATATTTAAGAGCATTAAGAGTTTTGTTACCCCACTCTTCAGCAACTGAAGTATAATCCAAGATTTTATTCTGAATGTCTTGCTCCATCTGTGCTCTTTGTTCAGGATCAATCTCTTGTCCTTCTAGCTGAGCTTGAAGATTTTTTAAGAAGTGTTCCTTGATTAAGTCAGTTCTAAAGTCAATAGTTTCGTTAATCGCTTCATCATCTACAGCTTTTACTTTGTATTTGTGAGGACGGTTAATCAACTCTCCCTTTAACTGATTGATAGGAGGGTTAACTATTGGATAGTGCTTTAAGTGCTGAGGAACATCTGGATCCTGGTTAGGAACATCTTCTAAGTAGCTGATTAGCTCCTGATAATCTGCTACGTTTGTATAGTCAGTAAAGTTAAATTCACCGTTAAGTAAACGGTAGTTCTTTCTAAATTCTACGTTCTGCTTGTATTGTGCAAATGCAATATTTGCAAAGTAGTCCATAGTAGACTTTATCCATTTTTCAGACTGCTTATACTCCAGGCTTACAAATTGCTCAGGGTAGAAGTAGGCATGATTAACGGGATCTACATGCTCTTTAAATGCTTCAATAATCATTTTAGTATATTTGTTTTAGTTTAGTAGTATTAGTAGTATTAGTATCGGAAGGGGGATGAGGTTGTACGGAATAAAGAGTTTCCTTTCTTCTCTCTGAAGTAAGCTTGTATTCTATTGTCGTCACTAGAGTTTGAGATGACAACCTGTGTAGTAAGAGTTTTAGCCATAGCTAAAGTTAATCCAAATGAAATAACTCGGTCAACGTTTAACTTAGGAGTAAACTTAATTAACTCCTTAATCAAGAGAGGATCTAGTATTCTAGTTACACCTAGTCTTTCTTTTATGATAGCTCCGTCTTCATCCCTCTCTACTTCTATTACCTCGGTTATGTACTCGATGATAAGAGACATCAAATAGTTTTTAATGTCTTTGGTCATGTGAATACCGTAGTCACGGTTTACTGTAGAGTTAGGGTGGATGTCATTCAGAAACTTAGGGGTCTTCTCTAGAACTTTGGGAGATTCATTCTTATCTACACAATGCTGGATAAAACCATAGTCCATGTTTTCACAAAGAGTCTTAGCATTGTAATATTTAAGAAGCATCTTAGTCATCTCATACCAAGTCTCAATCTTCTTAGGACGACCTGTGTAACAAGCTACAACTATGTTCTGCCATCCTTCTCCACTTAGATTATGAACCCTCTTATAAATATAAGTAGAACCCAAAGAAGTTGAGTAGTGTGCCTGTGACTGTTTGTATGGATCCGTTCCTGCTGTATAAAGTCCATAGGGGGCTTCTGACAGAGGATATTCCCAAATCTGAACACAACCCTCAATAGGATCTGTGGACTTAACAGGGAAGTTAATAATAGGCTTCTTGTCTGTAAACTTGTGTCTTATCTTTCCTTCAGAGTTAATGAAAAGTTCTACGTTGTCTGCTTGAATTTCTTGAGCACTTAGTTTCTGTAGTTGTTCTTGAAGTAAGTCTACAGGGAATATGTTCTGAGATAGTTCTAAGAAACACTCTTCGTGATTCAAAGGATAGTACATTACTTCTTTTAAGTAAGCCTCTAATCCGTTTGATTTCTTAGTCTGTTCTCTAGACTTTAAGATAAGTTCTTTTCCTTTCTCTTCGTCTGCTACCCAGATCTTAATTATATCTAACTCAGAAGCTTCTTCCTTACCTAAGTAAAGTCCTAGGGGAGTTTCTTGCTTTGGAACTTTCAAAGAACGTGTACCTGGAATAAATAGTCCATAAGACTTTCCTGTCTCATTAGATTCTACAGGAAGAAAGTTATAGGCTTCAGGATTGTTAAAGAGTTCTTCTAGGTCTGCTGCCTTAGTCATATCTCCAGAAGTTCCAATTACGAAAGGAGAACAACGCCAGCCATAAGGACTGTCAAAACAAGGAGTAGTTGCCGCTAAGCAAGAAAGGATCTTTCCTTTTCCTCCTTCTTCCAAAAGAAACGAAGATAGAGTAAGACCTGCCGCTGCTTCCGTATTGTTGCCTTCATCAAAGTTACGTACGTGAAACTTAGACCACTCATTACGAGAGTTAGTTCTCTTGTCTTTGAATCCTAAAGTTACCTGTCTCTTCCAGTCATCTTCAATACGAGGAAATCTAAAGTAGTCAGGAAGGTTTCTAATACCTAAGTCTACATAGTCTGTGATTACTTTTAAGTCAGGTTGGTTAAGCGCAGATATCAAATTGTCAGAACCTTTCTGTGTAATGGCTTTGTGAGCCATATAAGAAGAAGTTAAAACTGACTTAGAGATACGTCTTGATCCTACCATCACAACTCCTTTCTTTCCGTCTACGTGATTTTCTGCTTTGTGGATAGTTTCGTCTACTGCTAAGTAGGTATCCCAAAGCTGAGGTTTGTCTAGCTTTCTAATTTGACGCTTACCTACCACTGTATCTATGTATATAGACCAGTAGTTTAAATGCCAATAAATAAAAGGCGAGAAATAGAATCCATTAATAGTTACACCTTCTGTAATCTTTTTGTCTTCGTTCTCCCAAAATGCATCATACTCCTCTGAGCCAATCTCAGGGAAGGACTTAACATTAATAAAGAATTCTGGACTTTCTAGATTAGCGTGCATATTAATTGAATTGTTTCATCTTACCGTTAATCTCTTGAGAACCTCTAGCTTCTGCTTTCTGCTCTTCTTTCTCTCTTAGTTTATCTATTACCTCAATAATTTGAGCATAGTCTTTTAAAGCTTGTGTAAGAGATTTTATCTGTGCTTCAATAGTTGCCACTACTAAGGGCATTTGTCCCCCATTAGCAGTAGATTTCCAAGCAAGTCTATCGACTAACTCATGAAAAGGATTATTGTCTACATAAGCTTTTAATTGATCAGCTTTTTCTTGAAGCCAATCTAATTCAAATTCTACGTAACTATTTTTCTTAACGGCCATTTGAGTATTTCTTTAAAAATTCTTCTTGAGACATATTCATGATGTCTTCTAGTACACGTGCATAGAAGTCTTCATCTCTGCCTGTTTTACTATATGAGTACCCTGCTTTCCAAAATATCTTAAACGTCTCGAATAAGTTATCTTGCAAAGTAAAGTTTACATAGGGCTGGGAGGTTGGTTGGTTGTCTATCATCTTATTTTGCTTTAGAAGAAACCTTAGTTAAAGGTTTGTCGGCAGGCAAGAAGTAGATCTGAACTCCACACTTGCTACCTGGTCTTTTGTCGCAACCATTCTTGATGGTTACTTTTCTGTGCTTTTCCATTTTAATTCTATTTTATGTAAGGGATGATCTGCGTTCCAATCTGCTATTCCACAATCTGAAGATAGAGATGCCGTTTTGTAGGTACAGATGCAGCCACAAAACGAACAGTGAAGTTCACTTCTGTCAGTGCTGTAGTGCTTGCCTGTGAGTTGTACATACTCGGTAGAAGTGACTGCGTTTCTCGAATTGTAGGGACAATTAATACAAATGTCCATTCTGTCTGCGATAATGTTCTGTTTTTCATTGCTTAGTAATTTAAACTGATTCGCTGTCTTCGTTGCTACTCCCTCCAATACTTTGTTCAAATTCTTTAGCCCCTTCAGGCTCAGGTCCATGTACTCTTTGTAAGGATTCATATAATTTCTGGTGGTTTAATAATTGTGTCTGATATGTTCTGTCCATATACTCTATAGTTTGTTGGTTGTAGAGTTTTTTGGATTGTCCTCTTTCGTATCTGTCTTTAAATAGTTTAAGCCAATCTTCTAGCATGTAGTAGTTAGCATAACCTCTGATTGCTGTGAGTCCTTGTCTTTCTGTTTCATAAGTTAACAGATACTCTGACTTAAGTTTCTTAGCTATTAATTTGATTGCTCTAGAAGGGTTAAATACTAAAACTCCTAATCCAGATAATCTTACTTTAACTGTAGGTAGTTCTACTATATCCTCTATGGTCTTTTTTAGATACCATTCGTATACAGTACTTACCTTATCAATAGTAAGACCCATTTCTTTTGCTACATCAGAGTAAGCAGCGTAAGTCTTAATTTCAATAGTTTCGTATGTATCTCTTATCGAGTTCATGCAGTTGCTAGAGCTTCTTGTTTAAGAACAGGTTGATCTAAAGTAGAAAGAACCAGAGTAAGTGTGACACCTTGCTTGCTAGTAGGACACAATCTTGGGTTGACCGCATTCTTTTCTAAGATGCCCATCTTTCTTAACTTCGTTATCCCATTAGAGATAACTTGTATTGATGTGTCAAACTCACTGGCGATTCTTTCTTTTACTACTTTATCTAAAGTACCGTAAAATGAACTATGGGCTAATATACTGGTGTATAGATCGGATAATCTATATCCCGCAAGTCTTAGTAGTACATCAATGTATGCCTGATGTAACTTAACTCCTTCTTCGTATTTACGTGCTACTTTCATTGGTTGGTTTGGTTTAACATGAACAAATATACTATCTTAACAAAAAAAGTCAAGTTATATGTTAACTCAAAGAATACTTTTAACTTAAGATATTAACCGTGTTAACCCAACTCTTAACACCTATGGTTATTTTAGTGAAAAACTATGTCTAGACAAAAAATAATTAAAGATTATATTTGTACAAGGAGGATTTGTTATGTCGATGGATAAAATTAAAAAACCAAATGCCCAGGAAGTATTTGATATTTTCTTACTAGCACTCCAAGATGAGCAGGTAAAGCTAGAAGGAGATATAGGAGGATTTAAATTAGCTCTCTATGATGGCTTTAAAGCATTTACTTATCGTAAGAAGTATAACGAAGAGATGCTATTTGACTACATTGAAGAGGCTTTAACAGAACTTTTAGACGAAGATCAACCTATGCAACAGACTGACTACATGCATGCTCAGAAGTCAGCAGGAATTTAATTCCACAATTTATCAACACACGAGACTACTTATCTAAAAGTGACATTACCTTCGTAGTGACATCACATCTTTGTGTTCGCAGACGAGGATTAAAAAGTAATCTGCTAGAAGTTGGATTGTATGAGTAGCCCTCAGAGGTGAAAAGAGGTTTCTCCGATAGTGTCAAAATGTTCTAATAAAGTTTACAGTGCTCTAACCTACAATTAATAGACCGTAGGCAATAAGTGGACAGAATAGAGACTTAGCTTCTGAGAGGCTATTTGGTTAAAAACTGCTGTAATATAAGTTAGAATAGAAAGTCAAAATAGACTACTTCTCGAAGAGAGAAGGAACCTATCCTATTTTAAACTTTCAAACCCATTCTTAAACGACTTCTCTAAAGCCTTAGAATAAGCTTTTCTGTTATGAGGAATACCTTCTACAGAAATAAACATAGCATTAACGTAAACTACTTTACTAGCTTCTCCTTGAAGAAGAATTCCATTTACGTTAATTTCTGTACTTACAATATATTCTCTTTTCAGAAACTGTAAACCTACAATATTTACAAGTTGTTCAGGCATTGCAATGGATTTGATTGTTCCTGAAATAGGACTGCCCTCATTACATAATTGGTACTTTGAAGAAGCAATCTCTTCTAGAGTTGTTTGTGCTCCAAAGATTATAGGTCTTCCTCCTATCTCTGTTACAGTAGCAATTGAAGTTACAGTGTCAATTTTGTAGCATTGAGCACTCAAAGAAGTCATCATAGTGACTAAAGCGGAAAGTATAAATAGTTTTTTCATAGTTTTAATAGTTAATAAGTTACTGCTCCAGAGTATCCAGGAGCTATTAGATATAGATTTAAAGTTCCTCCACTAGTTAAAGTAGAAGTTGTATGATTAGTAACTCCTGGGTAAGTTGTTCTTACATTTGTCGTTGCTGCTACAATTGAATTGTATTGTGCAGTTGTAAAGATCCTCACATCAGGAGCTATTCTCCATTTAGAAAACCTTCCTGCCTTTCTTGCTGCTACGTAGTATTTATCTGCCACAGTTATTTTAGAATCATCATTGACATCAAACATTTGAAACGTCAAACCAGTCTTAGCTGTTTTATTAAGAATGAGGTCGGATACTGCTTGAATGTCTGTTGTAGTATAAGCCTGTATTCTGGTTGGAGCATCTACTTGAATTGTAAATTGATCTCCGGTTACTGTAGTTCTTGAAAAAGAATAGTATCCTGATGAGTTTGTATTTGAGGTAGCATCTAATGAGGTAGATGATGTTGTAGTACTTGAGGATGTATTTATTTCCCAACTAGTACCAGAAAAAGAACCTGAAGTAACTAGTGTACTTGCTAACCAAGCACTACCTGTAGATATACCCATTATTTCTTGGTTAGAACCATCTGCGGTGAATGTTCTCCAAACTACTATTTGTTTTGAAGCTTGGCTTTTAATAAAGTACAAATCCCAGGTGTAGTTCACTCCAGTTCCTGAATATTTACAGTTACCTTCATATCTTACTCTAAACACATCTCCGTAAGTTGCATCTGTATAACTTTCAGTTGAAATATAAGAAACATTATTATCTGTAGAGCTATTATCTACCGAACCAATATGAATAGTTGGTTGGTTAGGATTGGTAGCATTTCCATTATATCCAGAACTAGAACCTGTTCCAAAAGTAAACCATGAGTTAGCATTTACGTGACCTGATGAATAGGTAGTGCCTGCGTAAGAAGGACTAAATCCAGAAGGAAATGTAACAGCAACAGATGTTTCATCTGTATTAGCAGTAGAAAAAAGTACTGAGGTTCCTCTTCCTCTATCTGAAGGAATACCTGATGTTATCTTAGCAAAAGTACCTGACTTAGTAGTAGCACCTGCTGTACTCTTATAAAGCTTTACAGGGACGTTAGAGGCACCTGAACCATTTGCACTATACAAGTATCCAGAATAGGTGAATTGTGCACTCAGTGAGTTCACAAAGAAGAATAGAATAACAACCCATCTCATATTAATAACTTTGCTCCCATTAATAGTTGAAAGTTAAGAATGTCTTGACCAGCTACATAGGTTCCTCCTCCTGTAACTCCTATACCAAATGTCTTAGTCATCTTCCAGGTAAGGTTTACAAAAGGAATTACAATAGGTTTAGCTTTAAATAAAGACTCTGTATAATATTTAGAGTAAGGAGAATAGATACCAGCCATAATAACTGTAGCGTCTATATGCTTAGTAAGTTTTCCCTTATACATAAAACCTCCTATAACAATAGTAGAGATCATCTGTTCTCCATAGAGTTTACCATAAGTTCCAGCAGCTCCATAGAGTGCTGTAAAGTTCTTGACTGAATTTACTCTAACAAACAGAGCTGTGTTAGAGAAGGCTTTAGGCATCAGACTCATTCCATCTGATACTACACTAATGTGTTTGTTGCCTTTTTTGTTTGCCCCTATCCACGAGCGTACGCATGAGATATTACCGATCTTAGCATTAAGCATGTAATCGGCTGAAAACCCAAGAGAAGAAGTACCATCCCCTTTTACTCTTGTAAAGGAAGCAGTACCTCTTGCATCTTGTGCTCCATCAGACTTAGTCTGAATACCAACTAAATCACCAGTTACTAAGATCGCAGGCTTAGCAACTTCGGCTTTAGCTTTATTGGCTGCTTTTGCAGTACCACTAGACTGAGACTTTTGTTGCTCAGTTTTAGTTTCTTCTACTTTTTGTTCTGAGGGTTTCTCGGTTTGTACTTCCGTTTTTTCTTCGGTTTTACCACTACTTCCTGAGCCACTTCTGCTTCCACTGCTACCACTGGAGCTTCCACTACTGCTTCCGCTACTACTTCCACTACTGGAGCTGGAGCCACTGCTTCCTGAAGCACCATCTCCGCTGCTTCCTGAATTGGGATCTGGGGAATTTCCACTTGAGGTTCCTGAGGTTTCTGAGGAGTTAGATCCACCGTTTGATTGTCCACTTTCTCCTGACGAGCTGCCAGAAGAATTAGAATTACTAGAGCTACTGCTAGTACGATTCCGAGAGTTAGTTCGATTGTCATTGTTATTGGTTTTATTGTTGGTTCCTACGTTAGTTCCTGAAGAAGTACTAGAGCCTACATCTACGTTAACACTTCCTACATTTGATATAGCCCCTAAGTTCATAACATTACTTACAATGTTTAAGGTTGCATTTGTAGTCGTTGTTGTTGTAGTTGTTACTCCAACTCCTTGACAGGGTGATGTATTTTTATACTTCAAATATACACTATTTATCCAATTATCAAATGTTCCGTCTGTTAATTCTGTGTAAGAGAAAGTTTGGACTTGTCCATAGTAAGCAATTACTATAGGACTAGACATATTTGCGTTAATAAATTTTAACTCTTGTGTACACGGATCTGTGTACTGGTATACAAATTGTTGGGCTGCAAGGGGACTACAGACTAAAAAAATTAAAATAAAAATAACTCTTAGTGTTTTTGTCCAAGTTTCCATCCCTCTTTTAAATATTTTTCTACTTCTTCAGGTATAACTTTCTTTTTAATACCCTCTTTACTTATATACTTTCTACCCAAACATACTGTTCTATTTCTAATAGCTTGTTCTGTAGATACAGGTTTTCCTTTTAATTTTTCTCTTATTTTATCTTTTACTTGTTCTGATCTTTCTTTTCCATACATAGGATTATTAGTTCCAGCCATCCTACCTCTTAATTCTTCTTTTTTAGTTTTTATTTCTTTCTCTGAATACCAATCTTCATACTTTTTACCTTTTCTACCACTAGTTCTACCCTTCCAAGATGCAGATATTCTTCTTTTAGTTTCCTCTGTACAAGGAGAAGTATTTCCGTCACCTCCTAAAGTTAAGTTTACTAGTATTCCTCCTTCTATCTTTCTTTTATATTGATTGATTAATTCTATTTCTTTCTTACAAGCTTCTTTCCAAGTTAAATCTGTATACAAAATTTTTACCTGATATTCGGTTTTATTTACAATATGATTCCAATACTTATTTCTAGCATGTTTTGAATATGCTCGTTTTTCTGTTTTACCTATACCAATATAAAACAATTCTTGAGTATCAAGTCTAGTATGTGAGTATACAATTGCCATAGATTTTTAATACATAAAGCTCTGACCTTTTAGGGACAGAGCTAGTATGCAAAAGATTAATAATATTTTAGTTTTTAAATACACCTGCCTTAATGAGATTTTGAATCACATTAGTACAAGCAGTTTCTAGAGACTTTCTGGTAGCTTTACCGACAGTACTTTGAGAAAACTTCATATCGTCAAGAGACTTTAAGAAAGATTCGCCTATCTTTTGTGATTCGCCTTCTCCAGATCCAATGTATATCTGACCTGTCTTTGCGTCAACAAAACGAACTTGTAAGCGAATAAAGGTAGTGACAGCAACCTTTGACTTAAGACCTTCAGCTTGCTCGTCTTCATCAACAGCAAAATCAGCCACAGTAACATACACAAAATATTGAGCAGGTTTAATCTTACCTTTTCCATCAATGGGTTCATCAAATACACCTTTCTTTGAAGCTTTGAACTGAGTCACCATCCTCTCCTTGATCTCACTCTTCTCCTCAGTAAATACAAAACGATTTGTTTCATCTAAATAGTCTAATACGGATTCTGCAAAACCTAAGCCTACGTTCTTTTCCTGTAAAGCAGGATACAAACTTAAGACTTTTGTCATGTCTACACTAACTACTTGAACTGTTCTTTTAATAGAATCTGTATAACCAGATACACTTGAGATGTCCTTAGATACTACAGGCTCATCATCTGTGGTTGTTTTCATACTACCACAACCAAACAATACAACAGTCAATAACAGACTACCAAGGATCTTCTTCATCTGGCTTTGGTTTAGTTGCTGGAGCAGGAGCAGGAGAAGCAGCTTTTTCAATTGTCTTCTCTCTGATAATAGTAGTGTTACCACCACCAGTATTTGCTTGTTGCTTTTGTTCGTTGTTCGTAGTGATGTTAATCACAGGTGCAGGGGCTGCTACAGCAGTTGGAGTTTCTGGCTTTTCATCTTCTCCACCACCTAAGTGAGTAGCAAACCAAGCACCTCCTGCTGTTACAGCAGTAGTGATTGCTCCAATGATTGTTTTTTTGATAGCGGACATACCGCCTTCTTCTTTTTCTTCTGACATGATATTATGGATTAGTTGTGTTTGATAGTGATTCTCCGTCTTCCTCATCGACCTTCTGTATTAACATCTTGTCTCTGTCTTCAGAGTTAAACCAGTAGTCAACTACTTTGTTTAAATTACCTACAAAAGCACCTAAGAGAATAAGTAGCATTTCTTTCCAGTCTTCTCCAATAGAAGCTCCTAAAAATACTGCTGCATTGATACCGAGAATAATTAAAGTAAACAAACCTAATACGATAGCGGTAATTCTCCAACGATTGGCTTGCATTTGTTGTAGCATGTAGTAGAACCTGTTTTTAGAATCTACTGCTACTGGTTCTGCTTGGGTAAAACCAAGTGCTTTTTTTATGTTCATTTTTGTACGATTATTTTAGAATGTAATACTTCTGTCTCAGTAGTTACAGAAAGAATATAAACGCCATCAGAGAGACGATCTAGGTTTGCACTATACTTGTACTTACCTGCAGGCATACGTTGTTTTAGAATGGTCTGTATACGTCTTCCTACCTCATCAGAGATAGCCATGTCTACGTTAGAGTCTTCTTTAATTTTAAATTGAATCTGAATATCTCCTTCTGTAGGATTAGGGAATACTATAATAGAGTTAAGGTCATTAAGCGAAACAGTTCCTTTGTTAACTCTACGTACTTCTACAATACCCATAGCAGGAATGATGTTCATATCCTTAGAGTCCTTGTCTCCTACGTATTTAGCACCTGTCCATAAAGCTGCAGTTGCCCAACTATCTTGGGGCTTCTTAGCAATGAACTGAACTGTAAATGCTTGTTCTCCGTCATTAAGTAAGTTTTCGTTAGTTAAGTCCGCACCTCCCCAAGAAACAATACCATTAGAAGGGTTCATGTAAGTAGTCCACTTCATCATCTTTTCAGTGTTCTCAATACCTTTAAATTCTAAGTAAGCTGTGTCATACCTAAGATCTAACTGTAGTGCACCTAAGTTCTTTCCGTTAGTCAAAACTTTAACAGGAACGTTAACTAGGTTTCCTTCATTTACAGATACTTTAGGCATGTTTACCTCAATAGTTTCTGCTGGGAAATCATAAGTTACAGTTTCATCAATAATGTATTTCTTAGCATTAGCTTGATTAGTAATTTTGATAGGAGTCAAACGAGCCATCTTAAATCCTGTAGAGTTTGCATCTCCTTTAACAGCTACATAGTAAGTAATAGAATCTCTTCCATCTACAGAATAAGTAAAGTTATTTACAGTAGAGTAAGTAGCAGTTAAGTTAGAAGCAGATCCGTTGATTGAATTATATTCAGCAACTGTAAAGAACATTACATCTTTCTTAGAATTAGGCCAAGCAGAGAATCTACCTGCCAAACGTCCGTATACAGAGTATACATCAGCAATAGAAATATCACCAGTAGTACCGTTTACATCCATTGTGTAGTAATCAAATCCTGCAGGAGTGTATTGACCTAAGATAGATTGATTGATCTTCTGTGCATCAGCGGTAGAGAATACGTTACCTGGAGTCATTGTATCGCCTTTAACTACAATACGTACATCCCAATAAGTAGTATCTAAGAACTTACGGAATACAGTAACCCCATTAGAGTTAGTTTTCTGTGCAGCAATTTCAGTCCAAGTAGAAGAACCCTTAGCTCTTTTCTCTAAGCTAACTGTAAGATTCTTAGCGTTAGATCCTGTAACGTTTTTAAACTTAGTAGCAAATCTCAATACCTTTTGGTTGAAGCGTCCACCATATGAGTAAACTACCAAAGTAGTATCATTACCCCAGTTAGTAGCAGCTCTGTTAGAGAACGACTTAACACCTGCAACTTTTAAGGTCTTGATAGAATCTAAAGTATTCCAAGTAGACTCAGCAGCGTGAGTAAAAGTCAAATCAAATGTAGCTCCATTAGAATAGTTGTAAGTAGAATTAGTACCTGTATAAGCCAAGGTAACTGTTAAGAATCCTTGTGTGTTACTATCTACGTACTGAAGGTATTGATCTGTAGTAGAAATCTTAAGAGAGGGAACAACTGCAGTAAAAGCAGTTTTATCGTAGAACACACGGAATTGCATACCTGTGATCTTCTCTGAAGTAGAAGTATTATAGAAATGTAGAGGAGCAACTGTTTTACCAACAGTGTTAGTAGCTACTTGATAGCCTGAGTCAATTACTACCCAGTGACCTGTACCTGGAGAGGTAGCAGAAGATTGTGCTGATGCATTGCCAACCAACAATGTGAGCACTCCGATGAAGATTTTAATTAATTTGTTCATTTTGTTTTTATTTTACTTAATTTGTGTATTTGTTCTACAGCGTTTGCCTGTAACCAAGGCTCTGGGGTTGGTAGTTTGTTTATAAAACTTAACTCGTATATGTAGCACTTAAGTTCTTCTTCTTCTTCTAGACTCTGAGTTACTGGATGTAACAAATAGTTTAAGTGAAGACTCTCATGTACTAGAACGCAAGCTAAGTTGGCTATTGAGTTCATCTTTGCATCTCCTACGGCTATGTAAATAGTGTTTCCGTCTTGAGAGATGTTATTAGAAGAATAGGGACTAATCCAAAAGTCTACTATGTCGCAGACATCTATTAATCTAATGTATACATTGACATCTGTTTGAGCAATTAATGCTAAGGCTGAGTCTACCTTTAAATCCCAACCATCCCCTGCCTTCATCACTTTAATCTGAGAAAAGCAGGGAATAGAAAGAATTAGAAAAAGACTTACAAAAAGTCCTTTCATTTATTTAATGTCTTCTGATTTAATTAAAGTGTAGGTAAAAGAATCTCCCTGTAATTTAGCACCTTTCTCGCAGATTGCAAGAAATTTATCAAAATCAGCAATCTTTTTAAATACCTGGCAACCATGTGACCAGTCGCCAACTTGCTGACTATCAACTCCTGCTTTGTGAATGTTGATACCAAATACTCCAGTCTCAGTTTTATCTTCTTGGTATACTCCGTCTTTAGTATAGTCACGGAATACAGTAAGAGGAGCTTTCTGCTTAAGACACTTGTATTTACCTTGGTGAAGACCTACACCATGTGATCCTGGATATTGTCCTGGTTTAACACGAGCAGTTCCACCACCGTTATCTGTGGTACAAGGCCAGATATGGAACTTCCATTCTCCGCCTTCTTTATAGCTCAAAGTCATCCAATCATCAAATGCATTGGTAACTTTTTGTCCTGTAGCACTATTACGAATACCAATTACATTGATATTAAATTCTCCGTTCTCGAAGTATTTGTGCCCTTTAGCTTTAACAGCTGCTTCGATTTGTTCTCTAGTAAAACTCATAGTATTTTATATTTTAATTTATAGTTTATAGTTTATAGTAAATTAATCCTCAGAACTAGCTCCAGGTTTTTTCATAATTTTCTCTGCGCTTGTCAAAGAAAGACAACCAAAAGCCAACAAAGCAACTGCATCCACCAAAGGAACAGAAGGAGCAAAGTGAGACTCTGTAAAAGAGTTAGCGTACAATGTAGCGCATAGTGTAACTGTGCATGCTAATCCGCACAATCGTTTCATGGAGACAACACCCTTCTCATCTTTGAAGAGTCCGCCAATAAAGTTTAATAGTTTCATATGTTACCTTTTTTATTCTTTAAGAATTTAATAATGTCTTCTATGACCCACTTAGAAAGTAGGACAGTGAGAAAAACAGTTAAACTCACCAATACAGTGATATCTGAGAAAATGTTCAAAGCGACTTCGGACTTTCATAGATAGTAGAGGCGAGAAAAGGTTGGTTATGGGCAAAGATAAAACTTTAAAAAAATAAGTCAACTGCTTAACTGTAAAACAAAAAACCCCCAGATTTCTCTGAGGGTCTCAATAAATTACTTAATACTTTGTAATACTTTGTAATACTAATTAAAGTACTTCATCGTCTCCCATTTGGTAGACAGTAGGGTCTTCAACTTCTGTAGCAATGTGCTCATAAGTCTCCAAGTTAATTTGACCTTTACCATAGGTCTCTTCAATGTTCTTGAAGAACTCTGTTTGTTCTTTGCTTACTTCTTTCATAACGTCTTTTACTTGAGCTTTTACAGACTCAAGATCAGCCATTTGAAGTTCGATTTTGCCCAAATCCATAATCACGTTCTGGGTTTTCTGTTGGAAGCCTTTGATAGCTTCGATTTCTTGTTCGGTTAACTTAGTTGCCATAATATTATTTTAGTTGGTTTATGCAAATATAATTCCTTTTGCTGAGATAATGACAAATTGTCTAAACAATTAAGCTTTTTCTAAGCCCAATTCTTCGATAGCCCAATCAGCAATTACTGAATCATCAGTACCCCAAGTGGATACAATTGCTTCAGGAACGCTTAAGTTACCTTCTGTCAAAGTGGCACCTACGCTTACTACTTCAACTCCTTCAGTGTCAGTAGAGATAGATTCAGCTTTAATAGCCCAGTACAAAGAGATGCTGCTAGGGAAAAGAGAAAAAGAAAGAACTGTTAAGTCCAAGTACTCGCCAGCACCTTTACCAGGTACGTTAACGGATTTAATTTTTGTTGCCATGTTTATTATTTAATTTTTTGTATACGTTGCAAAGATAATTTAATAGATTAAAATGTCAAGAGAGATGCCTATTACATAGCAAGATGGACAACTCTTTTCCAACCTGTACCATCATAAAAACATATAACGTGTAAGTCTGTATTATAAACTTGTAATCCTTCTGCTGGAGACGTAATAGCATTAATCTGAGCAGTCGTCATTCTTGGAGCAAGGAATCCTTGAGTTGTAGAATCAATCTGAACTTTTGCTGACGGAGATAGCGTTATGTATGAATTATTACCTGAACCAAAAATTGATTGACCCGTTGCTCTAACTTCAAAATAAAATTCAGACATTGTTAGATTTGAAATCCCATAACCCCAACCCGTGGCAAAGTCAACTTTATATGCTTGTGCTGACTGACCTCCTCCCGTTGCGTCACCTATTTGAACAAGACCATTTCTAAAAGAAGTAACTTGATTATCAGAAACTTTAAATAACTCTGTCCCCGAACTATTCTGCACCAACAATGAACTTGTAGCTGAAGTAGAACCAGATCCCCTAACAACTAATCGTGCACCCGAAATTGAGGTAGAACCAATTGTTACGTTTTGATAAGCATTTGACAACTCAAAAATAGTAACTGTATCAGTTCTTATTATATGATTACCACGAGCATCGTAAAACATACTACCATCGGCAGTAATTGAATTAGGATAAGTTCCATCACTTGTACGACTTAAGTAAAGTCCTGTATCATTTAACTTAGTTGTTCTGTTTGCTGTAGAACTAGAGGAGATAATATCTCCACCATATACATTTAATTTAGAGACAGGTGTTGTTGTTCCTATACCAACAAAGTTGGTCCCTCCATTCATTGCAAGTATGGAGGTATAAGTTCCTCCAGTTTCTTTCTTCAAAAAGTTAAAAGCAAGTGCTGTTGAGTATGCTCCCCAAATACCTCCGCCTGAGCCAGGATTATCTGCAACAAACTTAATAGCTGCGTTACTTTGCGCTGCACTTGGAGATACTTGACTTGTTAAAGCAAATTGTGGGACACCACCTGTACCAGAAAGAGAATGTCCTCCATTAAGAGTTAACCCATAAGACTTAAGTTCAGCATAACCATAACTTGCCCCACCAACTCTCAATATACCTCCATCTGCACCTCCACTTGTTAATGTCATGTAATACACATTGCCTAAGTCCCCAAACCTTGCACTACCATTTACATCTAGTTTGTATCCTGCGTCTGTGGTTGTATTAATGCCAACATTTCCTGTACTGTAAACTTTTAGTGCATCAATGTTATTATTCCTAAGAGTATAAGTTGGAATACCTGATCCATCAAACTCATAAGAATAACCTGCAATGTTTGAGTTTATTTGTACTCTAAATCCTTGACCATTTGGTGCTCCTATATAGTGATATGTAGAAGTTCCTCCTGTTAAAGGCCAATTTGTAATATAACCAAAAGTATTTACTCCAGCTAAGTAGTTTGGACCAATACTATTTATTGCTAAAGCAGTAGAATTATTTGCATTGTTCGTAAAAGTAGGAGCTACTTCTAATGCAACAAAAGTTTGACTAACTGCATCACTCATATTTATTGTTGGATTGATTCTTACAGCAATAGCTCTAGTACCCGCTAATCCATTTATTGTAGCATCAATATGGACCAGAGACTGTGGGTTAATAGCCTCACTAGATGCAGCAGAATAACTACCTGTAATATAAAGTCTAGAGTTCTGTATTCTTACCCCATGTCTCTGTGTTCCTGAAAATGAACCTAACGTATATGTAGGATTGATGTCTAGTCCTACTAATACGTCATTATTTGCTGCTGCTACAAGTGTATTGTTGAAGTATACTCCTCTTGCAATAAGTGAAGCCGCAGTTGTTGAACCTGCTACTACAAATTTTGCATTACTGTCTATAGTAGTTCCTACAAGAACATTGCCGGTTGAATTTATATTAAGATAAGTGACTGTGTCATTTCCATTTGATATAAAAAACCCACTTCTACCATAACTGTGACCAATTATATATTTTTGTGTACCTCCTCTTGAAAAAACCATATAAGACGGTCTCAGATCACTGTCAAGTTGAGAATTAATCTCAAAACCTGTCGCAGCACCAGTACCATCTATTTTTAAAACAGTACCTGTAATTGAACTACTAAACCTTCCTGTCCCATTAACATCTAACTTATATCCTGCATCGGTAGTAGTGCCTATCAACAAGTTGTTGTTTGTTGACAATCGCATTTTTTCTTCTGTTCCAAAAGAACCATTTTGACACCAAGTATAATACCATCCACCACCAGAACCATTTTTAAATCTAAACTCACCACTACCCCCAGTAAAATGAACGTACTGCGATGTGCCGTTTCCAACAAAATTGCCTCCAACATCTATGTTTCCAGTACTAGTAACTCCACCTACAGTAATCGCATTGGTGGTGGTGTTCCCTGCTGTAGTTACACTAGCAAGTGTAGGAGCAGTAGTTAAGTATCCTTGTGCTGCTACCCAAGTCTCTGTTGCTATGTTCTGCCAAAGAGTTCCGTTGTATAAGTTATTTTTATTTAATGTAGAGTCATAGACTTGAAGACCAGTTGCAGGGGTAGCTATAGAATTTTTTTGACTAGTAGAAAGTCTTGGTTGTAAAAATCCTTGTGACTCCGCATAAAGGGAAAGAATAGCAGAAGCAGGTTTTAAAACACCTGCCGACTGGTAAAGATCATTCCCTATTCCTACTCCTCCTGTAGTGTTGCTAGGAACAAAAGATATTTTTGCATATCCATTAGTAGCAGCTATAAAATCTAGATGATCACTACCTTGTCTTTGTATAGTCCATCTTGCAATACTTTCCCAGAATCCTATTGAAGGATAACCTCCATTATTATTCATTAATACTCCTGAAGTAGCAGTACCTGCACTTACAAGTCCATTGTCTAATACGGTAAGAGATGGAGTTGATGAACTATTTTGTACTAACAAAGAAGTAGTCGCAGATGTGGAACCTGAACCCTTGACGTTTAATTGTCCTCCAACCAATGCAAATACACTTGAACTAATAGTTATCCAAGTTGCTGCACCATTAGGTCCTAGATTATTTGTACTAACGTTTGTAAATCTACCTGTCAAAGAATATAAGTTAGCAAATCTTTCAGCACTTGTTCCTAAGTCAGAATAATTATCATAGATTGATTTTACAGTTTTGGATACTATTATGTTTCCAGAAGAAGCAATTCTCATTGCCTCTGTATCTGTACCTCCTGTTTTATAGTTGAACGCTACACCACTAGTACTGTTGTCTGTAAATATCGCTTGTATTGCTTTGTACTTAGTAGTTGATCCGTAAGTAGTAAACCCAAATGCAGCATCGGCTCTTGCATATACGTTTCTAGATAGCATTACAGCATCATCACTGCCCCCTATTCCAAGAATAGTAGTGTTGCCAGTTAAAGATAGAGCAGTAGTTCCGTCATTATATTTAAATAAATACGTTGATATACCGTAAGTTCCTTCTTTTTCTATGGTAAAAATGTAACTAGACATAGAAACTTTTGCACCATACGTTCCATCATAAAGTATAAGTCCGTTTGTTCCTGAACTTCTGATTGTACCATTTACATCTAACTTGTAACCAGAGTCAGTTGTGGTTCCTATAAGAAAGTTTCCTGTAGAGGCTAATTTTAACTTGAGTACATCGTTTATGGAAAAGTTTATATTGCTTGTTCCATTTAGGTATGTATCTACACTATTTGATGTTAAACTATAGTTTGTATTTGAAGGAGTAATGTTTCCCAAATAAACTGCACCATAGGTTGCAGAGGCTGGGTATTGCCCCAACATTACTCTATTTGATATGTCTACTTTAAATAAAGGACTAGTAGTTCCTATACCAACCCTGCTATTAACAGTGTCTGTGTAGATTAGACTGGTAGCAACTGTCAACCCACCTACAGTAATAGAGTTAGTTGTAGTGTTTCCTCTGGTTGTTACCGAATTTAAAGTATCTAGTTCTCCTATTCCTTGGTTTACCCACTTAGTTCCATTATAAACTAAAGCTTGTCCTACAAGAGGAGTTGAGAGTTGTACGTCTGTTAAAGCTGACAGAGAAGTGACGAAAGAAGGAGCGTTTGTTATCTTAGACCAATCTAACGAACTGATCCAAGAAGGATCTGCATAGTAACCCGTTATTAAAACGAATTGACTAGAACTGATTCCGTAGATCCTTGAATCAATTAAGTCGCCTACTGTGACTTTTTTAGATTTAACAGAACCATCTGTAGGATTACTGTCTATAACGTAGATCAAATCGTCTACTGCTACTTGCCCTGCTGTTAGGGATTTAAGTTGGGATACTTTAAAGTTCATAGTTTAATTAATTTTAATTAATTTTATTCAAAAACAATGTATTGATTTTCTTCTGTTAGGATATAGCCGTTCTCTAGATAGTGGCCTGTTTGTACTTGTCCTTCGTATCTTAAGAATCCTTGTCTCTGGTAGGGGAACTCAAATCTAGGCTTAGAACACGGAATCGCTTTACTTTCGATAACTTGAGTTTCAAATTCTCCTCCATAGTTATCTCCTCCTCTAAGAAGCATAAACCACTTCTCATTTTCTCGCCTAATGACTACTCCTAACCTTTCTTTAAATTGATAAAGCTGTTGCCAATCATGAGGACAAACATAAGTCTTCTCTGAGAAGCCTTTAATAATAGCTTCTATTAAATCTTGAGAGTAGCCAGGGGTTAGAAAGAAGTTATCACGTATCATAAAGTATTTTAAGATATCATAAAATAAAAAAGAGGGCTTAGGCAGGGTAATGAAGGAGAAAGATCTGATCCCTACCTAATTACCCTCCAAAAAATGGCTAAGAAATTAGTCACAAAGAAATCGTAACTCCACAAACACTGATCTTCCTCGTTTACAAATGTAGAGAATCTAGAAATTAAGTCAAGAGAAGTATAAATTAATATAAACTAATATAAACTAAAGTAATTTCTTTATATATTTGTATTTATAAACTTATGAAAACAAATGTAACAATGCAATCTACAGACAGGGAAGTGTTTGGGATTAAGGTAAGACAAGAAACAAAAAATGGATTTATGTCTGTAACAGACCTTCAACAAGCCTATGAGAAAGCTAGGTGGATGCATGGCTGGAATGAAAGAAGAGTTAATGATATATTACAATTCAGATTTACCCAAGAGAAAGTATATCACCTACTCAATGAGAGGGATCTCATAAAAACGTCTTTTCACGTTTTTACCGAAATGATTGAAAGTCAAGGACTTATAAACTACTTAAAAAAACTAGGTGTTTGGAAGACCACAGGAAGAGGAGAAAATAGAAACGTAGTATGCGATTCTTACATCTGGACTCTAATTGCTATGGAACTTAATCCTATGTTATATGCTAAGGTTGTTATTTGGTTGACTGATAGTTTAATCTTTGATAGGATGGAAGCAGGAGATAAGTTCAAACCTATGAACGGAGCAATATCTAGAGTTTTAGAAAAACCAGATTACCCTAAGTACGCTAGAGAGATTAATTTACGAGTATTTGGAGAACACATCCAAGGAATGCGTAACTTAGCCTCGGCTAAAGAACTTAGATTAATCTCTGAAATAGAAAATACAGTAACCAAAGCAATAGAACATAGTTGGGTAGAAACAGAAGAAGCAATTCTTAAACTAATTAGAACCTATTAAACTAACCAAAACCTTACAGGTAGCTGTTTCCTCTAATTCATTACTTATATACATAAACCAAAGGTAAGTCTGAAACAGATTTTCCTCCCAAAATTTTTACCCAAAATTTTTAGACCCCTACTTTTCTTTATGGTTATAAGAGGGTGGGGGATACATAATTGCTCCCCCCTACCCTAAAAAACAAGCTGAGGGTACCCCCTACTAAGATTGCCTATGGGTATCCTCTTCTCTAGATGATGGATACACTTGTAAAAAAATACAAGAGACAGCAGAAGTTGTCTCTGGTTGGAATCATGATGATTGTAGTTGTGATGATGTTTGATGTACAATACTTGGAGAAGGAAGAGACTGTGGTTGCTGCCTTCGTGGTAGCATGTGCAGGACTATTTGGAGTGGTGTTGTTATCATGGTACTATGAAATGAAGAACATCTCAATCAAACAAGTAAGATGCTTCTAATGACAATAAAGATAACTTCGGTTATCTTTTTCTCTTCTCTTTATTATGAAATACTTCTTCTTCCTATCCTTCCTGTTGTGTGCTTCCCTTTCTGGTCAAGTAAGCAGGACAACTAAGCCAAAGATTAACGTAGTTAAATCCTTTGGTGCTATCACTGCTGACGATAGTACTGTATGTAAGAACATACTGGCGAGTGTTAATCACATCAAGAATTGTGTGATTAACCTTGATAGTAAGTTGTTACTTACTGTACGTACTAAGACTTGTGACCAAATCTATCTTATCTCTAAGGGTGAGGTAGAGCATTACTATGAGATTTACCCTGATGGTAGATACATAGACTATGGAACAGAAAGAGATGCCCAATAGGCATCTTTTTTCTCTTCTCTTATTTAGTAGGTATATCCTACTCCTATAATTACCAAAGCCACAGTGCGGTGAACGTATAGTTTGTTCACGTAAGACCAAGAGCGGGTTAACTACCTACACTACCCTGCATAACAGGGTAGTTTTTTCTCTTCTCCTTAGTATGGATATACAAACTATACAAGAAAGAACTCTAGCAATGATTGCTCAGAGAGACCAAAAACAAAACTTAGAACAGATTAAAGAAAACCTACCTAATGCACCTATTAGAACTACAGGAATAAGCCATTGGTGGTGTGAAGGAGAAAGAACAGGTAAGCGTAACAGAACTATGCTTAGTCATGATTGCTGGTTCTTCAAGAAACCTGAACTTAACTCAATTACAGTAGAGCAGTGTATTGAGACTTATCCTAGGAACTTTATCTGGGCTTATGAGAACTTAGCAATAAACTGGTCTGAACACATTGTACACAAGATGAAAGAAAAGTATCCTTGGGCAGTAAGAAAGATAAGTACTTTCGACCCATGTAATCCGTAATTAGGGGCTAAAGCCCCTTTTTCTCTTCTCTAATCTATGTACAATATACTTAAACCATTACCTATCGTAGGCAGAAGCCTACCATACGGAACAATCTTAGGTCGCATATCATTTAACGGAATTGTAAAAAGGTTAAGGATAAAGACCTGCGAAGGTATTATTTGGGTAGAAGCGTAATGCTTCTTCTTTTGCTTATTTAACGTGGTCTCCTCCTTCCTTGCTTCGTTGTGATTTCCTCCTATCTACCTTACTATGTTTAACCCATCTATTTCTCCCATCATTGCTTTAAGCGTTTGGCGCAACAAAGCAAACTCTCTCTCAGTTCTTTGCGGTATTCGCAACAACAATCCTATGGCTGTCTTTACAGGTAAAGGTAGCGAATGGACAAAGACTTGCATTCAGAATTTTAGCGAAGAAAAGTTCGCAAAGATTTTTGGAATGGACGCTTCTACTATTACAGGTGACAAAGACTCCCCTGTTCAGTTAGATGTAAATCTATCACAGTTGGTAAACAACAACTATGGTATTCAAGTAATCGAAACAACATCACTTGCAGAAGCAGTAGCTTTAGGTGTTGTAGGTAATGACAAAGGTCAAGCCGTAGTCTACGAAAGTAACTACAAGAAAGACCGCTCAGGTGCTAAGGTAACAGACGAGAACGGAAAAGCAATTTACCGTAAGTCATTCCTTCGTGCTTACGATGCAGAGATGCTTGACATCCTTGTACGTAAGACTGACCTCAGTGCTATCACAGAGAATGTGGTAGAAAGCGTAGCAGTAGAGCAAGATTAATCTGAAGGGGGGTAGAAATACCCCCTAAATCAGACAGTAATCAGACAGCAGTGAGAAGAAGAGAAATTAAATTCTCTTATCACTCTCTTATCTCTCTCTTATATTGCGGGTATATTGTCAGTCTAATGTCATCAAACTACCTGATTTAGGTTTTGTTTAACTTTTGTAAGTCATAACCCCGTGTTTTGGGAGACAATTGTCATAATGTTTAACTTTTTACTGACAATTGGGGGGTATATGTAGTGGTAGAAAGTGGGAAACCACTCCCTTCAATCTTCTATTTAACACTTAAAAGTGGGTAATTGTGGGGTTGACATGGTACGTTATATATAAATTGTTGACTTTACGTTAAATAACCTTAAAAGACATTAAAAGACATTAAAGGATTACCCTTTCCCTTTCTTCCTTATTCTTATGTCTTCTCTCTTCTCTCTTATTACCATCTTCTTTATCCAGAAGATGTCCTTACAAAGACTAAGCGAACTTTTGGCTTGGTAGGTAAATAATCTTAAATAGTACATAGGCGAGGTGACACACGTTCCCAATCAACGAATGACGGCACCCCAATGGGAGTATCTGCTTATCGTTGAGCTGATGGATACTATCTTGGGTTTGAATCCCAAATGTACTACTACTACAAGGTATGGTTTATCCTACTAACACGTCTAGAGGACCTTGTAGTTTTTTTAACTTCTTTTAACTTCTTTTAACTTTTTTATACCTAATGGTATAATACCAACTAGTATAAACTAAACTAACTAACTAACTTAAACTAAACTAAACTTATGGATTACGGATTTGAAAAACACCAAAACGGTACTGTTGTACATTTTAAAAATGGTTATATGGCAATACTAGGATTCTATGAAGAAGGTGAGTATAAAAGCGAAGTTGCAGAATTAACTGTTATGGACTCTAAGGGTGATTGGGTAATGTTAACTCTAGATAATGTTTGGAAGACTATCACTTATGTAGAAGATAGCGAACAGTTCTTTTCTATGGATCATTTAGATCCAGAACTACTAGCAGATTTACTTTACCAAGTATCTAAATTTAAAACAAACTAAACTAAAAACAAAAACTAACTAAATATGAAAATTAAACCGTCCACTTTCTTATCTGTCATCGCTGTATGTGCAGGTATTGTATTTCTTCTTACTATTCCTGACTTAGTTAGAGCAGTAGGAACAGATGCTTTTGATTACATCTTTGCTGTAGAGTGTTTAACTCTTTGTCTTATGGCTGTTATGGCTTATTTGTATAACTTAGAATCTAAGAGCAATGATTAATCAACAAGTACTAAGCGTTATGAAGCCTAAAATCCTTTTAGGTAAAATCCTTGCAAGAGCTTATGACAAGGAAGGTAAATTAATTATGGTAAGACTTAACTCTGCTGGTTTTAAAAGCTGGCACTTCTTATAAGCTATGGATGACTTAATTCAAGAAGAGATTAACCAACTAGAGAATGGTTATCGTTTACTTATGCAACTTGATGTACTCAAAGCGATTTCTGCTATTTCTGAAATAGAATTCAGAGAACATACTCAAGAGCTAAGAGAGATAATGGATCAAGTAGGCTCTCAGAATCCTTTTAATGCCCTTAAGGGCGAACTTAACCTTTTAACAACTTAACAAATGGAAAAACAATTATTTATCATTGACGGCTACAGAATCTGGGCTTTGACCTATGAAGATGCTTATGCTAACTACTTAGTAATTTCAAGACTATGAAGCCAGAAAATCCTTTTAGCGAAAGTACGGCCTTCAAAGCCCTTGTATGGTTCTCTTTAATAATTACAATTTGTATTTGTTTAGAGGGTTGTGCAACTTCTAAAAATGTACCACATGGTTGTGGTAAAAAATCTAAGCGTTACTATCATGGAGAATTCCTAGAGTATAGATAAGCTTAATTAAGTATGGCCTGTTCGTCTAGTGATTAGGACTCCAAGATTTCATCTTGGCAACAGTGGTTTGAATCCGCTACAGGCTACTAAACAAACTAAACTAAAAATAAAATGGTAAAAATGGTAACAGGAAATGTATTTGAACACGTATTAAATCTAGATCTTGAGATTAGCTCAATATTACGTGCTTTAGAAGAAGGAATTGAGTTTCTTACAGAATCAAACAATGAGAATCCCGATCCTAGTTCAGTTAAATTAATTGAATTGTATGAGAAAGCAACTCAATCTTTAAAAGAATTGCATCATGCAGCTACAGATTATATCATGTAACTAATGAAAAAACTGTTCTTAATCTTAATCGTATGTGGCTTCAGTAACCTGAAAGCCCAACTATTCCCTATTAAAAGTCTAGAGGGTATGATGCCTCTTACTTTATCTGATACATTATTTGTAGAGGATCTGATAGGCGAAGGCAAACATCCTTCTCCTAAAGTCTTAGATTGCTTTGTCTTTAAATTCTCTGAGTGGAACTACGTAATCTCTTATAAGTTACCAGAAGAAGAAAGAACATACATCATCAAAGACGGTTATATAGGACCTATCTATATACACAAAGGATCAGAGATTACAATATTGAAAGAAGATTAACCCCTTCTTTCCTTTTTCTCTTCTCTGATTTATAGTTTTTAAGTATATTTGCAGTGTTCCCCCCTTGAGATAGTATCTCTTGGCTACAGAATGTCCCCAACTTCATACCGTAAGATCTGATTTTGGGGCTTCTTCTTACTATAAAGAGAAGCATTTAAGCTGTAATTGAGAAGTAGAGTGTTTTAAATACCGAAAAAGGGTTAATAGTAGGTAGGCGTCACTCATTGCACTCAATCAGTAACCCTTAAAACTTAAAGCTTTTCTTTATTAGTCAAGGTAAGTTAGCGCTTATCTTGACTACCAAGAACTAACACTCGTTAGTTATCTTAAACTATTGCTGAACTCACACTATAGTTTTTCATATTTTCTATATTAAAGCAATCATATCTGTTAGGGTAAAAAGGGAAGAGTGTGAGCTTCCCTTTTTTATTGCTTTAATTTATTTCAAACCTAATAATTAAACCTATACAGAATGAGAAAAAGAATTATCAAAGCAGAAAAAGTGTATTCAGCTAGTCCTGAGTCTCTTATCAATGTACTTCCTATTCAAGGAAGGACTAAGCGATTTATCTCTAAAAAACTAGAGAGAGTTAGAGAAGTTGAAATCAGTAACATGTTTAAACATCTCACCATTGACTCTATCTTAGATGAGAAAAGGTATTTAAAGACCTTAACTCAGCTTCCTACTAAACAAACTATCATTTCTGTACGGGAAGAAGTAGTTGTACCTCAAGACTACGAAATAATACCAGACATTGTTCTAGGTAATATTAGAGTAGGTAAAAACTATCTTAAGACTTTTATTGAGCGACTTGAAGTTGTATCAGTAATTGATTGGCAAGACTAAAACAAACTAACAGATAAATTATGTCATTTAACTTTCAAGACTATTCAGTCAAAGAAGATGTCAGAGAGATTATCAGTCAAAAGTATACAGGTGGGGATATATTATCCCTGCCTGCTGACAACTTTCTCTTTGAGTCTAAGTTTCCTAATGCTAAAATCACTTGTTGTGAACTAGACACAGAAACTTACAAACGTGGTAGAAAGTTTAAACCACAAAATGTAGAGTATTTAAACAGAGACATCTTTACCCTTAAGGGCAGATATGACTTTGTATGGCTAGACTTATGTATTAATCTAAGTCCAATGCTTGTAAATACCTTCATCTCTTACTTTCAAGATTCAACAGCTAAGACTATTTGTCTAACCATTCAAGGTAAAAGAGAATTATTTGGAAACAAATTAGAATTCTATGGAGCTAAAGACCTTGATGACTTTCGTTACAATGTATTTCCTAAACTATTAGAAGACTTTAGTGGATACAAAGTAACCGAAATCTACCGCTATCTAAGCCCTAACAAGAGCCCAATGATAGTGTATTCATTTGAAAAATAACAAAATAACAAAAACAAAAAACAAAAAATTATGGAAAACCAAACACAAACAATCAATTACAGGCCATTTCACAAGTTAAACTTTAGTGAGCAGGCAATTAGTGAGTTACTTACAGAGTTTAAAGCTGGTAAAAAAGCTTCTGAGGTAAAAGCTAAGTATCCTCAGTATTTTGAGTTAAGAAACGCAGGTGTTATTTATCTTGTAAGAACTGAAATGATTAAACAAGGTTTAATTCCAATGAGTGAGCCTGCAGCAAGAATGGTTGCAACGAAAAGGCGCTTGCGGAAACAAAAAGCACGTAAAGCATATAAAATGGCTTTAGGAGCTATCCAAACACCTACAGTAGCTCCTAAACTATCTACAATCAAAGAAAACGTAGCTAATTCTATGATTAAGATAGATTTCCACGGAACTATCATTCACATCGAGAGAACTAGTAGTATTATTATTACTAAAGATCAAGTTGTAGTTCGTTAATCAATCTAGGGTAGGAGAGATCTTACCCTAGGTTCTAATTATTACCAATTGGCATAGTTGTTGCCTTAATTTATGTTTAACCTCTAATATTAAAAATCATGTATTACAAACAA